GGACGTGAACCCGCACCTGATGAACTTCTGGCGCTGGGTCCAGGCCGGGCTCGTGGCCGACGACAACTGCGGCGTCGAGTTCGAGAACGACCGCAACGTCTTCTACGCCAACCGCGAGAAGTTCAATCTGCTGTGCCAGGCGCAGGAGTACTGGTCGAGAGAGGGTGCCCTCCTCTTCTATTACCTGAACCGCACCTGCTTCAACGGCCTGTGCCGGTTCAACCGCAAGGGCTACTTCAACGTCCCCTTCGGCAGCTACAAGACCATCAACTACAAGACCGACTTCACTCCCTACGTCGAGGTGATGAAGGGCTGGGAGGTGTGGATGGGTGACTTCGGCACCATCCCGCTGAAGCCTACCGACTTCATCTACGCCGACCCGCCCTACGACGACGGCTTCACGTCCTTCGCGCAGAGGGACTTCAACTGGGACGACCAGGTGCGCCTCGCCAGGTGGCTGGCTCAGCATCCGGGCCCGTCGGTGGCGTCGAACCTGGCCACTGACCGGATCGTCGACCTCTACGAGAACCTCGGGTTCACCATCACCAAGCTCGAAGTCCCCCGCCGCATCTCGTGCAACGGGGACAGGACGCCAGCGCTAGAGATGCTGGCTCGGAAAGGTTGCTGACATGCTCCCCGACAAGCAGCTGCTCGAACTGTTCGGCCCCAACATCAAGTACCCCCACGGCGGCCGCCACAAGATGCTCATCTGGTACGCGCACAATGAGGGTCACCACTACCTCCTGGCGCGCACCGACAAGGCGCTCTACCAGACCTGGGGGGCCGTGTTTGCGAAGGAGCGCGGCGGGCTCGAGCCCAAGGAGTACTGGGACATCAACATCGTCGCCCCGCCGGTGACCATCCAGCTCGACATCGCCAGAGCGAAGTACCAGAGCTCCGTCTTCGGGTTCAAGTACTTCCTGATGCACCGGGTCATGCAGGAGATCAAGGAGGGCAAGCCTCCCCGCCCCGGCTTCTCCAAGTGCACCTCGTTCAAGTACAAGTACGACGATGACGACGAGAAGGACGAGGAGGAGGACCCCGACCACTTCTACTGCGCCAACTGCGACGAGCGGGTGATCTCCACGCGCGACTTCGAGCAGGAGCACGACATGCTCCTCGACTGGTGGCTGACGTACGAGAGTCGCAAGAACGTGGAGAAGTTCGACCGACTCGACGAGGACATGCCCGGGCATAGCTTCGCCGAGTGCCTCTACGCGGCGAGTCTGCACGGAGGTCATCACCGCCCTGGCGTTGGCTACAAGAACACGGCCGACTACTACACGAACGGGGAGGACCCACACTTTCCCGACCCCATCCTGTTCTTCTTCCAGGGCAAGCAGCTACAGGTGCCGGACGAGTTCATCAAGCTCACCAAGGACTGGGAGGCCGCCCGCAAGGCCGATCAGAAGGCGTCCAACGCGCACCACAAGGCGATGCGCAAGAAGCACGACGAGGAGGACCTGAAGAACTTCGAGGCGGTCCTGGCCGGCAAGGACCCCAGGCTCGTTCGCTGATGAAGGTCCTACAGGGCTTCCTCTCGCACGGAGAGGTCGAGAACCTCAAGCTCCTGTGGGTAGAGCACCTCGTCGGTGGCTGGGCAGTAGGAGGGGATAGGAAGTACGAGATAGTACCGATCGAGTTCCCTCCGCTCTGTCTGCTGGACAAGACCCTGCCGGAGCTCCCCAAGAAGCCAGGCCTGATCTACGTCGAGAGCTTCTTCATCCACTACGGCAACGGCGGCTACACCATGCCGCACACAGACTTCAGGACTGGTCATCGGATCAACATCCTGCTCGTCGCTCCCGAGGAAGGGGAGCTAGTCATCAACGGCCTGCCAGTCCCGATGAAGGTCGGGGATGGCGTGGTCTTCGAGCCCGATACCGAGATGCATGAGGTCACTCCCATCAAGGGAGAGCGCCTCATCTGGTCGGTCGGGAGAACTCGCTTAGAGCCCTACAAGGCACGGAGGAAGTGATGGGATACCTCACTGTTGCACTCGTTCTCAACGATCTAGCCAGCGAGCTCGAGAAGAGCCCGAAGACCGCTGCTTGGCTCCTCAGCCACGCGCCCATGCACTACGACGACAAGAACCAGTACCGCCGAACCGCGGACGAGGTCTCCAGGGAGAACAACGAGCCGCGGCTCCACTCGCAGGCTCTCGAGGTCGTGCCGACCTTTCACGCCGACGAGACGCACTACTTCCGCGTCGGGCAGAACGACATCACCGACCTGAAGTTCCTCGGCTACGAGCGCCGCAACGGCAAGCGGGTGGTCGTTCTCGAGATCGACGACCAGCTCGACAAGTGGATCGCCGAGAAGAAGGAGCAGTACTGATGTTCCCGGGAGAGACGTTGCTGAGCCAGGACTCCGAGCTCAAGGACCCGCACTACTCAGACTTCAAGGTCCTGAAGTCCCCCGCCGGCTGGTACGTGGGCACCTACTGGAAGGCCTGCAAGAAGAAGGAGGAGGCCTGCGCCAGCTGCCTAAGTGACTACGGCTACCTGCCGCCCGAACACTGGGGAGACATCACCGAGCCGGGCTCGAGGGAGACCGGCTACTTCGAGAAGGAAGAGGACGCGAAGGCGGCCCTCGACGAGTACACCAAGACCGGCTTCCTGCCGAACGCACGCATCTAGGAGACGACATGAACATCGGACAGCTGAAGGAAGGCTTCAACGTTCTCGACAAGGGCTACGTCAAGCTCGTCGACTACATGGGCGAGGAGTCCGCCATCATCGAGGCGGCTCGCATGTCCACCGGCAAGGGCTTCGTCTCCTGGGACGAGTACAAGCAGTGCAAGCACTGCCTGCTGACGATGCTCCCCGGCGGGGCCATCCCCTCGTGGTGCGACAAGAACAACGGGGAGCACGTCCTGGAGACCAAGAAGGACTCGGATCTTCTCGAGTACCTCTACGCCAACCAGCACATGACCCCGTTCGAGATGGTGGAGGTCAAGTTCGAGATCAAGGCCCCGCTCGTCGTCTTCCGCGAGTGGCACCGGCACCGCACGCAGAGCTACAACGAGTTCTCGGCCCGCTACGCGGTGATGCCCAACGAACACTACGTCCCCGAGCCCGGGCGCATCGCCAAGCAGTCGAAGAGCAACAAGCAGGGCTCCGGTGACACCTTCTCGCTCGAAGACGCCATCGAGATCTGCTCGGACCTGAGCAACGAGCAGGAGGCGGTCTACCAGAACTACGACCGGCTCATCGGCATGGGAGTGGCCAACGAGATCGCTCGCCTCAACACCCCGGTCTCTCGCTACTCGAAGATGACGGCCAAGACGGATCTCCGCAACTGGCTGTCCTTCCTGTCGTTGCGCATGGAGCTCAGCGCCCAGAAGGAGATCCGGCAGTTCGCCAACGCCGTGGCCGTCTCCATCAAGACGCTCTACCCGAGGACCTTCAAGCTCTGGCAGGAGCACAGCTTCTTCGCCACCCGCTTCTCGGCCACCGAGATGCGGCATCTGCGGGCTGCGTGGCGTGAGCTTCAGCGTGGCGGCTACCTGGACGACATGGGCCAGGAAGGGTCGGGCATGACCAAGAAGCAGTTCAAGGCCTTCGAGTCCAAGCTCGAGACCGACAAGGAGGCCAAGTACGCCGACGTGGTCGCCTTCATGGAGGAGCCCAAGTAGCCATGCCGACCAAGGTCAACAACGGAGACGAGCCCGTCGAGCTCGAGGGCGTCGAGGTCATCCACGAGACGGACAAGGCCATCAAGTTCACCTACGAGGGTGAGACGAAGTGGGCCCCGAAGTCGGCTGTCCACGACGACAGCGAGGTTCACCAGAAGGACGATACGGGCACCCTCATCGTCAAGCGCTGGTACGCCGAGAAGGAAGGACTGGTGGAAGAATGAGCAACTTCATCGGATCGCCAGCTTGGGACCGACTGGCTCGCTGGTACAGCAACATCGACGGGCCCGAGGCACCGCTCGAGCAGGATGTCGTGAAGCTCTACCAGGCCTTCGTCGAGGACCAGATCCGGGTCCGCGTGGGCTGCGCCGTCATCCTCGTCAACCGCGAGGGGCAGGTACTGCTGGGCAAGAGGAAGTCGCCCCACGGACAGGGCACCTGGGCTCTCCCTGGCGGTCACCTCGAGCACGGAGAGACGCCGGAGGAGTGCGCCATCCGCGAGGTCAAGGAGGAGACTGGCATCCCTGTCCTGGCGGTCACCCGCGGCCCCTATGTCAACAACATCTGGGGCAACGGGAAGCACTACATCACCCTGTTCTTCCGAGCCACGTGGGTCAACTGCGAGCCCGTGAACAAGGAGCCCGACAAGTGCGAGGAGTGGCGCTGGTGCGCTCCTAGCAACCTTCCGCAACCCCTCTTCCCGCCGCTGGAGAACTACCTGCGGCAGCACTCGCTCCTATGACCAGAGATGAAGCGAAGGCCATCATCGACAAAGAGGTGTGGCCTATCGTGAACCGCTGGCTCATGCGGGCTGACGGCATAGCCATCTACGAGAACAAGGCGCTCGACAGCAGCATGGCCGGCGAGAAGAAGCTGGTCTCGTTCGGGTCCAAGGACGCGATGCTGGAAGTGTCAGAGCCGCCTGCGAGACTGCCGGACATCGGAAACGCCGTCAACTGGCCCTACCAGCTGATCGGCACCTACCGAGGAGAGATCCTCGACGACCACTAGGAGGCGAAGTGATACCCAACGCCAAAGCACGAGAAGTAGTTTCGCACGGCGTCACCGCGAGCGGCGAGTTCGGCCTGTCGATGAACGATGCTGCTCACCTCATGGGCATCCTTCGCGACACGCTGTACTCCGACAAGATCCTGGCCATCCTGCGCGAGTACTCGGCCAACGCCTGGGACGCACACAGGGAGGTCGGGAAGGGCGACTTGCCCATCAAGATCCACCTGCCCACCGCCGGCGACACGACGCTCACCATCCAGGACTTCGGACCTGGCCTCTCCGAGAGGAGCGTGTTCGAGGTCTACACCCAGTACGGCGCAAGCACCAAGCGAGGCAGCGACAACTCTGTCGGCATGCTCGGCATCGGCTCCAAGAGCGCCTTCGCCTACTCGGACAGCTTCACCATCGTCTCCTGCCACGACGGCCTCCGCATCACCTACTCGGCCGTCCTGGACAAGACCAACAAGGGGCTCATCAACAAGCTGGCCGAGGAGCCGTGCGGTGACGAGACCGGGGTGACCATCTACATCCCGTGCAAGACCACCGACTACTGGGCGTTCATCGACAGGGCGAAGAAGCTGTTCATGTACTTCGACCCGCGCCCGGAGATCAACGTCGAGCTCCCCGACCTCCCCAAGGACCAGGCGCTGTTCAAGAACGGGCGCATCTTCGGTGGTGATGAAGAGCGCGCCGGCGAGTGGGTGGCCATCATGGGCTGCGTCCCCTACCGCATCAACCTCGAGCAGCTGGAGGACGTGGACGGTGGCGACGGCCTAGCCGAGTTCGCCAACAAGGTCTCTGGTGCTCTCTACTTCGGCATCGGCGAGGTGGAGATCAGCGCGTCCCGCGAGGAGCTCAAGTACAGCGACGAGACCAAGCTGGCCATCGTCAAGAAGGTGAACGAGCTCCTCGAGGAGTACGTCACCGACACCCTGAAGGACATCGACACGCCCAAGCTGTCCGCCTGGCAGAAGCGTGTCCGCGTCCAGGGCCTGCACAAGCTCGGCCTGCCGATCCCGGAGAAGTACCAGGACCTGCAGGACGACTACGTGCGGGTGACCGAGGAGAGCGAGGTACCGACGACCTTCATCATGCTGAAGCAGAAGGGTACGGCCCTCAGCATCCGCATCGATGAGAAGAGTCGAGTCTTCCTCCACGACGACAAGCGCAAGCTGTCCGGCTTCCACCTCGACCCCCACGACTACGTCATCAAGCCGACCGGGAAGCACACCCTGGCCGAGGCGAAGGCAGAGTTCGAGGCGCTGCTCGAGAAGAACGGCATGACCGGTATCCCCATCCGGAACCTGTCGGAGGTGGCGTGGTCTCAGCCGCCGGCGAAGGGGAAGAAGCACGGCCCGGTCAACGCCAAGCACAAGGTCTCCACCTTCGTGCTGCGGAAGAGGAAGGGCGTCTACGCGCCCTACTCCGAGGCGTGGGACACCGTGATGCGCGAGCCCGAGGCCACCGACGTGTACGTCATCCTCGACCACTTCAAGGCCGAGGGCAACAACGGCTTCTACCGGCGCATCGAGGAAGACGAGATGATGGCGGCCATCGCGGGGCTCCCCCTCCCGCCCATCTACGGCTACAAGACGACCGCGCGGAAGCCCGTGTACTCGACGTCGCTCACCGGCATCCCCTACGACACCTGGAGGGAGACGTTCATCGCCACTCTCAAGACGCCAGAGCTGCTTGCCAAGGTCGACTTGGCCCAGTGGGCTGACCTGACGGGGGTGGACCTCAAGGTGGGCTACTACCGAGATCTCCGAGCCGACAAGAACATCCTCGACAACCTGGTCGAGGTGCTCGGGGAGAACCACATGGTCACGACCTTCATCGCGAAGCACCTCAAGGCGAAGGAGGAGATGAGCGGCATCGACTGGCAGCTCAAGGACCAGATCCTGAAGCTGGGGGAGAGGTTCTCCCCGGCGACGGCGCAGAAGGCTGCGTTCAAGGACATCACCGACAGGTACCCCCTCTTCGCTGCCGACAACATCAGCATCACGCGCCTCTGGAACCACCACACGCAGGCGAGCCACTGGCTCGACTACATCAAGATGATCGATGAAAGGGAGGAAGCATGAACGCCCCGTCCTACTCACTCACCAACGACACCATAACCATCGTCTGGAAGGGCAAGCCCATCACCGTCCAGAAGTCGGCGGCCAACTTCAAGGGACTCCGGGCGGCCATCGTCTCGGAGAACTGGGCCGACATCGAGAACCACCTCACCGCCGCCAAGACCCTGAAGGACTGGGCCAAGGGACGGTTCACGTTCAACGAGACCACCGGAGAAGTGCTCTGCGATGACAAGCCGCTGCCCAGGGAGCTCAACCAGCGCCTCATCAACGTCGCCAGCTCCGGCGCCGACCCGACCCCCATCCTGCTCTTCTGGGAGCGCCTCCAGAAGAACCCGTCGTGGCGCTCGGTCCAGCAGCTGTGGAGCTTCCTGGCCCACGCCCACATCCCCCTGACCACCGACGGCTGCTTCCTCGCGTACAAGGGCGTGCAGAACGACTACAAGGACGCCCACTCGGGGAAGTACGACAACACCCCGGGCAACATCCACGAGATGCCGCGCAACCAGATCTCGGATGACCCGAACGAGGCCTGCCACGTCGGCTTCCACGTGGGCGCCTACGGCTACGCCGGCACCTTCAGCCACCGCGTCGTCATCTGCAAGGTCGACCCCGAGCACGTGGTCTGCGTCCCCTACGACCACAACGCCCAGAAGATGCGCGTCTGCCGGTACGAGGTCATCGGCAACTACGGCTGCAAGCTGCCGAGCACGCTCTTCGTCGACGACACGGTCAAGGAGGACCCGCCGTACCTCGAGCCCGACGAGCAGGACGACGCCGAGGCAGAGGCGAGCCTGGACGACCTCGACGAGGATGACGAGGACGAGGATGACGACTTCCCGGATGACATCGAGACTGGCCCCTCTGATCTCGACGAGGACACCGAGGAGGAAGCTGTCGCGGTCCTCAAGTCGACCGGTACCGTTCGCATGAAGGCCGGCCCCGGTGTCGACCTCCGCGACGTCGTCGGCCCTCTCGACGAGCCCGAGAAGGTGGAGAAGACGGCCCCCGACTTCGGCGAGCTCAGCATGAAGGACCTGATGGAGCAGTCCATCTCCGACCTGCGCCAGTACGCCGGCAAGGTCCTGAACATCACCGGCGCGTCCAAGATCCCCGGGGGCAAGACCTCCCTCGTGGCCACCATCATCAAGGTCAGGAAGAAGAAGTAACCATGCTGCTCAACAAGAAGAAGTACGAGCCAGTCGACGACGACAGCCCCACCGGCTACAAGCGCCCCACCAAGGACCCGGCCTCGGTGTGCGACTACTTCCACGCCCTGGCCTTCCTGGAAGATGGCGGGAAGTTCGCAACGAAGGAGATGAAGAAGATGCTCTCCGATCCGGAGAAGTTCTTCAGGGAGTAAGCCATGAAGCTCGGAGCCCAAGCACTGGGAACGTTCAAGTTCCCCAACGACTACAACGTCGTCAAGTCGGCCACGCTCAACAAGACCGACCTCACCGGCGGGAACAACAAGTTCTACCAGATCGAGGCACACGTCTCGAAGGACGGAACGAAGTTCAGGCTCTTCTCCTGCTACGGGCGCGTCGGCGCCTCGGGTGTCCAGGAGGAGCGCATCCCGCCGCAGAACGAGCCCTCGCTGCTCGAGGCGTTCGAGTCCCTGAAGGCCGAGAAGACCAGCGCCCGCAAGGGCTACGTCGAGGTGAAGATGGCCTCGACCAAGGTCGGCTCGTCTGTCGGCAACGCCCAGATCCTCTCCGACGACATCAAGAAGGACAAGGTCGTCTCGGACACGAAGGACGTCAAGGACGACGTCAAGCTGCACCACAGCGTGTCCAAGCTCGTCGAGCGCCTCTACGCGGAGGCGGGGCAGGCCGTGAAGAGCCAGCTGTCGGGAACGCTGAACTCCACCGTGGAGAACCCACTCGGCACCCTGACGCTGACCCAGATCGAGGACGGCAGGCACATCCTCCAGGAGGTGCAGGCCATGCTCGACTCCAAGCCGAAGCTGAAGGACTCCATCCACCCGGACATCCTCCAGCTCTCCAACAAGTTCTACTCGGCCATCCCCCAGGAGATGGGGCTTCGACCGAAGAAGAGCGACGGAGACGCGGCCATGGATGCCTGGCTGCACAAGATGGCGCTGAACAACGCGACCATCCTCGACGAGAAGGAGGATCTCCTCAAGCTGCTCTCCGACGTCCAAGGCATGGTCGGTGGCTTCGCCACGACGGACATCGGGAAGAAGTACAAGGAGATCGGCTGCGAGTACGAGTACCTCGAGAACACCAATCCTTCGTATCAGAAGGTCGAGAAGTACATGCAGTCCTCCCGCTCCTCCCACCACACCTGGAAGATGCAGGTGAAGAACGTCTGGCGCGTGAACGTGCGCGGCCAGACGCAGAAGCATATCAAGACCATGAAGGAGACCGGCAACGTCCAGGCCCTGTTCCACGGCTCCGGGCCGCAGAACATCCTGGGCATCTGCAAGAGCGGCCTGCTCATGAGGCCGCCCGGTGTCTACATCACTGGCTCGATGTTCGGCAACGGCCTCTACTTCGCCGACCAGAGCTCCAAGTCCGAGCAGTACGCCTTCGGGCGCTTCGGCGGCGGGCGAGGGGCTCACGGCGACACGTTCTTCATGTTCGTGGCCGACGTGGCACTCGGGACCATCAAGAAGTACAAGGACTCGCAGAGCCACCTGACGAAGCCGCCCGCGGGCTACCACTCGGTGCAGGGGGAGAAGGGCAGCTACCTCCTCCACAACGAGTTCATCGTCTACGACATCCAGCAGCACATCCTGCAGTACCTGGTCGAGTTCAAGACCGACAACCGCTACTAGGAGGTCCCATGGACCCGAACGCGAACTGGCGCGAGCAGGTCGAACTGGCCACTCGCATGCAGAGTCGTGGAGACATCCGCGACACCACTGCCGACGCCGAGGATGGGCTCCGCCTGTCCGAGCTGGTGGTGGCCCTGAACGACTGGATCTCCCGTGGCGGGTTCCCTCCCGACGCGTGGGACAAGAAGAAGCACTGACCCGTGAACCAGCGCAAGCTAGCAATCGCGCTCCGCTACTTCCAAGACCCGGCCATAGACGCAGTCGTGGCCGGCTTCAAGAGACACAAGAACCGCAAGGAGCTCAGCATGATGAAGCACAACGCGACGCACCTGTTCCACTTCTCCTTCGAGAAGACGGCCGCCGAAGTCGTGGTCGCCGCCAGCGCCAAGGTGAAGCAGATCGAAGAGAAGATCAGCGAACGCGAGGAGCGCATCGCCAAGATCCGGGCCGAGTACAAGATCGACGACAAGGCGCTCATCGACATCCTCGAGAAGATGCGGAAGAACGCTGGCACCTCCGCCATCACCTACTCGGTCAGCAACATGGCCGGCCCCGACGACGGCGAGCAGCAGGAGGTCACCATCGGCGCCGGCCTGGTCCAGCTGCTGATGACCGAGCGCGACCTCATCAACTCCGAGACGGACCAGGTCACCCGCCTGGGTCTGCTCATCCGCAATCTGAAGGACGGCCGTGACGAGTTCGGCAACCCCTCCGGTGTGCGGCTCTCGTACGAAGAGCTCGAGTTCCTGGGGTTCTAGATGCCCACCATCAAGACGGGTGACACTCCTGTCCCTGCCTTGCCGGCTGACCCCGTGGCGGTAGTGGTTGAGTTCCACCAGGACGTCGACAGCTTCGGCTGGAACGTCCTGGCTCTCTTCCACGCCCGCTACGGGTTCGAGACCCGGCGATGGGGCATCCTCCAGATGCTCGCAGGCACCGAGGACGGGGAGGGTTTCCCTACCCAGCGGGGAACCCCCAGAACCCAGCTGGAGGTCATCCAGGAGGGCTGGAACATGATCGACTGGTACAAAGACGAGGCAGAGGCCCGGGCCGCCTTCAACGAGGCCAAGTCGAGGCAGTGGTGAGCCCCAAGACCAGGCGCCACACTCTCGAGGCCCTCCGAGAGCTGGCTGCCAAACGATGCCACAAGCGCAACTGTGGTACTGTCTGCCTCTGCGGTCCCTGCCATGCTCGGGCTGCCCTCAAGGAGCTCGACCCGGGGTGGGTGCCATGAGCGCCCCGCTGCACCTGTACATGCTCCGTGTGTCCGAGACATCGGTCAACCGTAGGCACCCCTTCTGGAACCTGTACATCAACGAGCTGCTGTACTGGAACAACGGGATGGGCGATGGTGAGGCCAACATGAAGACCCCGGGATGGTGCTCAACTCCGCATGTCGGAGGAGCCCAGATCTGGGAGACTCTTGCCGAAGTCCGAAAGGCGCAGAGAGAGGCCGAGGACGACGGAGAGGTCGACACCATGATCGTCACCTACGAGAGGAAGTGATGGAGTACACACTCGACGGAAGAACCTACAAGGACAAGACGTTCTGCTGGGAGCAGCACGACATCTTCGTGTTCGGCTCGAACCTGGCAGGCATCCATGGTGCAGGCGCAGCTCTCCACGCCCGACTGCACCATGGAGCTCGTCAGGGCCTGGGCATCGGACTCGTGGGGACCAGCTACGCCATCCCCACCAAGAACGAACACCTCGAGACCCTGCCGCTCACGGTCATCAAGAGCTTCGTGGACAGGTTCATCGACTACGCCCGGGCGACCCCCGAGCTCACCTTCTTCGTCACCCGGATCGGCTGCGGCCTGGCCGGGTACACGGACGAGGAAGTCAGACCCATGTTCCATGATGCTCCTGACAACGTCGAGTTGCCGGAAGGATGGAGAACATGAACCACGTCAGAGAACAGATCCTCATCATCCTGCAGGCGTCGCCCTCGGGCCTCACTGCAGCCAACCTCACCCACCTCATCCAGCCCACGCCCTGCATGAGCACCGTGTCCCGCGCCCTGCGCGAGCTCCGGTGGAAGGGCAAGGTCTGCTACCAGGAAGGCTCCCGCGCCAAGAACGGTCGGAAGATCTGGGCGGACCAGCGCCTGAAGGTCAACGGCCCCAGCACCATCGTCCCGTGCCCCAACCCTGGGCAGGACCCGGCCCTGGTCGTGTTCCAGGCCAAGGTCCCCAAGCCCAAGAAGACGAAGGCTCTGAGCGTCCCCGTCCAGGTGCTGCCCAAGAGCTCGTGCTTCACCACCGTCACCCCCGACCCGAACCAGGAGACGTACATGAACATGGAAGACGCGGTCGCGGCCGTCCTCAAGGACTTCGTCGCGGCCAACAAGACCTTCTCGGCTCACGACGTGACCAAGGAGATCCGCGAGCGTGCCAACACCGGCAAGATCACCATCGACTCGGTGCAGGACACCATCCGTGTCGGCGCTGCCACCCTGCTCCGCATCGAGCACAACGACGTGAAGGACGAGGTCGTGAAGCTGGTCGCCGCCGGCGCGTGCCCCAACTACGCCCGCGTTCACAACGGCGTCTTCTTCGAGTACGGCCCTGTCACCACCCTGCCGGCCGATGACGACGCCTCGGACCCCACCAACCCCGGCTCGCCTCCGCCGACGGACGGCGGCAGCTATGACGGCACCCCCACCCTCTAGGACCATCGTCGTCGGGGACGTCCACGGCTGTCTGGAAGAGCTCAAGGAGCTCCTGGACAAGGTGAAGTTCCAGCAGGGCACCGACAGGCTCATCCTGGCCGGCGACCTGACTGACCGCGGCCCAGACACTCCTGGCGTGCTCACCTACGCCAAGAGCATCGGGGCCGAAGCCGTTCTCGGCAACCACGACGAGAAGCACCTGCGCTACCGGAAGCACCGGCTCCGGCAGGCGGAGACGCCCCTCTACCAGAACCCCATGAAGCCCTTCACGCCCGACCGGCTGGAGGAGCACATGTCCATCACCGACGAGGGCTGGGCGTACCTCGAGTCCCTACCGCTCTGGCTCCGCGTGTGCCCCTACCTCGTGGTGGTTCACGCCGGGGTCATGCCCATCTACTTCGCCGGGATGGGCGCGGTGCCTGGGGTCAACTTCGAGCCGATGACGCGGCAGAAGCCGAACGACCTCCTGCGCCTTCGCTACATCCTCAAGCGGTACGAGCAGAAGACCCCCGACAGCCCGACGCTCGTCAAGCTGAAGATGGCGCAGGCCCACCACGTGCGGGACGAGCCGGAGAACTGCGTCTTGTGGCCGGAGATGTGGGTCGGCCCCGACGACGTCATCTACGGGCACAGGGTAGTGCCCAACTGCAAGGACAGTGCAGGATACATGACGACCCACAGCTACCGCTACGGTGTGTGGACGTACGGCATCGACGGTGGCTGCTGCTTCGGTGGGCAGCTCACCGCGGCGATCGTGACCCAACCGAGTGACGTGGAGAAGCTTCCCTACGACATCCGGTTCGAGACCGTACAGGCGAAGAGGGACTACGCTCCCCTACGCCCCTGGGAAGACGACCCTACTTAGCGCCCCTCCGAGGAACGTAGCCGCCTCGATCGTTCATCTTCTTGATCTTCGAGTCGGCTCGTTCCTTGGGCTTCAGTTGCGCGATGGTGCTGACGCGCTTCACGGGTGCTCTGTCCCACTGGGGTGCTCTCGGTGCGCATGCTTCCTTCGTCTCCGTTCCACAAGTCGTGCAGTACGTAACGATCTGGTCCCGGCCCTGATGGACCACCAGTTCGTCGCCACAGTTCACGCAGTGACGCTCCATAGCACCTCTTCAGTTTTCACAGACCCTCCCAGATCGCGCGACGGGGGTCGAACCCGCTACCTCCCAGTTCATTACGCTGGGCGCTCTTCCACATGAGCTACGCGCGAATGATGCAGGCTCACGGCCTGCTGTCGCTGCCTCAGGCTGCTGCTTCCTCCTCGAGCATGTACTCGGACGTGTCGCCAACGAACTCGGCCTGCTCTTCGAGAGTCTTGCCCTTCATGTGGATCTTACCTCGATGTGACGCACGAATGGAACAGAGACGAGTGGCCTCGTACTTCAGGCTCTCGAGCTCCGGCTGCGTGCGCCACGTCTTCCGAGGCTGGTGAGGCTCCCGAAGGATGGCCTTCACCTCCACGATCTTCGCGGCGACGTTGTTGAGGTCCTGCTTCAGCTTCTGGATGTTCATCTTCATGGCGGTCTCCTAGCGAAGAAGCTGGAAGACCGACATGATCTTCTTCAGCTTCGGCGTCCTTGGAAGTGGCGAACAGCCGATGGCCATGAGCGCTCCGTTGTAGGGAGCGTCCGGCTCTCGGATGGCAGCGTGCGGGATGCCTGCGAACCTGAGGCGAGCCTCGAGCTCGAGCAGAACTTCTTCCGAGGCCGCGGCGAGGGCAACGGCTCGGGTGTCTCCGGGTAGCTGTTCTGATAGACGACCTGACTCGCCCGCTGCGTGGACGGTCTGTGCGAGTTGCACGCCGTGGGGCAGGTCATTCCGCACGACGACGTAGTGGTATAGAACGTCGTCTCGCTGTGATCCGCTGGGAAGGGGATCATGGCTGGGGCTAATGCGAAGAGGTCATGAGCTGAAGGTAGATCACCTTGCTGGCCCATGCAAGAGGTAGGAGACTCGACCCATGTCCCTCATCGATTCAACCGTACTCACGGCCCTGGGCGCCACCAACGACCAGAGCCGTTCTCTCAACTTCGTGAAGAACATCATGAAGGGTCTGCTCTACGCCGACCTGACTGCGGGCAGCGGCACCATCACCGGGCAGGTCAGGACGGGCGATGGCGTGGCCAAGGCCGCGGTCACAGACGTCCTCGTCCGCGTCGTGGGCACGGCACTCCTCACCACTTCGGTCGGCACCGAGATGGTCGGAGCTCCCGGAGGAGCCGTCGAGGTCTGGCTGAGGACCAACTCCAGCGGCATCTTCACCGTGGCGGTGGCTGGGTCGGGGACGGTGATCGTGGAGGCGGTAGTGTCGGGAGGTGTCCCGACGCTGAGGTCGATCGCGCTCTAGTTGCCGCCGTCCTGGCCGCCCGTGATGGCCCGGAGGACTGGCGTCGCGTTGAGGACCTTCTTGCGGTCCTCGAGAGCACCGAGCACGCCCATCTCGTGGTCGCGCTCTTCCTTGATCTCCTTCAGCTGCTCGTTGTAGCTGGAGACGGCGTCCTTCTTGTCCTGCTTCATCCGCCACTCCATGATGTCCTGCCGCACGAGGATGTCCTTGTGCCGCTGGATCTCTTCCTCGACATCATCGACCGTCTTGAGGGCGTCGTAGTCGGGAACGTCGTGCGCTGACGGTTGATCTTTCTTCTTCGGAGCCATGTGACCTCCCAGATTTGGTTACGTGGACCGAGACATCTTACATCGTCTTCGCAAGACAGGAAGTCGATTTCTGCAGACACTGCCACGGGCAGTCGTAAGCTGGAGGGCAGCTCATGTTCAGGTTGATACTCGCTGCCCTCCTCCTGCAGGTTGCAGGGGTAGCGGCAGGGATCGCGGAAGCGAAACAGGTCGGGCTGTTGAGCGAAGCGATGGCGGTAGCCGTCGTCGCAGCATGCCTCTATCGTGCGTACGGAGCGGACATCGTGCCTCGGCACAAGATCGCTCTGGACCACAAGGAGCGCACCAAGGAGACGAGCGAGCTCAAGGCTCTCCTCTCGACCTACGAAGCGGCCGCCATCAGCGACCCGCTCACGAGCCTGCTCAACCGCAGAGGCGGAGAGCAGGTCATCAGTCGTTGTGTCTCTCGCACCAGACGGACGAGAACTGCGCTCTCGTACCTGCTGCTCGACGTCGACTACTTCAAGAGGGTCAACGACGAGTACGGGCACAACATGGGCGACGAGATCCTGAAGACCGTCTGCGCAACGGTGAAGTCGACCGTCCGCATCACCGACCACGCTGTTCGCTGGGGTGGTGAGGAGATCCTCATCATCCTTCCGGACACGGACCTCGAGGGCGCGGTCATCGTCGGTGAGAAGCTACGCCATGCCGTTGCAGACGTAGACTACGCGCACGGCAAGACGGTCACCGTGTCCATCGGGGCCGCGGAGACAGTGAACGGTGAGGACTTCATGACCACCATCGCAAGAGCGGACATGCAGCTCTATGTAGCGAAGTCGAATGGCAGAAATCAGGTCTGCCCGGTGGTCACGAAAAAAGAAGTTGACACTGCTTCGAGCTACGCGTAACCCTCAAATCATCACCATGTCGTTCCTGTCGACCAGCACTGAAAGGCTCAAGCGCGAAGAGATTCGCGTCGGGACCTATTCGTGCGGCCAGCAGGGTACGTCCATGAATCACCTCCCGGCACTGGCCCCCAAGTTCGATTGGAGTCTCTAGCCGGGTCCTGAGAAGCAGAACAACGCAACCAGGGCCCGGCGAGAGAAATCTCCCCGGGCCTTTTTAGTTTCTGGAGGTTGGTTCGAACAGTATGGGTCGGGTGCCGGTGCACAGGCGGGCCTCCAAAACCTGCCGTTGAGGGTTCGACTCCTTCACGATTCGCTCTTGCTCTCGTAGCTCCAAGGCGGAGCAGATGTTTCGTAAGCATCCGGGCCGAGTTCGATTCTCGGCGAGAGCTCTGAAGTTGGTGCAGGAACGCGGGTGGATTCGCTAGGTGTGAAGCTTCCTTGCCAAGGAAGAACAGGAGGGTTCGAATCCCTTCACCCGCTCTAAGGTTTCGGGAGTGTTGACAGTAAGGTACTGAACGAGATTGTAACCCTCGGGTCTTCGGAACAACTGGGTTCGAGTCCCAGCTCTCCCACCGAACGGCGCTTAGCGGCGTCGACTGAAAACTGAATAGTGAAACGAAGAAGCTGATCGCTCGCAAGGGCGGTCAACATGGGCCCATAGCTCCAAGGCGGAGCATCAGGTTCTTACCCTGCTGGGGAAGGTTCGATTCCTTCTGGGCTCACCAAGAGGTGCAACATGAAGCGACTGAAACAAGCGACGGAGATCATCCCGTCGTAACTCAACTGGCAGAGACCGGTCTTTTAAACCGAATGATGGGGGTTCGAAGCCCTCCGGCGGGACCGGAAGAATCAGGGAGAGATGCGGGTTCGAGTCCCGTGGGCCCAACCAAGGAAGGACGCGTTTCGCGACCGCCATCCTTCTGGGGCTTTAGCTCAATCGGAAGAGCGCTCCCGTTTGCAGGCGTAGCGTAATGGTAGCGTCCAGGCCTTCCAAGCCTTGGGGAGAGGGTTCGAGTCCCTTCGCCTGCTCCATTCGGGGATAGCACAACCGGCAGTTGCGCCTCGCTTTGAACGAGGATGTTGAAGGTTCGAGTCCTTCTCCCCGATCCGCAGTTCTCTTCAGGTGTCGTTCAATCGGCAGGACCCCGGATTCTGACCCCGGCAATGAAGGTTCGAACCCTTCCACCTGATCCATGTCCTGGTGGTGTATGTACGAGCACGCCTCCCCGTAAAGGAGGTAGACCGGTGCGACTCCGGCGAGGGACACCAACGCTTCTCAAGTTCTCGCGGGAGAGCCCCGGCTTTGTAAACCGGAGAGGTCGGTTCGACTCCGACGAGAAGCTCCATCTGGGTGAAGTGTATGACCGCACGCTGTCCTCTGGGGACAGAAGGCCTGGTTCAAATCCTGGCGCCCAGACCATTCCGAGGTCGGCTAATCGGTAGGTCGCCTGCCTGTTACGCAGGGTCGATGGGGGTTCGAGTCCCTCCCTCGGAGCTAAGAATCGGCTGGGCCGAAGGATCGTCGGTCTGTAAGAGACGGGGCGCCCCCTGTTGCCCGTACCTGCGTTCCTAGCATCTCTGGTGAGTGCATCGACCTGTTAAGTCGAGCGAGCAGGGTTCGATCCCCTGGGAACGCGCTGATGGTTGCGTGGTCGAGTGGCTGAGGCATCCGGCTGCAACCCGGATCACACAGGTTCGATTCCTGTCGCAACCTCTACATGGCGGTATGCTCCAACGGCTAGGAGAGCTGGTTCTCAACCAGAACATCGGGGTTCGATTCCCCGTACCGCTACTACATCTCGTGCTCCTCCAACGGCTCAGGAGACCCGGTTTTCACCCGGCCAATAGGGGTTCGATTCCCCTGCACGAGACCATCAGGGTGTAAGTCACTGGTAGACGACTCCGCTTGGAACGGAGAGGCAGGAGGTTCGATTCCTCTCACCCTGACCGCGATGGCCATCACAGACACGCAGGGTTAACAGCCCGCAGCGCTCGAAGTGTTGGTCATCCAATCAGCCCGTAGCGCAGTCTGGTAGCGCGCTTGTCTGGGGGACAAGAGGTCGCAGGTTCAATTCCTGTCGGGCTGACCATCGACCAGCAACACGAAGCAGCGGCTTCTCCGAAGTGGCTTGGATGCCAACAAGGAGAGAAGCCATGAAGTTCGAAGAGCTGGTCGGGAAGAAGGTGAAGTTCTACGGCGTGGACAGCACCAAGTTCAAGCTGGGGAAGGACATCTTCGAGGCAGTGGAAGATGAGAACGACGGTTACCGCTCGATGCTTGGTTCCGTTGAAGTGCGCGATCCTTCGGGACTCGTGTTCTTCAAGCGAGCCATCGCCGAAGTGACCGTTGTCGCGGTCTCTGTAAGAGGGGGCTTCGACGGGTGGCACCTCGTTGACGACGACGGGCATGTCTGGCTTCGGCTGGGCACCGACGACTACGACGACTACTACCCGACCTTCATCTTCGACTATCTGCCGAAGCCGCAAGGCTGAGGCGCTTTGGCCCCTCAAGGGCCCCATCGGTGTGTAGCGCAGTCTGGTAGCGCACTTCGTTCGGGACGAAGGGGTCGCTGGTTCGAATCCAGTCACACCGACCAAGACGGGTCGAAGAGACCTAGTAGAAGACCTGACATCGTTCTGTTTCTTGACGCTTTGCTTCGCGAGTCCGTAGGCTCTACGCATGATCTTCAACAACGCATCCGTAGCGCATCTGAACGAACTCATCACCGCCGTCTCGGCCGCGACTCCCGCCTCGGGTGACGCTGCCGCGCTGGCCGAGGTCATCGACGGCCTCGAAGAGATCAAGGAGGCCAAGTTGGCAACCGTGCTCGCGAACGCTCGTCACTACCTGTTCATGAACATCCGGCGCACCCTGCTCGAGTCGCAGGCCGCCAACCCGGACTTCACCGCCGCCGACGTCAAGGAAGTCGTCTCGGCCGTGATGACGGATCTGCTCGACGGCGACATCGACCTCGACGCGGTCCTCGCCGGCACCCTCACCGACTAGCTTCATCGGCGGCTTCGGCCGCCTCCATCCACCTGTAGCAGGAAGGTCATGCAGCCGCTTGATAAGCGGCCGACGAAGGTTCGATTCCTTCCGGGTGGACCAACGTAGAAGGAGACACCATGAACAGCTCTTAGGGCCCCGTTTCACTCGAAACGGAGGCAACGATGAAGAAGAGCAACGGGTACGAGTACGTGGTGGTTGGTTTCTGCAAGAAGACGGGGCGGCCGTTCTTGGCGCCCATCGCGTGGAACCATCCGGTCTATGACCGGCCGGTCTACGCGACCTGTTCCTGCTGCGGCGGGAAGCGGTAACAAGCCTGGCCGGCTCAACCGGCCTCAATGTGGGCGATGCCGAAGTAGCCGAGGCGCAAGGTTGTGGCCCTTGTCCAAGCTGGTGCGAGTCCAGCCGCTCACCCCATTGGTCTCGTACGCATCTGGTGAGGCGGTCCCGCTGTCTACGGGATGAGGAGGGTTCGATTCCCTTCGAGATCGCTATACCGGGGTCGACTAACTCTCAGGTCGTCGGGCACTACGCCCGGAAATGCAGGTGCAAATCCTGTCCCTGGTGCCTTTCGCTCGAGCAGCATGCGTGGTGCACGCGCTGGCTTGAAACCCCAGAGATGTTGGTTCGACTCCAACCTCGAGCACTTTTGCGGGATAAGTTGTCAGAGCACCAAGTCTGTAGCCTTGAGGGAATCCCCTCCGATAAGAGGTTGGTGGGATAGGGACGCGGATATCGGCCGCGGGTCGTCCCCACTACTTGGTGCTCGTCTGGGGCCATCGTCCAATGGGAGGACGCCTGTCTGGCAGACAGGTAATGAGGGTTCGACTCCCTCTGGTTCCACTGCGCAGCTGTGGTTCAACAGTAGGACGCCGGCGTGACATGCCGGAAACGAAGGTGCGACTCCTTCCAGCTGTACCATTCTCGTCGAGGTCTGCATCAAGACGCCGGCGCTCGGTTGTAGACGAGCTTGAGGTGGGAGGCGCAAGCCGCTTGGACCACCGAGGAGACGCAGGAGCATAGCCTGCCGACGAGAACATGGGGTCGTAGTGCTAACGGGAGCACGGGGCGTTCGCATCGCTCAAGTGCGGGTTCGACTCCCGCCGATTCCACCGGAGGTACCACATGGGCGTCATCGTAGAGATTCGCGCAGCCGAAGGCGGCGACGATGCCAAGCTGCTCGTCTATGAGCAGTTCGGCGTGTACTCGAGACTCTGTCAGCGGAGGGGTCTTTAGCCTCGACCTCCTTGATGACAGACCCGGACTGATGGTGTTCCACGTCGAGGGCAAGGAAGCCAAGGAGACGTTCAAGGACGAGATGGGCGGCCACCGCTGGCAACGCGTTCCCCCGAACGACAAGCGGGGAAGGGTTCAGACCAGCACCGTGACCGTAGCCGTCCTCCCTGAGCCCTCTCAGACCGAGGTGGTGCTACGAGAGGCGGACATCGAGTGGCAGGCCACCAAGGGCTCGGGAGCTGGTGGACAGGCCCGCAACAAGACGTCCAGCGCGGTGCAGATGAGGCACATCCCCACAGGCCTTACGGTCCGGTGCGAGGGAGAAAGGTCGCAGCACCACAACCGGGAGTCGGCCATCGCTCTTCTCAGGGCGAAGATCTGGGAGGCCAAGCAAGCCCTCGTACATGGTACCCGAGCAGCCGACCGGCGAGCTCAGGTGGGAAGCGGGATGCGTGGCGACAAGCGCCGCACCATCCGCACGCAGGACGGAGTGGTCAACGACCACATCACCAACAAGACTTGGCGCTACAAGGACTACGTCCGAGGCGTCTGGTAAAGCTTACGGGCCCGTAAAGGTTTCGACAGGGATTCTGAGGTTCGGAGAGCGTGCCGAGGTTGGTCATCAGGCCTCGTAAAAAGAAGACCACAAACAAACGCGAACGCTGTCGCCAACGACAACGATGTTGCGCTCCCGCTCCAGGCTGCGGCCTAGAGTAGGTCGGGTGTCCAGCACTCCTAGGAACAGAAAGCTGGATGGTGGAGGCGCCGCTCACTTCGGTGAGGGAGCCCTCGTCGGGTCCCGAGACGTGAAACAGGGACACCAAGCAGTACCCGCCGTGAGGTTCACGGACACGCACGTAGCGCTCTGAGCTGATGTTTTTCTGGACGGGGGTTCGACTCCCCCCGGGTCCACCATTTAGACTAGGTTTCACGGGCAGGCATGTTCCAAGGAGGCGAGCTGCACTTGCAATGCGGCTGCGGTGGGTTCGATTCCCATCTTGTCCACGTCGACCGAGATGAGGGTTCAACTCCCTCCCGATGGCCATTCGAAAGTCTGGCGGGTAGCTCAACGGTAGAGCGCGGTCCTTGCTCCTGTCGGTCAATGGTAGGCCACACCCTTGGTACGGGTGAAACGAGGGTTCGACTCCCTCCAGGAGCTCCGAGGTGTAGCTCAACTGGTAGAGCGCTCCGCGAGTCTCTGTTTCCCAGGCTAGCGCTGGCCGAAAGGAACAGATGCTCGACGCCATCGACTGATCATCGGTGGTGCCCTGAAAGGGGAGAGATGCGGGTTCGAGCCCCGTCGCTGAGATCTTGGGTCCGTCGCCTAACTGGATATGGCACCTGTCTACGAAACAGGAACAATGGGGGTTCAAATCCCTCCGGACCCGCTACTTCTGCCGCCACGTACGGATGCGACCCGGCCCTCCGAAGGCTGGTGAGTGGGTTCAACTCCCTCTGGCGGTACCACGTCCTCGATGCTCGAAAGGAACGGGCGCCCGCCTCCTAAGCGGATCCATGCAGGTTCGACTCCTGCCGAGGACACGATAGAATGGAAGACGTGAAGAAGAGACAGCTGAGACCTCGTCGACGTCGTGACTACGGCCCCAACTGGCCGGACGGCAAGGAGCAGCGTCAAGAAGAGCAGAAGCAGCCGCGGCGTCGTGGAGACCGGAGGCCTCGAGGAGGCGCTCCGTACGACCAAGACGTTGAACCTTAACGCTTAGATAGGTCGGTCGGTATCGGGAAACTGATAGCCGTATCGCCACAGTGATATTGCGGGGAATGCCGGTAGATTGGCGGGATGGCTCATACCCATTCGACACTCAGAGGACGCAACTTCCTCCCCCGCACCCCGCGCACAACTCTAGAGAGTACGTCGGTCTCATAAGCCGGTCGGGTAGGGTGCGATTCCCTAGTGCGCGACGAACACGCCGCGAAGTCCACCTGAAGGTGATCCTTCTCTCACAAGGAAGGTGTGCTGGGTTTGATTCCCAGTCGCGGTACGACACTTCACGCGAACGTGGTGGAATAGTAGACGCGCAGGTTTGAGATGCCTGTGATCGAAAGGTCGTGGGGGTGCAAGTCCCCCCGTTCGCACAACATGCATGGGTAGCCCAACTGGAAGAGGCACTGGTTTCAGACACCAGAGGTTGAGGGTTCGAATCCCTCCCCATGTACCATGCGGCCGTAGCTCAACTGGAAGAGGCAGCGGGCTCAAACCCCGAAGGTTGCCGGTTCGAATCCGGCGGGCCGTACTACGAAGGATAGAGCATGTTCTGGATGGCAGGTCTTCTCGGACGACTCATCAGGCGCATCTTCGGCGATCTCGCCAAGTGATGTAGACTCAGGAAGGAAAGGAGGTTGACAGGATCATGGACACGCTTGTTCTTAGCCCCGGCTACGAGCCAGTCGCGCGCATCCACTGGCAAAGAGCCGTGACCTTGCTCTTCATGGGCAAGGTCGAAGTCGTCGAGGAGTACGAGGACAAGGAGATCCGTGCGGTCACCTTCTCGTGCAAGATGCCATCGGTCGTGCGCTTCCTGCGCTCGATGCGGTCCAAGAAGAAGGCCATCAAGTTCTCTCGAGAGAACGTCTACGCCCGTGACAACGGCTCCTGCCAGTACTGCGGCAACAAGGTACCCCGGCACGAGTCGACGTACGATCACGTGAAGCCCCGCTCCCAGGGAGGCACGACCATCTGGGAGAACGTTGTCATCTGCTGCGTGCCCTGCAACCAGAAGAAGGGCGGCAGGACTCCCGAGCAGGCTCGGATGAAGCTCCTGTCCGTCCCGGTGCGGCCCAAGAAGCTGCCCGATGTCCGGTTCACCCTGGTCTTCCGCAAGGGCGACCCGGAGACCTGGAAGACCTGGTGCCGCGACTTCCAGTACTGGAACGGGGAGCTCGAAGAGTGACCCGGCTGCTTCTGCACTTCACCAGCGCGCTCCATAGGGGAGCGGCCGGTGGAGGCCAAGATGTACGGGAAGAAGCCGAAGCAGAGAAGCTGCAAGTGTGTGAAGCGTAAGCACGGACAGCCGAAGGTCACTGTCGGGATCTGCCACCGGGAAGACAACGGGTACCGGAAGGCAGTTCGGGAACGGATCAACGGAAAGCGGCTCGAGCGGGACTGGTCTCGCGAAGTCGACCCCGAAGACTCAGACCTCTGACGGAGGGTGACACGCGCCAGGGTGCCGTCGCTGCCTTGAAAGCAGAGGGGACGCAAGTCTGGGGTTCGAGTCCTCCGCCCTCCTCCCTCACGCGAGCCAGCGCGCTTCTACGCTGGCATCCTGGAAGGTAAGCAGGCTGTGGAGCCTGGCCCGCATGGAAAGCGGTGCGCCCCGCAAGGGGTTCGGTTCGACTCCGATGCTTTCCTCCAAACGCTGCCGTTGTAGGCCGTGACTGGCTGTCGGCAGAAGTCCTGCACGACCCTCGAGCTAGCTACTCGGGGTGCGGCGTGCAGGGCGCGTACGTCTAGGCTCGTGGTTCGTCAAATCCTCTCGGCAACGGCCGAAGCCTTCAACGAGGACCCCGCAAGGGGCGGGCCAGCTGGAAGACATCGCTGCAGTGGTGCGGCCGCCGTTTCGAAAGCGGATGAAGCTCCGAGAGGGGCTTGGAGTTCGACTCTCCTGTTTTCCTCCACGGAAGGTGATACGGTCCGGGACCGTACCCGTTTGCTAAACGGTGGGAGCCCGCGAGGGCTTGGTGTTCGACTCACCCTCCTTCCTCCACATGCTCCACGAGACGGAACTCAGCTCTGCCTTCTAAGCTAAGCGTCCCAGGTTCGACTCCTGGGTGGAGCGCTACTTCTTCGTTTCGCTGTTCACTGGCCCTTGGTCCAACAGCAGGGCGCCCGGCTCATAACCGGAACGATGCCGGGGCAGAACCGGCAGGGCCAACTGTGGTAGGCTACGAGAGCTCGCCTGCTCGGGCGTACGGTCACTCCCGCGGACAAGGTCCATGGCGGCCCCCGCAGGCATTCTGGAAAGCGAGCAGGCGAGCTCTCAACACTCGATCAGCCAGCCATCCCTCAGCCAGCCGTGGTACTTGTCGGGCTCCCCTTCCTTGGGTGAGCCGATGAGGATGGAGGGGTTGGCGGTGACCTTGGGGACCTCCCCGGTGCGCGTCCAGCCACCGCCGCTCCTGGACTTGGCGTCGACCATCCAGTCCCCTCCAGGAGTGCGTACAACGAGGCACCTGCCGTCCGGGCCCTTGAGGGTCTCCCGGTGCCAGTCCGCGTCCCACATCGCCCCTGCGGGCATCCTGGCAAGCGGCAGGAGCTCCCCGGTGTCCTGGCGCTGGTACAGCTGGCGGAAGTTGTGCTGCCAGTGGTCCTCCTGTGAGAAGAGGTACCCGCAGCCGCAGTAGACGGGCCACCTGGGGTCGGTCTTCAGGATCGTGGTTGGGGTCTCACCGCTCCCGGTGCTGTCCTTGTCCAACCACGGGACCTTCTCGGCGATGACCACGGTGGCGTCGTGGTAGTAGTCGACCGCGCACTTCGAGTCGGGGTTGTAGCTGACGTACCGGCGGAAGCTCTCTTCCGCAAACGGGGCCGGCTCGACCCAGAAGCACTCGATGCGGCTACCCATCAGCCCACCAGGAGAACGCAGACGGGCACCCGGTCCAGCCGGGACGGCACCGTCTTGCCCGCGAGTTCCCACTTCGCGCGATCGACGTACAAGTCGACCACGTAGCCTTCGTTGCTCCCGACTTCAATCTTCTTGAAGTACGCCTCGTTGGCATGCTCTCGTGCCAACTGTTGGAGGGCGAGGTTTGCCTGTTCCTTCGTGACACTCTTCTGCATGCTTCTAGTATCACCCACACCGTTTTGAATGGGAAGGAGGACCGATGCCACGCATCCTACTTGTCGACGAGTCCAGTCTGGGCATCTCGCACTACACTGAGATCGTAGAGGTCGACGAAAGCGGCCAGCTCCTGGGAGTCTCTCCCAAGGGCTTCATCCGCATCGACGCCTTCGGTCGTGCTATCTTCGGCGCCTGCAAGAGCGACGAGGAGCACATGATGGCGGAGCCTGCTTCCTACGTGGGTGATGCGCCCTACGCCCGGCGCCGCTGCTGCGTGTACCTCGAGGACCTGGTCAAGAAGTTCGCCGGCCAGGAAGTCGAGCTGACCCTCAACGCCACTGTCACCGGCCCAGCTGCCGAGGAAGAAGAGGAAGCAGCGTGATCCTCAGCGACGCCAAGATTCTCGAGGAGATGGAGAACGGCAACATCGTCATCGAGCCCTTCGACAAGGAGTGCCTCGGTCCCAACAGCTACGACATCCACCTCGGCACCACCCTCGCACAGTACGAGAAGCGGATCCGGCACACCATCCGCGGCAACTTCCGCATCCCGCTGGACTCTGCTCGGCCCAATCCCGTGGTCGAGTACGACATCCGGTGCAAATGCGGCAAGACGCCATGCATCGGCGACTACGACAACGGCTGCGGCACGGTCCTCGAGCCCGGCGAGTTCTACCTTGCCTCCACGCTCGAGTACACCGAGACCCGCGGCTACGTCCCCTACGTCGATGGCAAGTCCAGCATCGGCCGCCTCGGCATCATGATCCACCTCACCGCTGGGCGCGGCGACGCCGGCTTCTTCAACCACTGGACCCTCGAGGTCATGGTGGCGGAGCCGGTCATCGTCTACCGAGGCATGCCCTTCGGCCAGATCACCTACCACTCGATGCTCGGGGACATCCTCGAGACCTACGACAAGAAGCGCCGGTCGAAGTACGGCAGCTTCGTCACCGGGAAGCCCGTCCCCTCGATGATGTGGAAGAACTTCCAGCCATCTCTCGAGCCCGTCTGCATCTGCCTCAACGGAGAGCCGCGAAGTCCCCATTGCGCGGTTCATGGTCCCGCACTACTGTCCATGACGTAACGCACCACCAACAAGGAGGAGTCACCAAATGCCCCGTGGAATCCCGAACAAGAAGAACGCCGCCCCCGCCAAGAAGACCGCTCCCAAGAACGTGAAGAAGGGCGCGCTCAACGCTCTCGACGCCGCCATGCTGAGCCCCACCCCCGAGCAGCTGGCGCTGGGCCGGCTCCACAGCAGCGCGAACATCCTGGCCATCCTCACCGAGACGTACAACGCGGTGAAGACGTCCGGGGCGAACGCCCTGCGCACCCAGATCGAGACCGAGATGACCGCCTGCGTGGACCTCATCACGAAGTCCCGCAAGGAGGCGGTCGGCCTCACCGACAGCGAGCAGCCCAAGGAGCAGGCGCCGGTCACCGAGGTCGTCGAGGAGACCGCGCCCGAAGTCACCACCAAGCCCTACGCCCCCATCCTCCCCTCGTAGCGCCACATCGCGCCTTCCTGGGAGATAAGGAAGTAGGAGCAGACGTGGCTCCATCTTCTTCAACCAGGAGGGTCCGATGGACACCAACATCCCGCTCGTTCTCCGCTGCATCGTCGACAACGCTGGCGCCCAGGCGACCCAGGAGCACGCCAAGGCTCTCGAGTCCCTGGGCGTCAGCGTTGCTCGGCTGACCCATCGCGAGATCACGTACGACGTCCCCATGGGCAACCTGGAGGGCTTCAACAAGATCTTCCCCGTCTTCATCATCGAGTCCGTGCTCGAGCAGAAGACGAAGAAGGTGGTGGAGCACCTCGAGCCCAAGTACGCGTTCTGCGAGAGCGTGACGGTCTCCGGCGCTGCCCCCTGGCACATCCGGGAGCTGGACGACAAGGGACCGAAGCTGGGCGGTGGTATCACCACCCCGTCCCTCTGCGGCCGCGTGCGCCCCACCAACGATATCGCCAACGGTGTCCGTGGCCTGGGCGGCTGGGACCTGAACGTGAAGATTACCGAGCACCATCTCTCCCACGCCTGCGTTCTCTGCGTGCAGGTCTACCGCTTCCGCGCCAAGCAGGCGGCGCCCTACCCCGACATCGGCACTCCCGTGAAGACCAAGAGCAAGGTCGCTCGGATCATGGAGCGGTTCCTCGGCGCCGGGAAGCGGAAGGCTCGGGTGAAGTCGTGAACTACCCCAAGGCCTGCATCTGGGGAGGGTGCAACGGGACCATCGCCGCCAGCGGCAAGTGCGACAGGTGCGGTACCCCGCAGTACGAGCCCCAGCAGATCGTCGAGGTCGAGGTGGCGCAGGAGCCCGTCATGACGAACGTGATGTGTTGCCACTGCCATCGTATGCTCGACGTCGCTGATTCGGTCGAGCTCAATCCCGATAGGATCGCCTGCTTCTCGTGCGCCACCGGGCTGCCGCTCGACGAGTTCCGCAGGCTCAAGGCATCTGGACAGCGGGTTCCGCTGTTGAACGAACGGTAGGAGGAGAGAACCATGGGACAAGCGAAGAAGGTCTTTCGAGTCATCACCGTCAGCGTCGGCAAGCCGCCGAAGGTCGAGTTCGTCGGGAACCCGTTCGACCACTGCAGGGAGCTCATCAGCGGCCCTGTCGGCATCGTCCATCTCAGCGACGGCAACGACCTGCTCTGCGACGAGGAGGCGGAGGCGACCGGGATTCCCTTCAACCGCGCCGTGCCGGATGTCGTTCGCGCACCCGCCTTCAAGCCGGACTTCGTCGTCGCCGTGGGCGGCGCCGTTCCGCTCCCCGCCGGCGAGGTCGGAGTGCACCGCGTCCGTGGCACCTTCGTCATCGCCAAGTTCATCCCCGACCCCGAGAACGAGGAAGGCGGCAGTTACGCGGACCTGAGCGACGGCGACCTCGAGCGGTACAACCGCTACCTCGGCAGCGCGGTCTCGTACCTGTGCGAGCGCTGCGGAGAAGCACTCGCCTACCCGGGCGGGCGCTACTGCGGCGCCGGCTGCTCGGCTGCTGCGGAGATGCACATCTAGCTGCTTTCGCGAGATAAGAACTAGGACAGCAAGCCCTGCGTTTGTGTCTAGGAGAGGGTGGTGGGCCTACGGTCCCCCGCCGGTGACCCCACCACCCTCTCCGCTTTTTAGCTCAAAGCCAACGGTTCTGCGGGCATAAGGACCTTGTGGACAGGAAGTCTTTTTCCAAGGAGAGACCATGCCGCTGACGCGCAAGCTGAACCTGGCCGATGAAGGGCCGAAGTGGGTCGAGAGAGAAGAGAAGCCGTTCTTCGACTACGACGCCGAGGCACGGCTGTGGGTGGTCATCCACTTCCTGCTCAGGTGCTTCCCGGTGCTCTGCATCCTCGCGATGTTCGTCCTCCTGTTCATGGGGAGGACCACCGGGGTCGCCATTGCGGCCGTCGGAACCGTCTCGTACTACATCGGAAGACGCCACGAACACCTGTGCCCGACACGGGATGGATGGGGGTGAACCATGGGACACAACTTCAGTTTCAAGCGTCCGCTCAGCAAGGAAGACCTGGCCCTCGACATCAAGAGGGTCGAGCTGGCCATCGAGACAATCGCCTCGGCTGCCCTGGCGAGGGTCCGGTACGTCAGCACCAACCCTGCGGCCCTGAAGATGTACGTGGACAACTGCGTCCACTGCAAGGGTCTGCTCTGGACCTTCCACTGCAAGGGGTGCAAGGCATCTGGCCGGCCGCCCGACCAGCACTGCTTCCACCTGACCGTGGAGGAGAGCGACGAGCTCTTCAAGCTGCGGTGCGAGCGCGTCTTCCTCGATGACGTGGCCAAGGAGATGGGGGTCGTCGACAACACCATCGAGGTGACCGACCTGGACAAGGAGGCCGGGGAGAATCCCCTGACCGCCGCCGTCCTCGGAGCCACCCTCGCCCGCGTGAACAAGAACCACAGCAACTAGCCTCGACGGCCGGCTCTTGCTCTCCTATCATGGGGACATGGGCAGACCGAAGAAGAAGGCCAGTGAGAAGCGCTGCGAGACCATGGTGACCAAGGTGACCCAAGAGGAGAGGTACTCCATCGAGGGGTGGGCCAAACACGTTGGTCAAACGGTCTCCGACTTCATCAAGGAAGCGGTCGCAGAGCGGATTCGGGTCTTGGCCAGCAAGCAGGGAGGTGGTTCATGAGCTGTTCGCTGTGTCGCGATTCGCAAGAAGTCGACGAGGTCGCCTGTCCTCGTTGCACTGCCCAGGACCGTGACGTCGTCGCGTTCCTGATCAGCTTCACCATCGCGCTCTTCGTCGCCTGCCTCATCGGTCTCTACAAGTACCTGCCTCGGCAGTAACCCAACACACCTGAAAGGAGGGGCGCATGTCGCTCCGCTGGGAGCTCCTCGAAGAAGAGGACGCTGAGGGGAACGTGTTCCCTGCGCACCACGCAACCTGCTACTGCTCGGAGCAGGGCACGGACTCCTTCCACATCTTCCAACCCGCCCACGTGGATCACTTCCACCTCCAGTGCACGACCTGCGGGCAGAGCTACTGCACGAAGGCGTCTTGCATCAACAACGTCCAGCCGCATGGTGGTGCGATGGTCAACGCACAAGTCACTGGCTAGCATGCGGTTGAAAGGAGTCACACCATGAAGAGTCGCATCGCACTTTCCCGCAAGCAGCTGTCGACCGAGGCCCTCAAGCAGGTCCGTGGCGGCGACGGTAGCGTGGTCTTCACGCCGCCGCAGGAGAACGGCATCGGCACCTCGCCGAGCGATCCGTACGCCGAGTACCTGCTCGTCGCTGGCATCGGCACCTCGCCCTCCGTCCCCAAGTAGTTCCTCTCTCCCCTCCCATCCCCCGCCCTCTTTCCTTAGCTCGCAGAGCGCGCAATACGTGTGTCCTCTACGAGATAAGGAAAGGTAGGAAGAGAGGCACGCCGAGTGTCTCTTTCTCGTCACCAAAGGAGGGAAGAATGGGACACGAAGACAGCGACGACGGATACGAAGAAGAGGAGGAGCCCGTCGAGGAAGGCGGCAATGACGACGAGCTCGACTCGCTCAACATCGAGAAGGGTCTGCTCCCCGAGCTTCCGCTGAGCGAGAGGCAGCTCGAGTTCCTTCGGGGCACGACCTACAACTTCACCTACCGGGAGATGTTCTACGTCTTCCGCAGGAGCGGCGACCTCGCGCGTCGAGCCATCGACCAGCTCAAGTTCATCGCCGGCATGCTCCGCGACAAGCGCCTGATGGAGAAGATCGACGGCGAGCTCGACGTCCTCATGGGGTGCCGGAAGGCCGCGCAGGAAGGCGGCTTCAGTGACCCCCGTGACGGGGTCTGGTACACGGAAGAGGACAACCTCCCCGAGGACGCCGTCGAGTGGGGCAACACGGTCGCCGATGGCGCCGCCGCGGACCCGGCCGCAGCACAGGCGTGGGGTACGCTCCTCTCCGAGTTCATCACCAAGGCGAAGATGGACTCGGTCTTCGCCATGAAGACCGAGGTCGCCATCATATACGGCAAGTCGCCGCCCTCGGAGTCGACGCTTCGCGACATCAAGGAGCGCTGCGTCGCCCTCGCCCAGATCTCCTACATCGACTTCGACGCGCTCCAGCACGCCAGGGCCAAGGCGAACTTCGAGTACTGGGAAAAAGGGAAGGCCACTCCTCCGGGAATCATGGAGAAGTGGATGCAGGAGTACTACGACGACCCGTATGTACGCCCGAAGATCGAAGAAGCGAGGGAGAACCTGGCGAAGGTCGGAGCCGCCATCCACGACCGCAACTGCACGGACCCGGACTGCCAGGTCCGCAAGGAGAAGGCCGACGCCAACGGCAACGTCTTCCCGCTCCCGCCTCCGCCCGAAGACGAAGAAGTCGCCAGTGGCGACGACATCAACGAGCTGGTCCGTCAGCTCGTCAACACCCGCAACGACAACGCAACGCAGGACAACAAGGGGAACAACATGGCCGACAAGAAGAACACCGTCAACGCTCTCGGCGACAAGCTCGGCAAGCAGCTGGAGAAGTTCAGCTCGGTGAACGTGATGTTCACGGAGGACCCGAACGCCCAGCACATCAACCTGCCCAAGGGCATGGACCTCGACACCGCCATCTACTGGCTGGCGAAGATGAAGGAGGAGGCCGAGCGGACCTACAACTTCTCGTACAAGTTCAAGGACTGGTACCCGCTCGACGCGGCGTGGGCGCTCTACAAGGCCATCGCCCAGGTCTACGGCTTCTCGCACGTCACCGGCACCGACACCTTCTTCGGCGAGATCCCGCCGACGATGCTCACCATCGAGACCGGCCTCGGCACCAAGCAGCAGGTCCCGTGGGGCCCCATCGAGGTGCGCGGTCTCTCGGGCAAGCTGACGCCGAACATCGCCTTCCACAACGGCCTGCCCTGCCTGGTGCTCAGCGCCGTCATCAAGAACAGCGAGCGTGCGCAGGCCGACAAGCTCATGCAGCTGACCGAGGAGATGCTCGCCAAGGAGTCCATCTACAAGGGCAAGGCGGTCCAGGTGGACTTCACCATCTTCACCCCCGACAACATCAACTTCGACGTGCTCCGCGCGCCGACGTTCATCGACACCCGCGGCAAGGCGAACGCCCTCGTACTCCCCGCCGACATCCGCGAGCTCGTCGAGGTGAACCTCTGGACGCCCATCGAGGAGACGCAGGCCTGCCTCGACAACGGCATCCCCATCCGGCGCACCGTGCTGCTCGAGGGCACGTTCGGCACCGGCAAGACCCTCACCGCCCACGTGACCTCGCGCAAGTGCGAGGAGAACGGGTGGACCTACCTCTACCTGAAGGACCTCAAGCAGCTGCCCAAGGCGCTCTACTTCGCCAAGAAGTACGCGCCCTGCGTCATCTTCGCCGAGGACGTGGACCGCGTCACCGAGGGCATGCGCGACGACGAGATGGACGAGCTGCTCAACACCATCGACGGCGTCGACCGCAAGAACGACAAGGTCATGCTCGTCTTCACCAGCAACAACGTCGACGCCATCCACCCCGCCTTCATGCGCCCGGGCCGCACGGACGCCATCATCACCTTCCTGCCGCCCGACCCGACGGCGGTGCAGGAGCTCATCAACGTCTACGGCGTCGAGGAGAGCGGCCACAACATCATCGACCCTTCCGCCGACCTCACCAAGGTGGGCAAGCTGCTCGCCGGCCAGATCCCGGCCATCATCCGCGAGACGGTCGAGCGCTCCAAGCTCGCCGCCGTCCGCTTCCGCAGCAAGGACCGCAACGGCAAGCTGCTCGTGACCGCCAAGCACCTGGAGATCGCGGCGGCGCAGATGCTCAACCACGCCAAGCACCTCGAGGAGCCGGAGGCGGAGAAGCCGGACCTGGTCGTCCTCGGCGAGGCCTTCGGCGAGGTCGTCGCCAGCGGCCTGCGCGAGTACCTCTTCCAGAACCACGTCTCCCTCAGCCGTTCGGACATCGAGCAGATGGACGACAAGGAGGCTGTCGCCCGCGGCGTCTCCCAGCTCGTCGCGGACACCGGCCTGGCCGAGGTCGTCGAGAAGAACGGCTAGCGCACCGCGACCTCAAGCCCGAGAACCTCTCCCAGACATATCCCACCCCCACAGCGCCCTCCCGGCGCTTCCTTAGCCCTCAGTTTTCCCTCAATTTCTCCTCACCTGGTGGCATAAGGATCTAGCGGAAAACACTTCGTTTTCCTGTCACCAAGGGGAGAGAGACCATGGGATTCATCGCTGAGCTGTTCGAGACCGTCGTTCCGAAGACCCTCAACCGCATGCCGCGCCTGACCCTCGGTCTGGTGGATGCCATGCTGGTGACCACCAGCGCGGTCATCGCCGCGGTCGACCAGATCGACGTGGCCCTCTACGAGGTAGGCGTCACCATGGCTGGTCGGCCGACCATGGACGTGGTCACGGAACGGGCTGTGACGGTCCGTGAACGCCTCCTGGACGTCCGGGATGCCTTCGTCGCCACCGGGAACATCGAGGCCGCCCTGGAGTCGGCAGTGGCCCTGGAGGACGCCCGCATCTTCGAGGCGTGGCTGGACTCCCGGCGCAACGCCCGGGCGCCCTTCCCCTGGGAGGAAGAGGAGACGGAGGTCCGCACCTACGTCAGCCCCCCGGTCCTGGTCTCCATCCCCTCGGGCAACTGATGAAAGACGTCATCGACATGGAAGAGGTCGATGGCGTGTGGGTTCAGAAGAAGCCCCGCTCCGCCGACCCGGTCCGCGAGGAGGCGTACCGCAAGTTCTTCTCGCGAGTCATCCACTCCAGCCTCGCCACCAAGCTCTACAAGCAGAACGACAAGGAGACCCCATGAACGACATGAAGCAGACCCGCCGTGTCACCATCCGCCTCACCCCCTGGCAGGCCCGCAAGCTCTGGGAGCTCCGCACGAAGGACCTGCCCGCCGGCTCCGAGCCTCGCGGCGTCACCGAGGTCATCATCGCTTCGCTCTTCGGCAAGCAGGTCGACAACAAGACCCTGCCGCCGGCGGAGGAAGAGCCGACCCTCATCACCGTCTCCCCGGAGCGGGCGCAGTCGGTCCTCGGTCAGCTCAGCGAGGCGGCGAGGAACGTCGACCCGGAGCGCGAGCACCTCGACCTCACCGAGGAGGACAACTCGAAGTCGTTCGACAACAGCGACGTCGGCGACGAGTACCTCGAGCTCTAGTCGGGAGAGAAGGCGCCTGTGGCCTTTCTCTTAGCTCGCAAAAGCGGAGCACCGCAGCGGAGATAAGGAATCTGCACGGGACTTGCTTTGTCCTCAACAAGGAGATGGTGATGAAAGAAGATGCGCTAGTCATTCTGATTTCTGTGGGCCTCAGCGTCGCCTTCTCTGCGTTGGTGACGTACCTGATGATCCAGAGCGCAGCCAAGAGCTTCGTTCTGGCCATCAGCGCCGGCGCCGCGGACGGCGTCAAGAAGGCCAAGAAGAAGATCGACGAGATGACGGAACGACTCGGGGGCTCCGGGCTATCCGAAATCCACTACGTCTCTCGGACGACGACTACCGAGACCACAACGACGCCCAAGAACCCGCGGCAGGAAGTGCACTCGTGTCACGACGAGCGGTGCCCTGCTTTCCAACAGCACAAGTGTCACAACGGCGACTGTTGCTAGGAGGAGACCGCACATGAGCAATGAGAAGGTCAAGCGCTACTGGGGACCGGAGCAGGACATGGAGTCGCTCGCCGCGATCGTACGGCAGCGGAAGAACCAGAGTCCCGGCGTCAACTTCGCCAGGTCCCAGTTCTCCGAACCGTGGAAGGACGGAAAGGACGACGCTCGAGCTCAGATCCTGGGACTGCTGTCCCCGCTGCGTCGGAAGACGCCCATCTCCATCCTCACCATGCCCGGCATCACGTGGCACTTCGAGAAGAACCTGCTCAAGCTCCGCGAGCCCGAGCTCGCCGAGGGCAAGGTCTCCCGCACCAGCATCACCTCCATCGAGCGCGAGCCTCCCATCTTCGTGGCGGCGCTCAAGGACATCCCCGGCGCCGACCGCGGGCTCGAGCACCTGCCCGACGACTTCATGCGGTCGACGTGCACGATGAAGACGCCGTTCATCAAGCGCTTCCACCTCACGACCTTCGAGGAGTTCGCCGAGGTCAACACGCGGCTCTACACGGACGCGTGGCTCGACTTCACCGGTCCCCTCACCGAGCGCCTCCTCGAGACCATCCCGTACTTCTGGAAGCACATCGAGTGCACGCTCACCATCACCACGCTCAACGCTCGCTGGGACCGTCGCACCAGCAACAAAGTCAAGCGCGCCGGCGGCGCGGCGAACCTCCTGATGGAGACCCTCGACCAGCCGCTGCACTTCCGGACGGACCGCTACATCGACACCGTCCCGATGATCCAAACCATCTTCGCCAAGGAGCCGGCCGTCGTGCCGGCGTAGGGAGAACACGTGGAGCCGAACATGAAGCTGAAGATCAAGAAGCTGCTGCGCAAGGCCGCGAGCAAGGCCCTGGACCTCGCCGAGAAGGCGTACCTACTCGCCTACGGCTGGGAGAAGTACCCGCACGTCAAGGGCGCCTGGATATCGCCCGAGGGCTATCCGAAGCGCCACGACGGCATCACCCAGGGTCATGCCATCAACTCGATGAAGAAGTACATGCACAGTCCCGGCGGCCCCTGGGATCCCGAGACCGACCGGCTCAACTGAGCCGAGGGAGAGGGCGCCTGTGGCCTTCTCTTAGCCAAGAGAGGACCGTTCGGTGAGATAAGGATCTTGAACGCAAACCACACCTTAGGGGGAAACCATGGGCGCTTCTGTGCATCTCCAGACCGGCCTCACCATTGACCATCGCCGCCTGTACCACGACCTCTGCTTCCTCATCGCCTTCAACGAGGACAAGGCGCCCAACCAGTTCATCGACCGGCTGCACAAGCGACTGGAGTCCATGGCCAGCGCCAAGGACATGGCCGACGCCACGGAGTGGATCCGCGATGGCAAGGCGTTCGTTCGCGTCAACCTCGGCGACAAGAGCGATTACGCTCGCGCCGTTCTCATCCGCGCCATGTGGGTCCAGGACCGGCTCAACAAGGCCAACGTGGTCCTCTAGGAGGAGACAGTGAAGGTCATCGTGAAGCTCACCGAGAAGGAACTGAAGGAAATCGTCCTGAAGTGGCTCGAAGAGAACAAGGCCATCACCGAGGGCGAAGAGCCGGACATCGACTTCAGTGTCGTCAACGCCATCGGGTCGCGGTTGAAGTCGCTGGCCGACTTCGAGTTCATCGAGACCGTCATCAAGTTCAAAGAGGACAAGTTCCCTCTCATCAAGGGGCCGTACCGATGACGGACAAGAAGAAGCCCTACGCCTGGGTCGCCTACGACATGAAGCAGAAGAAGGTCGGATGCGTGCTCATCCAATCCCTCTTCGGCGGCGTCGTTCCAACCGGCGGGGCCCTCGAGGGAAATCCAGCCTCTCACTTCGACAACAAGAGCTGGCTCCTGGCGCCGACACCGGACACCAAGCTCTACGAGATCGCCACGAAGGAGGAGTTCGAGGCGCTGGTGCGCACCACCGACGCAATCCATGTGCCCAAGAAGAGATAAGAACTCTGAACCCAAGTTTGAAGGGGGGTGAGAGTTCATGCGGTAGCTGGCTGTAATGGCCGGCGACTGGAAAGGCAGGAGTGTCCCAACTCCCGACCCGGAGCGATCACCGCTCCTGCCTTTCTTTTTCCTGGGAGGAGACTCCGATGAAAGAACTGATACGGCAGGTTCTGGTGACCTGTCTCGCGACCGTAGTGGCTGTTCTGACCCGCTGGCTGTACGAGCGCCTGGCGCTCCCCTTGCCAGCCAACCTCGGGAGGTACTGATGGGCCGATTCGACGCAGAGTACGTGGAGGGCCTAGAGGCTGAGCTCGAGCGACTCAAAGACGAGCGCGAGAAGCTCAAGGACACCCTCACCGAGGTGAAGAGGCTCACCGACATCCCCGGGCTCCCCGACGACGAGTGGCGCAACGAGGGCTGCCCCTCGACCGACACCATCGTGAAGCTCATCCGCACGGAAGTGGAGAAGGTAGTCAAATGAAGTTCACCGTCACGTTCAAGACGCCGGACGCCATCCACGACGCGCTCGCCGACCTGAGGCGCGACGCAACCGAGGTGGCCTCCCCCATGGACGAGGACACCCTCGACGCGTTCCTCCAGGACGCCAGCAAGCTGATGGGGGAGTTCATCGAGCACGGGGAGTACGTCGACATCGAGTTCGACACCCACGAGAAGACCGCAAAGGTCTTGAGGAGGTAGACCATGGACAACGCCAAGCAGTACCAGCTCGAGAAGATCCAGCGCGACCGCATCAAGAGCATCCTGTACGGGGAGAAGCTGGACACCATCCTCCGCAACATCTCGAACGCGGCCGGCGCCATGCGAGAGGTGCTCGAGCAGGGCACCAGCGACCGCCAGAACTGGCTCGTAGCGCAGATGCAGAACGGGGAGGTCACCCCGATGAAGATCCTCAACGAGTCCATCGACGCCCTCAGGTCCGGCGACCTCGTCGAGCAGGCCCTCGCATGCCTGGATGAGATCGCGAAGATCCGTCGTGTCGCCCACGCGGAGCACGAGATCGAGAAGTCGGAGGAGCGCATCCGCCAGTCGAGGCGGGAGCTCGAGGCCATCGGTCCCATCAAGGAGTACCCGTGAGCTTCAAGGTCGACAAGAAGGGCCGGTTCAACGGCAAGTCGATGAAGCACTGGGAGCGGATGGCGCATGAGCTCGTTGTCGAAGAGCTCCTCCGCGCCGCCCTGCGCCACGACGCCAACCCAGCGATGAGCATCGTCGGCTACATGGCGTCGAACAAGCTCATGATCATGGCCCGCAACCTCGACGACGAGCTCGTCGGCAAGCTCATCGACGAACGCAACAACTGGCGCATCGGTGCACTGGCTGCGCTGCAGGCCCTGACCAGCCCGGAGGAGGATGAACGTGTGGCTGAATCTGCGCCGGAGCATCCTCGAGGAGTTCGAAGCTCTTCAGCCAGATTCAAACGCGGCGGAAGCCGAATGGGCGGCAAGGCAACGCGCAAGAAGTAGGGAGTGGAGGAAGGAAGCTCGTGAGAACGAGCGCCGGCTCATCCGTTCCATCAGGACCAAGAAGCACGGCGTGGACGAGGAGCGCCGGGTGCGCGCCATCCTCGACGCCAGGAGGGAGAGGACGAAGTGAGCGCCTACCGAGCCAACGCCTACAAGATCCGGCACCCGGACCTCCACTTCAAGAGGGTCGAGCCGAGCTGGCTGGACACCTGGAACTGCTTCCGAGGGAGGCACTGGTTCTCTGGGACCAACGTCTGCGTCAACGTCAGTGAGACGCATCCCGAGTTCTGCCTCCGGGCGAACCACTCGCATGAGCTCCACCTCTGCGTGTTCTGCCTGAAGGTCGCTCTCGCCGATGAGTGGTGCTACACCGGGCACCTCAGCCACTACCACGTAGCCGAGCCCTCCCTCTTCATCACCGAGACACGGTACAACCACGACATCATGGACGTACTGGACATCATCGACCCGTACGACAACAGATAGGAGAAGAACGTGAACCACGCGACCACTGTCCAAGGCCTCAACATGAAGGAGCTCGCGAAGGAAGTCTCCGAGCTCCGCTACGACGCTCTGTTCGAGCTCATCAAGAACCTGCGGCTCGAGCTGCAGAAGGACGTCGTCGAGGATGCGGCCCGTGGTCGCGTCCTCCTCTCCAGCCATCTCTCCAACGCGGCCGGGCACCTGTGCTCGGTGGAGAACAGCATCGAGCACTGCTGGAACATCGCGAAGACCCACAAGCCATGAGCCTCGAGGGCACTGCTACTCGTCGGGCCGGACGCGCCGACGGGAACTGCATGCGCGTAGGCTGCGTCCGAGCGGTACCGCCCTACCACGGCAACAAGTTCTACTGCTCTCCGGAATGCGGAGTCCTGGCGAACCCAGAGAGGTTCAGCAAGCAGGAGCTTGACGATGCGGAGAAACACGCCGCTCGCCACGGCATCATCCAGAGCACCTACGTGAGGTGCCCCAAGTGTCTGGGAGAAGGGGTGGTACTGAAATGAGTCATGCAATGAACGAGTGGCTGGGGAAGCGGGTGCAGTTCAACGACCCCGGCGGCACTGTCGGCATCGTGGTCTCGTACCACTCTGGCAGGGACAACATCTTCTACGTCGAGGCGCCTGGCTTCGGCTTCCTGCAGGGCACTCCTTCGTCCTGGCACCTCGTGGACGACTCCGTCCCCGTGAGCGACGCCCGCCCGAACTCGGTGTGCTGCACTCCGTGGCAGCCCAGCTTCGACACCAGCGACATGGAGCTCACGGTCACCAACCTGAGGTGCTGCCTATGCGGCAAAAAGACGGAGGGCTGATCTGGTTCCTCGAGTGGTTCGTCAGGACCATCTTGCGCGGCAAGTGCAGCAAGACCTGCCCCATCTGCAACCCGCCCAAGCACAAGCTGCCGAGGGCGAAGGTGCGGAGGTGACCAACCTGCAGAAGGCCATCGTGAAGCAGCTCGACACGGGGCCGAAGACGGTTGACGAGCTCCTCGAGGCGCTCAAGGGGAAGTTCTACTTCCTCCCGTGGCGGCTGCCCAGCGACATCTGCAACCTCATCAACAACGGACTCGTGGACCGAAGCCCGGACGGCACCACGTTCTCTCTACCATGGAAGGTGATGACGTGAAGTATCTACTCCCACTGCTACTCGTCCTATCGGCATGCTCGAGCGAAGAACTCGGAGTCGAGCCAGATGCGTCCTCTCCGGACGCGGCCGTTTTCGATGCCTCCGTCCCCGACGCCACTCCGCCCGATGCTGACACTCGCCCTCGCTGCGAGCAGAAGACCACGGGAGCCTTCATCGGTGACTCCATCGTGGTCGGCGCCTTCAAGGCGTACCGCTCGTTCATGCTTCACGAGGGAGACGCGGTCATCAACGTCTCGGTCGCCGGCAACACGGTCGACAACCAGTACTCCGCCTGGCTTCTCTCCCCGGCCCGCGGCAACCCCGACGTGTCGTGGATCTTCGTCCAGTGCGGCATCAACGACGTCCTCCACGGGGAGACAACAGCACCGAACATCGCGGCGAGGATGGAAGACCTGCTCGACGACATCAGCGCCAACAACCCCGAGGCCACGGTGTTCTTCTCCATCATGGACCCGGCCCGCCTGCGGTTCGAGACCATGGCGCAGGTGGGCCCGCCGCGGTACCCGCTCTGGCAGGAGCTCAACGGCTACTACCTCAACATGGGCGGTCTGCGACGGGTCAGCGACGCGCTGAACAACGGCGCCGACTACCTGGTGACGGAGTACGACCACGGGGACGGCCTGCACCCGAACGATGCTGGCTACCTCGTCACGGCCACCATCATCCGCGGCTGGGTCGACGCAGTCTTCCAGCCCGTTCCCTGCGAGGAGAACTGACCATGGGAATGAGCGCGCCGACCTGCAAGCAGTGCTCGAAGGTGTACCCCGAGTACCACACGGACAAGGAGTTCTGCTCCGACCAGTGCCGACGCGACCATGAGGACGCGGAGAAGCTGGCCAACAAGGCGAAGATGGAGAAGAAGTACCAGGTGGAGCTCACCGGCTACGAGCTCTACCTGCTCTCCGAGGCTCTCGACAGCCACGTCTACTGGCAGCTCTCCGACGAGGGCTACCGGAACGACGGCTTCGTCCATGAACCAGGCTCCGACGACCCCGACAAGGCCGAGGAGATCGTGGAGGCCGAGACGTTGTCCGAGCGACTCCGCGACATCGGAAAGGAGTAACCATGATGGCAGTCATCCCACCCATCGGCACCGAATACATCCTCTTCCACCAACGTACCGATCCAGGCAGAGGAGCTCTCATCGGCAAGGCAGTATCGGTAGGCTTCTCGCCCATCCGCCTCAGGTTCACCCCACCTGACGTCGACAAGGAACCGTTCGAGCAGACCGTCGAGTACACCAAGTACAAGACGGACGACGGGCGGATCTTCTACGAGTACGAAGTGTATGCCTACATCGCGGAGAGCGATCGCGAAGTTCTCCGCATCATGATCACGAACGCCGGCGGCAACGCCGAAGAGCTGCTGGGCCCGGAGCCCAAGAGCAAGTGGCCCTGATGCTGTTCCACAGCCCTGCCAAGGGGCTCAAGGACCCGAAGCCCGGTGACCGAGTCACCTTCTACCGGCTTCGCGACGGTGGTGCCGACGACCAGTACTACGGCTGGGACGCGTTCCACGGCGAGCTCGTCGAAGTGATCCACGACGGGCGGTGGGCCGTGAAGGAGGACGGGCACGAGCACCACATCTACCTGCACCGCTTCGACATGGAGGTACCGGGATGCATCTAGAGGAAGCCCTGGAGGAGTTCAAGAAGGCTCGAGACGCCCTGGCCAAGGAGTGGAATGTCCAGCCGGAGCTGGTCCACCTTCTCTTCCTTCGGCACTCGCTGTCGCACGAGCAGCCACACGAAGGATGCGACCCCGCCTCCTGCTACACCGAGACGGCGGCGGTGAACAAGTACCTGGCCTGCGTGGACTACGTCATCGACTTGCTGGAGGACGTTCGTCTTCCCTGACAGCTAAGAGAAGGGCGCCTGCGGCCCTTCTTTAGCCCACAGCGGTGCCCTTGCAGCCGTCGCAGGCGTTGCTAGATCTTCAGGCCGTGCCCAAGACGAACTGGTACATCGCCACCATGCCCTCGCTGGCCTCCTGGATCCTGGTCAGGTCGACCAAGACTGGCAGGCCCATCGTGAAACACAGGGCGAAGCTCGAGAGCGTGGCCCGTTGGTACGCCGACCTGCATCACCAGGAGCGTCACGAACCTCCGCCGTCGGGGTAGATGACCCGCGAGACGTCGACGCCGCGGAGCTCTGGGAAGAGGAGGTTGAACTCCTCGTTCACCAGGTGTGCCGGCATCTTGTCGAGCTGCTTCTCGGCCGCGTAGACGTCGCTGTGCACACCGTCGATGCCGGCGCTGAGCATGAACTTGAACAGACGCCGCACGCGTAGGCGCATGTCCATCTCCTCCTTCGGGACCGCCATCTCTCGCTTCTCCTGGTAGGGGGTGGTGATCTCTTGCTCGGGGTTCCGCACTTCGATGATCGGACGGAACATCTCGATGCGCTGGCTCTTCAGGACCGGCCCGCTGTCATCCTCCGACGTCATCGGTACACTCCTTCCTTCACGACGATCTCGCCGTGGGTCTCCTTGCAGCAGCCGTCGCAGCCATGGGTCTCGAGGATGGGATCGTACTGCCCCGAGGTCATCATGTAGAGCATGTGGTCGGGGTCTGGGTGCCCGATGCCGTGCGGGCAGATGCGCTCCATCAGGTAACCGTCCATGCGCCAGTTCTGCGGCCACTCGCGCATGTGGTGTTGCGACGGCTTGTGGATCGAGCACGAGCTCTGGTCCTTGCACTTGTCGGGATGGTGGGCGTTGATCACCTGCCCGCCGATGAGCGTCACCGCTACCAGCTCTCTCATGGGACGAACCTCTTCAGCAGCCCCTCAGGGATGAGCATGGCCGACCGTTCGTGCCCGTCTTCGTCGACGACGATGCGCCCCAGGTCCACGATCCAGAGGTCCACGCCAGCGGCACGCAGTCCAAGCCCCATGATGGTGCCGGCACCCTCGAGCTTGCCGATCGCGTAGGTGACCGCATCACCGAACGAGTACGTGCGGTGGACCTCGGGGCCGATGCGCATGTGGAAGTTCTCCAACGTGTCTTCGCTTCCTCGAGTCATCAGACCACCTCCACTTCGAAGTTGGGAGAGTCCCACTCGACCCTCATCCCGAGGATGGTGTGCCCACCAGTCATGCTGCTACGGAAGATGTCCCGGATCGGGCGACGCGTCTCCGCATAGTGCTCCGCTCCGGAGCGCAGGAAGTCGCCCCACCAACCCATCTGAAGCTCCTCGATCATCCGACCCTCGTCCTGCTTGCGCAGTCGGATGACGGTGCGCTCGCGGATGTTGATGTAGCCAGCGGCGGCAGCTATGCCGTGCGTGGTGGTGACGAAGCGGATGATTCTCTTGCGTAGCGAGTGCTCCGTCTCCGGTGGGTACTGCTTCTTGTCGTTGCTCATTCGAAACCTCCTGCTTGTTGTTCCTTCTTCGCTCCGTCGCGGAGGCCCTTCTCGTAGGCCTCCTTCATAAACGCGACCGCTTGCTCCTGCAACCACTGATCCGTCCACTGCGACCCGATCGAGCTGAGGAAGGCGCGGGCCCTGCTCTCCCAGTTCGGAGGGTTGTCGACCTGCGGTGTCCGGATGGCGCTCACGATGTCCGTCTTGGCCGTCCGCAGCTCCTCCTCCGAGACCTGCTTGACCAGCGACCTCGTCTTCTCGCGGCACGAACACCAAGTCGGGCAGTCGATGCCCACGGCCATGTTGTTGTGGCATGAGCACTCGCAGAAGAAGGGAGCAGCTCCTGGGTTGTCGCTGTCCCAGTATCTGATCCCGTCGGTGTGCTGGATGGTGTCGGCGTGCCCACGGTTGCTCACGCAGCGCGTGCTCACCCCGGTGCCAGGAACGGCGTAGGTGGATAGACACCGAAGCCAGTTCGAGGGCGGCTTCGCAGGCTCCTTCTTCTCCGGCATCTTGCCGATCTCCTTGAGGCGGTTGAGAATCTCGGAGTCGGTCATCTCCTTGCCCTTCTCGGCGACGACGAGGAGGAACTGGGTCAACGCCTCGAGCCTGGTCTCGAGCACTCGGACCTTCATCTGCAGCTGGTGCACTTCGAAGTGAGTCATCGCCTCAGTCCTTTCAGTACATCGAGGATGTCTCCGTACTTGAGGTTGCCGCACTGGCAGTCGGCCTCGAGGAGCTCTAACCCCTGTTCGACTTCGTCCAATACCTTATCGCGCGCGGTTGAGGTGTAAGCGATGACTGTGCCGATGAGCGAAGCACTGGTGGCTTTCCCACCAAGCGACAGCTCAGCTAGCCGCATCGCCTCGTGCATGTCCTCCGCAAGTACCACGCCGGACGCAAAGTGTGCGAAGGAGATCTCCTTGTTGGTCTCCACGCGGAAGGCTCGGAGCGGTCCCTTGGCGCTCACGACGCCGACCCCGGTGGGACGAGGCCTCGAGAGACCATGATGGCCGTGGCCGCCTGGTGCAGGCGCTCCATCGCAGCCGTGGTTCCGGAGGTAACGAACGCCACTACCTCTCCCGTGTCTCCGTGTGAGGCCAGGCCGAGAGTCGAGTAGAGCTCTTCGGCGGCCGCAAAGTAGTCGTTCCACAGCTTCAGCATGTGCTCTTCGGTCATGGGGTAACTCCTTGGGGGTGCGGCGAGCTTATCCCAGGCCGTTCCGGGTTCTTTCAAGGAACGTAGGGCGCCTGAGATAAGGACTATGGACCCAACCAACGCTTAGGAGACGCAGATGCCCAGCAACACTGGCGGCGACAACAGAGACGACGACTACGATCCCGTCGGGAACGAGAGGTTGGAGCGAGAGCTGAAGGCGCATGCGGCCAAGACGGCTCGACGGAACAAGAACGAGCCGAGACCTCTCACGACGGAGGAGTCGCACTGCATGGAGGTAGCCGAGCAGAACCTCGGCAACATGGACACCGTGCACGACCTCTACCGGGTGGTCGCCGACGAGCGGAAGGCTGCCGCCATCAAGGCATACGAGCGGGCGTTGGGGATCGTCCTCTGCCTGCCCATCAACCAGCGTCGCAACGAGGCCGCCAACGAGCTCGCGGCCCTCATCAAGCTCGAGAAGGAGAGGAAGTGATGACCAAGAAGGAGAAGCAGCAGGCGAAGATGCGGAAGATCATCCGGGACCGGGAGCGCCGGTTCCACAAGATGAGCAGAGCGCAGCAGCGCGTCGTGGTGGCCAAGGATGTCCTCGCTCTCATCCAGAGCAAGAAGTACGCTCCGGCGCACAAGGGCTACCTGGTCGGCAAGGTTGTCGACATCGGTGTGGATCTGGCGCAGAGCCAGCGGGCCGGGACGTCGGAGGAGGTGCGTGACCTCTACATCGAGGCTGGTGCGCCGAGGTGCACGGGCTGCGCTCTCGGCAGCGTGCTCCTGGCCTGCGTCCTCCGGACGGACGAGCTCACCACCTCCGACCTGTTCTCGGGCGGCGGCGTCAACACCGGTAACATGGTCGAGTACCTCGAGAAGTACTTCTCCTTCAAGCAGCTCGCGCTCATCGAGAAGGCCTTCGAGGGTTCTGGCGTCTCCGGCATCGACGACATGGACGAGTACCAGAGCGAGGGTCTCATCGCTGCTGCCTTCGGGGCTCAGTTCAAGTCCCCGACGGCCCGCGTGATCGCCATCATGAAGAACATCATCGCCAACGACGGCATGTTCGTCCCCCCGCCACTCACCGACGATCAGGAGTACAAGGCCATGGACGGCAGGTACGCCCACTTCAACCCCTCGGTTCGCCGCTGATCCCCCGATCTGAAAAGAGGAACTCGATATGGACTCAGTCAACATGACCGATGAGCAGTTCACCCTCGCCATGCTTCAGCTCAGGAAGGAGCTGGAGGAGAAGTTCGGCAAGGAGAACGCCTTCATCCTCCTGACCGGAACCTTCATGGTCTCCGCCATCAAGCATGGCAAGACCAAGGCCGACCTGCATGAGCTGACGGACTGGGCCTACGGCCAGGCAGCGGACACGGCCGCCAAGATCCCGTGAGCTGGGTGGTGTACATGCTCCGGTGTGCCGACGGAACGCTGTACACCGGCATCACCAACAACCTGAGCCGACGCCTCCGCCAGCACACTGAAGGCCGGGGAGCCAAGTACACCAGGGGCAGAGGCCCCTTCCACATCGCATTCACCAGGGACATGGAGACGAAATCGTCTGCCCTGAGGCTTGAGGTCAAGATCAAGCGGTTGACCAAGGCCCAGAAGGAGGAGCTCCTGAAGGGGTAGCGTTCGGCAGTAGAAGTCTCACGGACGGGGTTGGCGGGTAGGGCGGCGGGTCGATGTACGAAACGATTGGGTGGTCAGAGTTCAGAGAACGGTTCCCCAAGCACGCAGCCGAGTTCGAAAGGATGTACAGACTCTTCCTCAGCTTCCCAGGCAACTGCCTCTTCCACATCAACGGCAGCAGGATAGAGGTGCAGGACCTCTACAACCCGGACAACAACTGGTGCTGTGAGCTTGGTGGTACGTGGACCATCGATGACCTACCTCCCCACATGGAGTAGGGGTCGCAGAGGGTGCCTGAGGCCCTCTTTTTAGCCCCCAGGAGCAAGAACCGGTCGATCCGTGGGATAAGGGCCCTGAAGAGAAAGGCACACCCGCCCGACTCAACCTTTTCAACAGGGGGACACCACCATGTTCAAGACCATCAAGCTCATCTCGACCCTCGCCACCATCTCCAAGGACCTGGCCAAGGCTGCCGTGGAGGACAACCTCACCATCGACACCGCCCGGGACATCATGGTCAAGGCCGTGGCCGCCTTCGTGGAGCACCAGGGCGTGGAGAAGAGCCGGCTCAACCTGCTCAAGAACGCCCACCGGAACACTCGCCATGCCCGCTGGGCCATCAACGTGGCCAACAAGCTCGAGAGCATCAAGGACTACCTCGAGGGCTTCGCCACTGGCAAGACCTTCTCGGCCATGGAGAGCTCCGCCCTCTACCACGAGCTCGGGGTCATGCCGGTCGAGGAGGCCATCCGCCGGTCCTTCAACCGCGGGGCCAGCATGAGGGTCAAGCAGCCCTCCTCCGAGGTCCGCTACGACAACTAGCTACTCCGAGCAAGGGCGCCCCCTGGCCCTTCTCTTAGCCCTCAGCCGCCTTCTTCGTCTCCAAGAGCTTGAGCAGGTGGCGATGAAGCTCTGGGTGGATGCGAACGTAGCTACCGGTCAGGTTGCACGTGAAGACGCACTTGTCGTCTGCGTTTCGGTTGTCCTTGAACAGGATGTCCGTTGGGATCCTGGTGTCGATCCCGTTGTGCCCCTGGATCCTCATCACGCCGTCGTGGTTCAGCCCCAGGATGGTCCAGCTGTCCCCATCCTCTGCTGCCGTGTCCCTCCCGCGCCATGCCTTCAGTTCGGCCATGGTCCTGATCGGCTGCTCTTCCAAGTACGTGTCCATGCGTTCCTCCAGTTGTAGCTCCAGCTCATATGTCGGCTGGAGGCACCCATCCCCCAAAAAATTTTTCTCGGCGCTTGTTTTCTGCCACCCACCCAAACAGGGTACCCCCTGAATCTCAGGTACCACTGTCCCCCCCTGTACGGCCTCCGTTCTTGTTCTTCTTAGGTCTACCAATAGGCGATGACTCGTCTTTGGGCGAGGCTTGCGCGATCACTGACTGTCCCGCCTGCGTGAGCACATGGCGCGCACCGTAGAGCGCCCATTCGCGGGTGAACGCAGAAGGAGTGCGCAATGAGAGCGCAGATGCTCGATTGATGAGTTCTGCCTCTGCATCAGTAAGGCGCACCATCTGAGCAGCAGCACGTCTCTCGCCCAGGGGCTTAGGTGGTCGTCCCATTGTTGAGCTACAGTAATGGAGTAAGTGAGCTACGTCAATAGTTGATGAGCTACAACAACTGGCTTTTGGCTTTACGGGAAGTGACAAAATCTGAGTTCTCTATCTCTCTGATAGGTGGAGGCCCAAGCCTACTTCCGGGCTGTTCTTCTCAGCTATCTGCACCTAGGTGACAGTACTTGGGGTAGCTAGGTCGAGGAAAAGGCATAGCTAGAGGAGCTGAAACATCAGCTCCAGGGAGGACGAGGCTCTATGCGTAGCAGTAAGGGGACGAGCCTGTGGGATGTCTCTGGGCTTGCCGCCTTGCGCCCTTGAGAGCTGGGGCCGCCCAGATGAGCGTGGGGCTGTGAGGCTGTGTGGAGGGCGTATCGAGGAGCCAGCTACATGGGCGATCTGCGCCTTCGCCGGGGCTCAGGACGCAGGAGAGCTAGTACTTGTCGCCTGGCTTGATGCCGAGCAGGGCGTCCAGGTCTCTGTGGTCTTCGAGCGAGATGGTCTGGCCCTTGCGCAGAACGCCTCGGATGATGTACTCGAGCGCCTGTGCCTGCCGTGTGGCGGCTCCGAGCCTGGCCTCAGCTGCTTCGGCCTCTGCCTTGAACCGCTGGGCGTCCTTGTTGGCCTGGTCGTAGGTGAGCATGCCGAGGCCACGAGGGTCATCGATGACCTCTGAGCTGTCCAGGATGCGCCTGCGCTCTTGGGCTGCGCCGTTCAGGAAGGCGTCCTTGAGCATGGATTCGATGGCCCGCCACTCGGCGTACTTCAGGTTCATGCGAGGGTTGCGCTCTTGCAGCGCTTCGCAGGCCGTCTGCGCCCTCTGGCCGGCCGCGTACTCGGTGAGCTGCTCCGTGACGAGCTCTCCGTACGGGTCAGGGCCTGAGCTGGCCTGGTTGGTCACAGGACCTCTCACGACATCAGGCGGGACCACGAACACCTTGCCGGCCAGGCGCTTGTACTCGACCACCTTGTAGCCGGCGACCTGCACGAACTCCTCCTGGCTCCCGGCCTGGTTTCGGCGCTCTGTCTCGAGCTTGTCCAGCTTGGCCCTGACATCGGCCTCACCCTTCAGGCGTTCACTGGTTCCTTCGCTGTTCCACGCTGCGTTCTTTTCGTTCATCACGCTCTCTCTTTCTTCGGGACCGCATCCCGACACACCGAGTCATAGCACTGAAGAACGAATCGAGGAACCACAAACTGAGGGCCTCCTGAGAGATAAGGACCTTGAACGTGGAGACCACACTTTTCAACGGAGGCAATCATGAGCAGCACCGCTACGACCGCGACGAAGCCGGCCACCCGAGACGAGATGCAGAAGGCCTGGCAGCGCTTCCAGGAGACCGAAGCTGAAGCCGACCTGGCTATGAAAGCACACAACGATGCCCGGGTGCACCTGGCACGCCTGTTGGGTGTCGATGGTGGCTACTTCAAGGCAGCCACGGAAGCCAAGGCCAAGAGCCTCGCGGCCGATGGTGCGAGGAAAGCAAGGGGCGACGATACCATCTGCGGGAGCGTGCTGGCCTTCTTGCAGAGCGCAGGCAAGAAGTGCTCGACCAAAGAGATAGCGAACGGAACGCGTCTCCCGAGAAGGCAAGTCCAGAACTCCATGAAAAGCCTGCTGCGCAGAAGTCTGGTGAAGAGCCACTGGCCGTACAACTGCCCCATCGGCGTTACCTACTCGGCAACCTAACCCATGGCCAGTAGTACGCCGTATCGAGGGCGCTCGGTCACCAAGGGCGAGAAGATGCACGAGGTGTGGCCTCGTGTTCGCGACTGCTACCGGCGCTTCGGGTGGCCTGGGGGAAACGCACTCATCTTGCCTGGCCCCGGAGCCCCAGAGCTGCCAGAGCTCATCAACGTGCTGAACTGGCGCGCTGACCGCATTTGGGCGGTCGACAAGCTCCCAGGTCCTGTGCTGGATGCGAAGCGCCAATTGCCGGAGGTCAGCGCTCACCGAGGGCTGCTGCATCAGGTGTTCAAGCAGCACCGACCGCCAATCGGCTTCGCACACCTCGACTTCATGAGCTCTCTCAACGAGACCGATGCCAACGGCTTACGGGCCATCCGTGGGCTCATCCTGCCGAGGGCCATCGTCCTTGTGACCTTCTTCATGGCGCATAAGCTGCCCGAGAAGGTGCTGTTCTACGCGGGCAGGAAGAGTGCTCCGAAGGACCTCGAGGAGCGCAAGGTTGTTCGCTTCGCCGGTTCCATCGAGCTCGTGAGACAGGCCCTCTCCAGACCTCGCATGGAGCTGCTCTTCACCGACAGCTACAACAGCCCAGCCCCCATGGGCATCATCGCCTTCCGTGCCTCTGACGGTTGAGCTCTACGAAGGCGCCTGCGGCCTTCTCTTAGCTAAGAGCGAGCCGTCTGCGGAGATAAGGGTCTTGGAGGCGACCATGCAGACCTTCTTGCCTTACTCCGACTTCGAGCAGTCGTTGCGTTGTTTGGACACCAGGCGCCTCGGTAAGCAGCGCATCGAGGCCAAGCAGATACTCGCCACGCTCCTCGACCGAGCCAACACAGGCGGATGGCGCAACCATCCAGCCGTGAAGATGTGGCGAGGCTACGAAGCCTCCCTGGCACACTACGGCCTCACGGCTTGCCGAGTGTGGATCGGTCGAGGCTACAAGGACACCACCTCGAGGTGGTTCGGGATCATGCTGCTCGACTACGTGGAGATCGTTCATCCGCCCTGGCTCGGGCGCGAGGACTTCCATGCCAGCCATCGTTCCAACCTGCTTCGCAAGAGCCCCGAGTTCTACGGCAAGCTCGGCTGGACTGAACCGCACGACCTGCCGTACGTGTGGCCGGAGGGGAAACCATGACGACCGAGACCGTATCCCGACAGTCGTACGCCGAGATGAAGAAGGAGGTCACGGACGGGTGGGAACGAGGCTTCCTCTCCCAGATGATGGAGATGTACCACGGCAACGTTTCTCGAGTCGCTCGAGTGGCTCGCATGGACCGCAACCATCTGCGAGAGCTGCTGCGCAAGCACAACATCGACCCGAACAGCTTCAAAGGCCCGAAGCCGTGACGCCCAAGAAGCGCTTCCCCAACATCGGGGGCATCGTGGTCGGGGACATCATGCACCACTGCAGCGGGCACGTAGGCAAGGTGGTCACCATCGAGACCGAGCCAGGCTACTGCGGACGCATGCACGTCGAGGGGCATGGCTGGGTTGCCTACCCTCCGAGCTCGCGCTGGTGGCGCTGCGAGCGACTGAGCGATCTGCCACCGCAACGGTACACAGAGCTGGACCTGGAGGACTGAGATGATTCAAACGTGTCGTATCCTGTTCTGCTTGGGCCTCCCCACGAGAGTGCTCACCCGAAACCTGGACGGTAGGCATCTCGGACTCTTCTGCGAAGCGCACTACCTAGGCTTTGCACATCTCACCGCGCAGGATCGCCACTGGGACGTCTTACCGAGCCGCCCCACGGACCCACGCTTGGGCGACTGGATGGACCCTCAAGCGTACCCGCGGGTGGACGCACCGTGCGGAGACTGCGGCGACAAGGCCGATGGCATCATCGTGAACACCTCTCTACGCCCAGTGACGGCAATCGCCTACCGGTGCCATGCCTGCTTGTCGCCCATAGTTCCCGGGCAGTTCCACCTGAACAAGGACTGGTTGTGGCGAGAGTTCGAGGTGATCAAGCCTCCTGTTCTCGTCATCCCCAACGGGGCATCTCCGCAACCGTCCTCGAGGTACACGCCCAAGCCGGTGGTGGCATGCTCGTCGGCAACGGCTCAGTGCGGCCCGGCCATCGGTGAGTTCACCTGGCCCAAGGGCAACAAGAAGGCAGCGCGTTGCCAACGCTGCTACGACAACATGGCGACCAAGCACGTCGTCGGCATCGCGTGGACCGCGTTCTAGTTCGGGGCCTGGTTCTGGCTGTGGTGCTCACGGCTTGGACCATGCTCCTCGACATCATCGCAGGCTGAGGGAGGAAGACACATGGGCAACAAGGCGAAGTGGTTCATCATGGGGTTGCTGTTCCTGGCGCTCTGCATCTCGTCGTTCAATCTCGACATGAAGCAGGAGCGCATCGAGGACCTCAACGCCGACAGGGACATCCTGCGGGCCGAGGTGCAGCGCAAGCAGCGTGACCTCGACACCGCTCACAAGGAGTGGAAGCGCCAGCGCGACGCCCTCGAGAAGCAGATGCTCGAGCAGCAGAACAGCTTCGAGAAGCAGTGCCAGGCGAGGGTCGATGCCGCGGTCAACCCGCACGTCGAGGAGCTCCCCGTGGCCACACACAAGGAGGGCTGGTGATGACCAAGTTGGTGTTCTTCCTCTCTTGGGGAGTTTGCTCCTTCTACTTCATCTCCCTCTACAACTACCTCAACGCACGCCACGGTACTCGTAGCGGCTTCGTGACCTGGGTGCAGGACAGCTTCAGCAGCTACAAGAACCCGGACCTGGTGCCTGCCTACTACGTCTGGTGCGTGCTCTTCCCGGTCGCTCTCCCCATCACCATCGTCGTGTTGGCCTTCTACGCTCCCGGCTTCATCGGCGGGAAGCTGGCCGAGAGAGCCGGCAGGCTTCCCAGGATCCCGCTGCCCAAGGCCTACGTCGAGGACGACGAGGCGCCATGAGCAAGACCAAGAAGAAGGACATCACCTTCTTCGAGTTCCAAGCCGTCGCCCGGATGTGGAAGTTCAGAGAGCTGATGGGCGAGAACCTCAAACCACCACAGGACTACATCGACAAGGGCTTCTTCGCCTTCGTCGATGGCGTTCTCTACCGCTACGTCGGATAGGAGCAATGATGAGCGAAAGAGATGCGGCTGACTGGGCAGCCATGGGCAGGGTGCTGTTGCACTTCCAGCTACCGACGGTGGCTTTCCTGCTGTTCCTGTTCTACTTCATCCGTGGCTTCATCGGAGCCGCGGTCGTTGACGGGCGCCTCAAGGACTGGGCAATAACAGAAATCATCCCCATTCAGATGATGCTCGTGTTCTGGGAGGTGACCGTCCTGGTCATCGTGGGCTTCACCACCATGTGCGCTCTGGCTGCGGCGCTGAGAGGTCTGCTCTCCGTGCCTCAGGCACTCGGCGCATGGACCCAGATAGCGCAGGCCTGGGTGAAGAAGAGCTACTTGCGGTGGAAGTACCGCCCGCACAAGGACAAGCCGCTCGACATCAACGACGGCCCGTTCCGCAGCACCAAGGAGAAGGAAGCGACGCGCGAGTAGACAACAATGCGGAGGGGGAGCAGGCATGGCCGCATCAAGGGAGAAGGACGAGCACACCCCGGTTGTGATGACCAGGAAGGGGTTGCTCGAGAAGATACACACCTGGCGCATGGCGCTCCGAGCTCACAAGCTTCGGGCGGAGTACTGGCGCAACAGAGCTCTGAAGGCTGAAGCAGCCCTCGACGAGCTCGGAGTGGAGGTCGAGTGATGGTTGTGACCAAGCAAGAGTTGGAAGAGATCGTTGCTGGCTGCGACCCCGGCGTACGTCGCCTGGTGCGCCTGCTCAACGAGAGACACTTCGACACCACCGACTCGGGAGACGGTGTCACGAAGTACGAAGCGAACGCGCAGTACCGCAAGAGCTTCAAGCGGTGCGCCTCGTGCGAGTCTCCGGGGCCAGACGCACCGTGCACCTGCCCGGAGTTCAGCCTGCCCTACGACGAAGGGTGCATGATCCCGGCACCGCACGTCATCATCCAGGTCGATGACGAAGTCGAGTCCGTCGAGGGAGCGGCGGACCGACTGCTCACGCTGATGAGGACGATGGGCATCGAGGTCAAGGCGCTCACGCCGGACGACGAGTGCGAACCGAACATCCAGGCCTCGTACTGCCCGGTGACGCAGATCGGCATCATCGAGCTCATGTACGTGACCGACGACGACCTGCCCGACGGCGTGGGGATGCCGTGATGGACGACGCCAAGCTGCACGTGTTCTTGCTCTTCCAGTGGAACTGGGAGGGCAGCAACTTCATCGACGTCTTCGACAGCTTGCAGGCTGCGCAGAAGGCCGCCGACGCCGAGAATGCCAAGCACAACGAGATGCTCGAGGAGCGGCGCGAGTGGCGCAAGAAGCGGTCCGCGGAAACTGGCCGAGAGATGGTCTCCCTCGAGGACGACTACCCGGACGATGTCGTTCCCTACGTGGAGACCCTGGTCTGGGAACCAAGGGAGCCCTACACGGGCAACACTACCCAGCACGAGGCCAAGGGCTGCGGCATCGACTACAACTTCACCATCTACGAGCGGGAGGTGAAACCGTGAGCTCCAAGAAGAAGGCTCGGAAGAAGCGTAAGCAGGAGCAGGCTGACATCAGCCGGCGCCTCAAAGCCCCCAACCCAGTTCTAGTACGTGGTGCCGATCAGCGGGACTTCATCAGGCACCGACCAGCTGGGTTCAACGCCCCGGCGGGGATGATGTTCCTGCCCATCGGCAATACAGCGGAGGAGGACAGGCTTGCCGGGCAGATGGCCATGGAGCTGACCCAAGGCAAGCCCGAGATGGTGATCGTCGATAGCCTCCCCCTCATGGCCAGCGGAGACTTCGTCGGTGGGACCACCCCCAAGGACGACGACGCGCCGAAGATAGAGCTCTACGGGGGCAAGCACAAGCACTGCGACGACTACCTGCCCTACAACAACCCCGAGTGCCTGGTGTGGTGGATCCTCATCGAGCGGCTTCCTGCTTGGGCTCGTCTGATGGCGCACCGGAAGAACGTCAACCCGGCCTGCTTCGCTACCCACAAGGGTAAGCGGGTTCGGCTGGTGATGGCGTCGAGGATGGGCGACGTCGGTATCACCACAGTCCTCGGTAACAAGGAGGGGCCGTACGAGACACGAGTGTGGCTCGACGAGCTCACCGACTTCTCGGAGACGCCATGAAAGCAAGGGTGAAGATCAGCGACATCATCCAGGCGTACAAGAAGCTGGGGTTCGCACCCATGGCCCGGCGGTATGCCTTCGGCGTCTTCAAGAAGAAGCGGCTCCTGGTCGGCTGGGATGGAGGCACGCCAAAGTACCAGGAATCCACCGAGACGACCCAGGCGAACACGTGCCCGCTCACCACGCTCTACGTCGCCAAAGGTCGTACCACCGATGCACGCATCAAGCGCTTCAACAAGGTGAAGCAGCTGAAGAAGGAGAAGATGCTGTTCCTGGCCGATGGCCTGGATCTCCCGTGCGCCTACGTCGAGGGCTTCATCAGCGCGCTCGACACCGGTAGGAAGTCCCGTGTACACAGCGACGCGGAGACCCAGGGACAGGAGGACGGCCTCGAGGTGCGGAAGGTGCTCAAGGACACCCTCGGTCTCTGGGTGCCGGACGCCGCCGAAGAGGAAGAGCCATGAAGGGCTTCGCAGACAAGAGCGTCATCTGCAGGCGGTGCAACGGCAAGGGCTTCGCCACCGCGGAAGGCAGGCGCTCCTTCGACGAAGAGCAGAAGAAGCTCTGGTCCTGCCACGACTGCTCTGCCTACCCCAGTGACGACTACATGGTGAAGCTCGCCACGTGGGACGAAGCGAAGGGAGCCCACGGCACCTCGAGGGTCCGGGGCAACAACGAGGGCATCCTGTGCTTGTCCTGCCTCGAGAAGCGCCTGGGCCGGGAGCTCACTCAGGACGACTTCGACTTCTCCATCCCCATCAACCGAGTCATCATGTTCGCCTTCTTCATGGGCAAGAGGGCGGCTCGGAAGGATGAGCACGAGCTAGGGCGGCCGCTCTAGCTCTCCGTCGAACCAGCATCGCCAAGGCGGTGCCCGTGCCGTACCCCAGGACATAGGGGACGGCTTTTCTTAGCTCACTGCCCGAGCTCCCGACACCGAAGAGCTGCACAGAGCAGAAGAGCATCGAGAGCAAGGTGGCCTTGCCGATGACGTCCTTCTCGTAGGCGTTCAGCCAGAGAACGCAGAGACCTTCGAGAACAAGGCCAGCCGTGAAGAAGAGGACGAAGGTCACTTCTTCAGGACGGTAGCGTTCTCTCTTCCAGGAGGCAAGTAGCCCGTGGACCTCATGCACTTCATCAGCATCGCAGCGAGGTCGGAAGACCCAACACCGAGGAGAGTAGCTACCGCAGCGAATTGAACGTCGCTGGAGAGGGCTCGGTTGACGAGAGCCTGGATGGTGTTGATGTTCGCGCCGGCGAGAGCAGTGATGTTTGCCGCACTGAAGCCAGCAAGAGCGAACTTGCGGTCACGACCATTGGGAGGATCCACCGCGCCGAGGCTGTACTGGAGCTCCACGTCCGAGAGACCCTCGAGAACCGTGATGTCCCCGTTGGTCGTAGACACCACTGTGTTGCCACCTACGGTAGCGACGCTGAGAACATCGTCAGTGTTCACCTCGACCGTCGAGCGCTTGTTCGCCGGGTTGTTGTTGAGCGCTGTGGTGAGGAGAAGAATCATGCCTCATTGAGGCATAACCGCACACCTAGCGGAATCGCATGACTGTGCGGTACGGACGGCAGCGCTCTTCGATCTTGCGCTTATACTCGGCCAGCTCTTCTGGGGTCATCTTACCCAGGGCTTCCTTCACCTCCTCGGCCGTGACCTTCAGCTTGGAGAAGGCGGTGTCGTTCGTGGCTGGCGTGTCCCACAGAGGCCCTTGAGGGCTGCGGGGCTGGTTGCAGCGGCAGCTCATCGGTCTCGCCCGAAGGCGTCTCGGTAGCCGGCGTCCAGGGCCTCCTGGATCTCCTCTTCGGTCGGTCCCTCGAGAGCGTCGTATTCCTCCTGGGAGAGGGAGACGAGAGGGTCGAGGGCCTCCTTGGGCGGAGGCTTGCAGCCAGAGCCGCCAGTTGGCGAGCTAGGGCCCGGAGCACCGCAGGGCGGGTTGCCACCGCCATCCCCCAGGCAAGAGGCCAGGAAGAGCGGCAGGACGAGGTAGCGCATCATGGGTTCCCCTTGGGGCTGACCACGATCCCGTAGTAGGGCTTCTTGGTCTTGTTCTTCCAGCGAGTGGTGAGCTTCTCGGGGTCGTATGACAGCACCAGCTCGGCATCGGCCGGGTCGGCGACCAGGAACCTCGAGCCGAGGACCCCGATGGCGCACACCCAGTGCTCGTCGTTGTCCACGCACATGATGACCGGGAAGCCCTTGTGCAGGAAGCGCCGGAGGGCCTCAGCGGCTCTTCCGGGAACGAGGTAGACGACAGGCTCGGCGTCGTAGCCCAGGGTGTCCAGGGTCTTCATGATGCTCTTGGGCGGGATGCCGTCCTGGCCTGTCCCTCCCGCGATGGTCATCACGACCTCCTGGTACTGATGTCCCCCCAGTGACTCGATCGCGTTGCAGATAGAGGCCGCCCCGCAGCCTGGCTTGGTCTCCTGCAGCTTCACGTTAGAACCCCTTGGGCCATTCGAACGGGGTCAGGACCTTGCCCAGCCGTTCGTCGTTGTCCTGGTCCGGGCCGACCCGGATGTAGCGGGCATCGCCCACCGGGAAGCCCTCCACAGCCTCCCACACCCACTGGCCGCAGGGCTCGGCCACGTAGCCCTCCGAGATGGAGTGACCGTTCGGCGGCTGCAGCATGCCGTTGACCACCACGTCCGGGGTTCCGGGCTTGTGGCGAGGCGTGTGCCAGTGCCCGAAGCAGGCAGCCTGGAACTCGTCTCCGAAGGTCTTGTTGGCGTTGTACCGGTCGAGGAGCATGGCGTTCTTCTCGGCGCCCTTGTCCGGGTGAGCCATCTTCACGTGCGTATCGCCGTGGGTCACGAGCATCTTCGAGCCGTGGACGTCCACCAGCGACCAGGCCTTGCGGTCGAGCTCCCACTGGACGTTCTTGAGCTCGGAGCACATGCGCATCAGCGCGTAGTACATCTCCCATTCGTGGCCATCCCACTTCGAGCTCGTGGCGCGACCAGGGTGACGCAGCTTGTCTCGACCGTGGTTGCCGGGCTTGGGCACGACCCGGACACGCTTGAAGGACCGAGCGAACTCCGCCATCATCAGCGAGCTCAGGTGCCAGAAGCGCAGCTTCTGCTCGATGAGCGGCGCACCGTCCTTGAGGTCGTGCTGGAGGTTGCCGTCGATCATGTCGCCATTGAGCAGGACGAGGAGCTCGGAGTCCTCACGGTGCTCGGGCTTGTAGTCGATGACGTGGTGGACGACGTGCTCGAGACGGCGAGCCTCTTCCACGTTGCCGAAGGGGATGGGGTTGTCGACGGCCGAGAGGTCCGAGCCCAGGTGCCAGTCGGAGAGCAGGGTCACGACCGTGCGCTTGCCCGGCTTGGGGAGCGAGGTGGCGAAGCCCTTGGGGACGATACGAGCGTCGAAGAGCTTGGCCGCGTCCTTGAACTGGGCCAGGTGCAGCGCTTCGTTGGCGGCCGTGATGGAGACGGTACGAGCCACGCGGCGGTTAGCGAACCGACGCTCCTGCTCGGCCAGGAGACCGACGTACCCACCCAGGTCCTCGGGCATGTCGTCGGGAACACCTCCGGTCTTGCGCAGGGCCTTGGCGAAGCGGCCCATGCTCTCGGAGTACTCCTGGCGCTTCTCCCGAGAGGCCTCGCGATCGACACGGCCGTCGTTGCCGACACCGACCTGGTCGTCCGGACGAAGGTTCTCGTAGTCCGAGTGCAAGCGACGCAGGCGGTCAGCTTCGACAGCCTCTGCCTCCTGCTTGGCCTTGCGAGCCTCGAGACCGAGGATGTCCTTGAGCATCGGCTCCTTCGGACGCTCCTTCCGCCACCGACGGTACCTGCAGGCCAGTGCATCTGGCGAGAGGTCCAGCTTGTGGTGGGCATTGATGGCAGCGGTCAACGACTCGAGGGTCGTGTGCTTCGCTGCGATCTGGCGGGCGTGGCGGCATACAACGTCGCTCATTCGCGGGCCTCCAACAGGCAGTGCAGAAACCAAAGTAGTTTCTTGACTACCTATCGGGAGAGCCTACCACAAAGGCCTCTCCGTCGGTGATAAGGAAATGTCGTGACACTGTGGATAGCTTTTTGGCCAACACCCAAGAGGTCGAAACGATGAGGGGAAGATTCCAAATGAGCAAGAAGCACATGGACACGTTCAGGTGGGTCATTGCCACCGTGTTCCTGACCTCGGGGATCCTCTACGGTATCGGCCAGAACATGAAGGCTTCCAACATCTTCACCATGCTGATGGACGGCATCTGCGTGGGGACCTACATCACCCTGGCCACGGAGAGAAAGAGACCATGACCGTTCGAGACGCAGCTGCCTGGCTCAACCTGGGGGTCGGGGTCGTTCTGGCCATCCTGACCGCCTTCTACAACAGCAAGGGCGCAGAGATCGGCCTCGGCATCATGTGTGCCGTGGCCTTCATCATCGTGACCTTCGTTCCTGAGCACTGGAGGCTCGGGGACAGGCGCATCGACATCACCGACGAGGAGGAGTGACATGAGCTACAAGCCGAGAACCGGGAACCGTTCGAAGAGGGCTCGCTGGAAGGACCGCCAGGAGCGCCGGCGCTTCGCTGCGTACGGGAGCTTCGACCAGCTCAAGGATGACGTGTCGCTCCGCATGGACCGCGTCTCCCACGCCAACACCACGCTCACGCCGAGGACGGCGGCGGTGCTGACCGAGTACATCGGCCACCACCCCGAGCGCAAGGACGAGATCTTCCGCCTCTACAGGGAGAAGGTCCGGTGAGCTGGGGCTGGGTCCGCTCCTACCAGCTCGTGCAAGAGGCCAACGCGAAGGTCGCAGCGGCCGAAGAGGAGACGAGGCTCGCCAAGCGGGAAACCGAGCGCTTCAAGACCAAGCTTGCAGAAGCCCAGGCCAAGCTCGAGAAGGTCCTCGACGACGCCGAGCTCGCCGCCGAGAGCCATGCTGCCCTCAGCCTCGAGAAGGAGGCCGTTGAGTTCCGCAATGCGAACCAGAACACCTCACTGCGGAACCTGTTCGTCCACCTCGAGATCGCGACCAAGAAGAACGACGAGCTCGAGAAGGAGGTCACGCACCAGAAGGGGCTGGTCTCGGCCATGTCCAAGGAGATAGAGCTCCTGCAGCGGGAGAAGGAGGAGTGGAAGCGTAATGCCAAGTTCCACGCCGACTTGCACGAGCTGGAACGGGACATCGACATCGACGACGGCGCGTAGCCGCAGAGGGGGAGAACATGAGCTGGCACGACATCGAACCGGAACCGCTGCAGTGGTGGGAGTGGCTGGTCCTCGCGCTCTTCTTCGGAGGAGCCTTCATCTGGGTGGCTGCGGCGGTGTTTGGGCACCATCGCACCTCTCACCTGGGCGCGTGGATGCTCATCGCGTCCCTGGTCCTCATGCCCGTCATGGTCGTCCGCGAAGAGCGACGGAAGGCCAGGATGAGGAGGATGAGCCGATGAGGATCAGGGACTGGCAGCTCTTCATCGAGATCAGCTCGTTCCTCGTGTACTTCCTGTGCTTGATGGCGGGCTACGAGGAGGAGAGCTGGCAGGTGATCGTCTGCGTGGGGATGATCATGGTCGGGTTGACGCTGCCCGACCTCAGGAAGCTCTACCGCTTCTTGACGATGGGGAAGGCAGAGGTCCGCTCGTACCCGAAGTCGGGGTGAGCGTAGGCCACGACCTCATCGCCGGTGATGACGAACTGATCGACCCGCAGCTGGCGCTTGGCCAGGCAGCGGGCAGCCTGAGCGGCGGCCGCCTCGAGGTGCGGCCACCGTTCTCTTAGCTGGGAGAAGGCCTTGTTCGCCTCCTGCGGCTCGGGCTTGCCCGGGATGATGGCGTGCTCGTAGCGAGCAGAGCGCTCCGAGTCGTAGATGGCCATGTAGTCCCCGTACGCGGACGCCAGGGCAGGGTTGTTGACGATGGAGAGCTTGCAGCCAAACAGCTGGTACACGGCCATGATGAACTCCTAGTAAGGCGGTTGACCGTCGGGTGGCAGAGAGTCGAAGGGGCCAACGAGCACGGGAACCTCTGGCATGAGCGGGTTCTCCTCGGGCTCGGGGATAGCGTAGGGAGGCAACGAGGTGTCCTTGCACCTCTCGAACTGCTCCTCCACGTAGATCTTGTACGTGCTCACCCAGTCGTTGATGATGTCGACCTTCGCGGCCGAGATGACGACGTTGCCGAGCTTGTCGGCGTCGGTGGGGAGGGTGGGCTCTGGAAGCACAGGTGCGGGGGCCATGCAGGACTTCGGGACGGGCAGCACGGGGATGTTCAGCGTCACGTGCTTCACGACCAACACGACCTGCGTCTTGGTCACGGTTGGGATCGTGGGCTTCGCCTGTGCGTGGCAGGCGGCCAAGAAGACGATAAGACAGAGGGCCCGCATCCTTCGAAGATAGCGCAATACGGCCATGTGGGAAGAGATAAGGAACTAGAGGAGGACGACGTGCACTCTTTTACGAAGGCCATCGGTGGTTCTCTGTTCGTCATGTGCCTGGTCTGCATCGTGGCTCTCGCCACCCTGCACTGCGGCGGGATGACTCCGATTCCGGCTGCTCCGCAGCAGGCATACCCGGAGCCCTCCAAAGAGGCCTACACGCTCTACAAGAAGTTGGCCCCGGCGCTTTTGCCGGTGCTTCACGGTCTGTTGCCATGAGGAGGGTCAGATGAAGAAGTTCTTGCTCAGTCTGCTGGTGCTCGCCGCGTGCTCGGGTGACGACTCGAAACCGTCCGACCCCTTCATCGGGACGTGGGCGTACACGACCGGTACGGGGAGCTTCTCCTGCGACGACGGCGAAGCCGGGGAGCTGGTGCTCAACCCCGGAGCCAACGGGACCTTCGAGTACACGAGCAACGCCTTCACCTTCTCGGCCAACGCCGGCTGCACCTACGAGCTCGAGATGGTCGAGGACGTCGCAGTGCCGGTGGTCGGCGCCACCTGCGTGGTCCACAAGTACCATCCGCAGTACGGCAACTACACCGTGACCACCACCTTCACCCGAGAGGCCACGAGCTGGACCATCGACGGGCTGGGGCATCTCCACGAGACCCTCGCCCAGCACGTCGTTCAGTTCTACCCGGAGTACAACAACTTCACGCTCAACTGCGACTCCACATCTCACGCCACCGCTGAAAGGGGAACGCCATGAACTCGAAGCAGCGCCGCAAGGACAAGAAGGCCAAGGAGCTCATCAAGCTGGGCCGTGACGCCCGGGTCTGGGAGCAGGAGATCGAGGCGAAGAACGAGAGCCTCGCCACCAGCAGCGACCGCATCGCCGAGCTCATGGCCAAGTCGTCCTCGCTCAACGAGGCCATCGCCATGATGAGGCAGGAGATGCGGTCGATGGAGCAGCGTCTCCAGAAGGACAAGGAGAACGCCATCCAGTTCCTCACCGAGCAGCACGCTCTCGACGTGAAGATGATGGTCGCCCAGCACGAGGCCGACCTCGCCATCGCCAAGGACAAGACGAAGGAAGCCGAGGCCCTGGCCCAGCGCTACCGCCGGGACTGGGTCGAGCCCGACAAGCTGCGCCGGCGCCTGCACCTCAAGGGCGAGGAGAACAACCAGCTCCGTGGCGAGGTCAACCGCCTGAAGACCCGCGTCAACGCCCTCATCCGCGGGGAGTTCCACTTCGGCTCCGGTCCGGTCGAGGAGGTCGCCCAGCAGGACATCCTCGTCGAAGCCCCCGCCGCATAGCCCACCACCCCAAGGCCCTAAACAGGCCTTTCCTTAGCTATAACTGCAACTTCAGGCCATCCCAGGGGATAAGGACCCTGAAGCTGAGCCACTGCGGCAAGGCACAACTTTAGGAGGACACCATGCACCCTTCGTTGACCGTTCTGGTTCGGGAGTTCGAGTCGGCCATCCTCAGCGCCAAGGGCACCCAGCTCGTGAGCGACTGGGACCGGGTGGTGGACTTCTTCGTCCAGCTGGGTGTGACCAGCCCGACGCCGGGCGAGTGCATGTGCGTGAAGGAGGACTGGGGCCACCTCCCTCCCGTGCACCGCGACCACTACGCCTTCAACTCGACGGTCTGGATGACCATCCAGATTCACGGCATCATGCCCTTCCTCAGGCGCATCGCCCTGAAGGAGGCGCTCGAGCGTGTCCCGAACTGGATGGCCAGGGACTACGCGCTCGAGCTCATCGAGCACTTCCTGCAGAACAAGCCCGACCCGCTGTGGGTGATGGAGTCGTACGTCTCCATCTTCTCTCCGGTCACGGGCAACGTCGTCGGCTACGACATCGAGCTCTAGGGGGACAAGAACATGGCGAACCGCATCAACCGGAAGTGGCGCAAGATGGCCGAGGAGAACGAGCGCCTGGCCGAAGACCTGAAGGCTCGGCTCAACGACTGCCGCAGCAAGTTCAACAACGCGCAGTTCGTCGAAATCCCCGAAGCCAGGGTGAGCGGCTTCGCGGAAGGGGACAAGTTCGGCACCAAGCACGCCATCAAGAAGCTCGAAGCTCTGCGCGACATGCTGCCGCCCGAACCGGCCAGCATCGTGCAGAAGTGCATCGACACCGTCAACAAGGACTAGGGGCGGAGGGGGAACATGGACATCGTCGAGGCTTGGATCAACGCCTTTCACTACTGCCTGCTGTTCACCGCCCGCAACAACACGGGCTCGGCTTGGCACCAGGCAGCCGGTCATCTCCTGCAGCTGGGAGTGACGAACCCCTTGCCGGGGAAGTGCGCATGCGTGGTGGACGGCTGGATACCGGGCACCAACGAGGTCGCCCCTCTCGTCCACCAGACGCACCTCGAGTTCAACTCGGTCATCTGGCACATCATCAAGCGGCACAACGCTACACTGCCTCTGCGGCAGGCACTGGTGGCCGAGCTGCTCACGCTCAACTGCCCTCACCTCGAGCGCAAGGGAGCTGAGCTGCTCGAGCACTTCCTGATTCCTGACCCGAGCCCGCTGTGGGTGGTTCGCTACGACCTCATCGTCGCGGCAGCCGAGCAGCGCTACATCCATCTCGTCTAACGGAGGCAAGCACCATGAAGGTCGTCATCATGTCTGGTATCCCCGGTTCCGGCAAGACCACGTTCCAGAAGGAGGCTTACGCCGGCGCCGCCGTCTACTCGTCGGATGACTACTTCAGGAAGCCTTGCCCGAAGTGCCAGTTCACCGACGGTCCGAACATCAATCTCGAGTGTGCCATCTGCAAGGGCACGCTCGAGTTCTACGACTTCAAGAAGGCCATGCAGGGAGCGGCTCACCAGTACTGCCTTCGCGGCTACACGCAGCTCATCACCTCGCCCCTGGCGCTGGACCCCGAGCGCTACGTCGTCGTGGATAACACCAACACGACGGCCATCGAGATTGCTCCCTACGCCCAGCTGGCGCTGGCGTTCGGGAACGAGGTCACCATCCTCACCATCGAGTGCCCGGTGCACGTTGCGATGGCGCGCCAGACGCACGGGGTCCCGCAGGAGACCATCGAGCGGATGTTCTCGCAGCTGCGAGCTCGCATCCTGCCCACGTACTGGAACCAGCAGACCATCAGCATCTCGTAGAGGAGGCCGCCATGTTCAGCTCCGTCGGTAAGAAAATCGGGAACGTCATGACCCACACCGTGGCCTTCGACGAGGGCCTCACCATCGTCATCGAGAAGGTCAAGGGCGGGGCGTGGCGCATCCGTGAGGGTGCTGGCCTCAACCGCGGCATGCTGCAGGAGATGGACGACCTGGTCGTTCTCTACTCCGACCTGTTCGCCAACGGGCTCGAGCAGTTCAAGGACCAGATGGTGGACCGGTTCCAGCACCTGGGTCTCATCCAGGAGGGCGGCTACCTCAAGGCCCGCCCCGACTTCAACGACATACCCACCGCCATCTAGGGCGGGGAGAAGCGCCTGCGGCTTCTCTTAGGCTGCAGGCTTGGCCTTCGACCGTCTCTTGCGAGGCCGGACGAACTTCTCGATGAGAACACGCTGGACGTCTTCGAGCCGCGTGCCGCAGAAGGGGCAGTACTCGATAGCCACTTCGACATCGACGCTGTCGGTAGCTGCCAGGATGAGGAACCCAGGCTTGTCGGGGGAGCCGAAGATCCACACCCCGAGAGCCTTCAGGAGAGGAGCGCAGGGAGATCGATCGCAGATCAGACTCACTTGGCGGTCTCCGCAGCGTGCAGGCGAGCAGCCCGGCCACGCAGGTAGTTCTCGAGCTGCTCGTCGGTGTAGTCACGGTCGAGCAGGGTGCGGAGGGCGGTGGTCGACTCTACCGAGTCCAGGGCCGACTCCCAAGGCGGGCAGAACTCGACCTTCCCCTCGAGGGACACGAAGAAGGTCACGCAGCCATGGTTCTTGATAGCGGCCAGCGCGATCGCACCCAGAGCCACCGCAGCTGTCATGGCCAAGTCCGGATTGGCGAGCTGATCAGCCGTCAGGATGATGTTTTCCTCTTCCACACCCAAGAGACTAGTCTGGGGGCTCCCAAACCGCAAGAGGCGGTAAAAAGCGGGCATAAGGCCCATAGCAGAGAACACGATTCCCTGCGCTGCTTTTTCATGGAGGGTCACATGCTTCCCATCATCATCGCGGTTGGGGCTCTGGTCGGTTCTGTCTGCACGGCGAGCGGTGCGGTCGGTGGAGCGGTTGCTCACCTCGGAGCGAGGCACTGGCTGCACAAGAAGGGCTACAAGTACGGCAAGGGCCCGCTGAGCGCCACCTCGGAAGAAGGCGGCCTGCTCATCCACAAGGACGACGGCTCCGAGCTCGGCAAGGAGCTCGCCAAGCTGTCGCTGGTGTGCCACGACCAGCTGGGCCAGTACATCGGCAAGCGGGTGCACACTACGCTCGACGAGGAGCAGATGCTGGTGAAGCTGATGAAGCCCACCAAGTTCCTTCTCCGTGACCGGGCCGAAGTCATGACGGCCATGCTCGAGCAGCTCGAGGGAGACGACAACATGGGCGTTCTCCTCGAGCTCAGGGAAGTGGATGCGGGCATCAACCACCGGCTCAAGGCTTGCGTGGAGCCCATCGCTCTGTTCCTCGAGTCGCTTCGTCCGCGGATGCAGTAACAACACACCAACTCTCGATAGGGGGATTCACATGCGCATCGTTCTCAGCTCGCTGGTTCTCGTGGTCGTGACTGCTTGTGGTTCGAACGCGGCGCCCGGCGCCGACACTGGCACGGGCCAGATGTGTGCCACCGAGTCGACCTGCGTTGGCGAGCAGGGACCTGCCGGGCCTCAGGGTCCGCAGGGTGAGCAGGGCCCGCGGGGTCTCACTGGACCCGCCGGCGCCAAGGGCGACAAGGGTGAGACCGGCGCTGCCGGCCCCAAGGGCGACACTGGTGCGCCTGGGGCTGTCGGCGCACAGGGCCCGCAGGGCATGCCTGGAACTCCCGGCGCTCAGGGTCTGAAGGGTGACACCGGCGCTCCTGGTGCCGCCGGGCCGGTAGGCCCCGTTGGTCCTGCTGGCCCTCGCGGGCTGCCTGGCCAGAGCCCCACGGCCCTCGGGATGGACGGCCAGGAGATCGGCATCCTGGTTCCCTTCCTCTACCCGAGCTCGAGCGTGACTCCGCGCATTGCTGTGCTCGCTCATCGCGACAGCGCGGATGCCACCTTCCCCGAAGGCTGGCTCATCCCCTCCGAGCCCGTGCTCGAGGTCTTCTTCTCGAGCTCTGGTTGCACCGGCACCCCGATGCTGCAGCTCGACCCCACGAGGCTCTTCGACAACATGCTGTACTGGACGCCCGGTGCGCCCAACCAGCTCTTCAAGGCGAACGGCTCTGGCGCCTCTATGAACAGCGCCCTGTCGAAGCGTGGCATCAACGGTGGCTGTCTAGCCGTGTCCGTCACTGCGGGCTTCACCGTCGCTACGCTCACGTCGTTCAACAACCCGGTCGCAAACTCGAAGCCCTGGACGGTCGTGCTGCAGTAGAAGTTCAGCAAATGGAAGCGGTGAGTCTCCTCACCCTTTCCTTAGCTGTGTGACGACCAGATCAGTGGCGAAGGCGCACAGCACGTGCGCACACCTGTGCGGAGTTGCCACGAGATTCCTGCAACGAGGCTGAAACATTGCACTGTTCGCGAGTGCTCATCACCGACGGGAGATGTCGAAAGATCGGGTCAGAGAAACTCACTGGCAAGAAGATTGCTGAGGAGAGAAGACAGGAGGAACGACAACATGCCGCGTGGAAAGTACGATCGCAAGGTCTCCAAGATCAACCGTCTCGAGGCCGAACTGAAGCAGACGATGAACGAGAGGGGGAAGCTGAAGGACGAGCTCGAGAAGACCAAGGCGATGTTGGCCGCGGCACGGAAGAGCACCCCGCACCCGAAGCAGGAGAAGTCCGAGACGCTCGGTTCGGCCTTGGAGGAGGCCCTCACTCTTCGCAGCAACCTCAGCACCATCTCTGCTGTGCGCAAGCAGCTCGTGGACTCGGACCAGATCGACAACGACCTGCTCCACAGCATCGACGAGGAGATCAAGGCGCACGTGAGGCTCGTCGGGAACATGAGGAGAGACATCTTCCACGACGAGGAGGAGCAGCAGACCGAGAGCAAGGCTCCGGCCTACCCCATCCGGTCCTTCACGCCCGCCACGCCGTACGGCACGCCCCAGGCACCGCCGTACAATCCCCAGCACTGACGTCAGCCTCATCTGCTACCTTCGGTGAAAGGCCGCCTTGTCTCCCGGGATAAGGCGGCCGAAGCCATTTGGTTTCCCCGGAGGTTCGAATGAGTCACAACCAGCAGGCGCAGGCAGCATGGGCTACCTGGCTCGAGACGGTACCAGCCGACCAACGTGAGGTGCTCTACGAGCTCCTTCGCCCCGACTTCGCCGAGGAGAGCGAGGTCCGTGTTCGCATCACCCGCAGCCCCACCGAAGAGCTCTACGTCCAGAACCCGCCGGCGTTCGTGGACATCTTCGAGCTCCACAACGTCTACCGCAGCATCGCCTTCGAGTCGAACCTTCTGCTGAAGGGACCAAAGGGCGACGGCAAGTCCCTCTCCATCATCGCGTACGCAGCGATGAACAAGATCCCGCTGGTCATCCAGGAGTGCTCGGAGGACACCAAGAAGTACGACCTCCAGGGCTCCCAGTTCATCATCGGGCAGGAGACCGTCTTCTCGCTCGGCTGCATCCCCACCGCCATCGACGTCGCCAACGAGACCGGCTACTGCATCCTGATGCTCGAGGAGATCAACGCCCTCACGCCGCAGGTGCAGAAGCAGCTCAACGCCGTCACCGACTTCCGCAAGATGTGCTCCATCCCGCACATCGGCCGAACCTATCGACTCCAGCCCGGAGCTCAGATCTGGGTGGTCGGCACGATGAACCCGACGGTGTACGGCGGCACCTACGACCTCAACGAGGACCTCAAGTCCCGCTTCGAGGAGATCGAGGTCACCTACCCGATGCACGAGCAGGAGAAGCGCATCCTGAAGAGCATCCCTGGGCCTGGCCTCTCCGACCCCCAGCTCGACCTGCTCATCCGCTTCGCCAGGGAGACTCGGCAGCAGGCCACCGGCTACGCGCTCTCCACTCGAGACCTCGACCGCCTCATTCGCACGGTGGCCAAGCTCGGGATGGACACGGCGCTGCAGCTGGTGCTACTGAAGTTCGAGGGAGCCGACCGTAAGACCGTGCTGGGACGGATGAACTCCATCTTCGGCGACAAGAAGCTGCGAAGCTTCTGGGGAGGCCCGACGGGGACGCCGACATGAAGCAGAAGAACAAGGAAGAGACCAGCAGCGTGTTCCTCCACATCGAGATGGACAGGGAGCGCTTGCTCGAGGCAGTTGCGGACATGGACAAGGACGTCCTCCTGCAGCTCATCAAGGACATCGACGACAGGCAGGCCGACTGGGACTTCACCGAAGCCCTGCACGACCACTTCAGCACGCTGCACGAGACGTACCTCAAGGAGAAGGCATGAAGCGCGGAATCCTGGAAATCAACTTCCCCTCTGGCAAGATGGAGTTCCACCCCCGCCTCCCCAAGGAAGCGAAGGTGGTGGGCTTCGTACTCCTCGTCGTCGACCGCACCAGCCCTCTCGCCATCCCTGGCCAGGAGAACGTGCGGTTGTTCGAGGAGGTGCCCACCATGATCGTCGAGGTGGACGCCAGCCTGGACGAGACCGCGGAGCTGGAGGAGCGGCACTTCTTCATCATGCCCAGCGGCGCCGGCATGGAGGGTGACCAGCTCACCTGGCTCGGCATGGCCCTGGCCAAGAAGCCGGGAGTTGGCCTGCTGCACCTGTACGAGGAGACGAAGCATGTCGAGAAGCAAGAGGAGCCGTAGCCACTTCACCTCCGGCGGCCCCGACACGGACACCGAGCACCCCATCCCGGGAGTCCCCCTCCTGGACAAGGATCCGTTCTACCGGACGAACGAGATCTTCAACAACCTCTTCAAGAAGAACTTCCGCATCGAGCAGGGCCCCAACAACGCCACCGACTGCGCGAAGAAGATCTTCGTCAACTTCGGCGAGCGGCTCGAGCAGGTGATCACGGGCATCATCGACGCCCCCATCGCCGAGACCACGCACACCTACTCCCTGGCCTGTGGGCACGAGTGGAGAGGCAAGCCAGGAGCGGTCGTCAACGGGGTGAACCCGGCGCCGTGCCTGCTGTGTAGCGCTCAGCAGATCTACCGGGGCTTCGAGCACGAGTGGCAGCACATCATCTTCAAGAGCAACCTGGTGGCTCGGAAGATCTTCTGCGAGCAGTTCGCTCGAATGCTCTTCATCAGCAACCGCATCCCGCCCCACCTGAACGAGCAGAAGATCGTCGAGTTCCTCTCCATCCTCGTCAACGCCTTCGACGACATCAGGTGCAACAGCCTGTGGAGCCTGGTCTACCCCGGGTCCTCCGATGAGATCTGGAAGCGGTGGCGCCGGCTCACCGAGGAGAAGACCAGCAACGACTTCATCACCTTCGTCTTCCAGACCCACTTCGACCTGCCCTCTGACCCGAAGTGGGACCAGCTCCGGGCCATCGTGAAGTGGGGCACGGAGAAGGTGCAGTACCGCGGCTTCGCCAACATGCTGCTCGACCTGCGGGTAGTGGTCGAGCAGTGCCTGGCAGCACTCGTACAGCAGCAAGAGCAACCACAGCCGCCACCCCCGCCATCAGCAGGTGGCCCCTCTCCGCCCGGGCCACTCGAGGCACAGCTACGCACTCCGGACACCACCCCCAACGTCAAGGGCCTCGACAAGCTAGTGCAAGGGGCCGAGGAGCTCGACGAGAACGAGACGCACGCGGACCCATCGCCTGACGACATGAAGAGCCCCGGAGCTCAGGTGGCACGGGCCATGGTGGCTCGAGCTCTCCAGCCCGAGAAGCTCGACCCACAAGAGGTGGACGCTCTTCTGTCCGGACCGCCGGACCAGGACGTGCGTGATGCTGTCGATCAGCTGAGAGACGGCATCTCCCAGAAGAGCATGGCCTCCATGCTGATCTCGGACACCAAGGCCAAGACCCTCCTCATCGACGTGAAGCCAGAGGACGTCGAGGGCTCGGCTATCGAGCTCACTCCCGAGGAGCTGCTGGTAGTGCAGCGCATGCGTTCCTCGTTCTTCAAGGCCCTCGGGCGCAGGAAGGCGAAGCGCGGACCGACAGGTCCTGTGGTGGACGTGCCTGCCTTCGTGCAGTACCTGTGCGGCGGAGCCGACCCGAACGTCTTCGAGTCCGAGGACACTCAGCGTGGGTTCGCCTACGCAGTGCTCTCGGACATGTCGGGCTCGATGGACACCGCGTACGTCGAGGTCTGCCACGGCATGGAGCTGCTGAAGAAGTCCCTCGACTTCCCCTTCGTCATGGGGAGCCAATGGGGCTTCCGCGGTGCAACCGCTGTCACGGGCAACAACTTCGTTCGGAAGGCCGACCCGGGCGAGGTGTGGATCTACCGGTACGACAAGGACTGCAACGGGCACAAGGGCGTGAGCACCGTGAGGAATCCCTTCAACGGACTCCCGCTCAACGTACCGGTGGAGTGCGGCGGTCTCACTCCGATGGCACCTGCCATCCACGTGGCCACCACACACCTGCGGTCCTACGTCTCGTCGGGCATGGCGAAGTGCCTTTTCCTCCTCACCGACGGTTCTCCCTACCAGCAGAAGACCTCGGGCGGTACCATCCCCGAATCCATGCTGCGGGCGTTCGTGGCAAAGGAGATCCAACGAGCTCGTGCATCGGGCATCAAGGTCTTCACCTTGGTCATCGGCGAGGAGTCCATCCCCGAGGACAAGTGCCTTCAGATGTTCGGGCCCAAGCGCTTCTGGCGAAGGACCAGCGAGGAGGGGCTGGCCGTCGCGCTCTCGAGGCTGGTCATCGAGAACTTCACCACGTACCTCACACGGGGCTAACGGCCCCGGGCCTGCATCTGCAGGCTTTCTTAGGTGATAAGGACCATGAGCCAGAGCGCTCTTTGCTAGGAGAAACCATGGAAGCGACTCAGGAGAAGCACGGTCCGTCAGTGGTGAAAGAGAGCGAGTACGCCGAGGCCACCGAGTCGTACACCGGCTGGTGCACCACCTGCAAGAGCTTCACGCGGGAGTGCACCGAACCGGACGCTGAAGGCTACGACTGTCCGGACTGCGAGCAGAGCACCGTCGTCGGTGCCGAGCAGGCCCTGCTCATGAACCTCATCGCCTTCGACGACGATGAGACAGCCGACGAAGAGGAGGAGACTGATGACTGAGCTCGTCTACATCCGAGTCAACCCCGAGGTTCTCAAGGCCGCTGGCTACCACAAGCAGCACAGCGTCTGGAAGGACATCGCCTACGATGGTGACCTGCAGGTGGTGAAGGCCATCCCCGTCACCCACCAGGACATCAAGCTGTACCGCCTGCGCGGGGGATCCCACATCCTCGCCGGGCAGGCAACCCCAACGACTGCAGAGGAGTTCTACAATGGCCAAGGCGCACTTCGAAGTGGAAGCGGGATTCGACGCACCGAACAAGGTGCAGAAGGCGACCATCACCATCGATCGGGACAACAACCTGGCGCAGGTACGGATCCATCGCCGGCACAAGGTGTACGAGATCAACCTCGAGACACTGGCGCAGATGGTGTACCAGAGGGCGGTGACGAACGATCTGGTGGCGAACAAACCGGTCCGCCGTCGTATGGTTCGCCGGGGCTTGCTCTCCGTCGGGAGATGAAGTACTTCCGCAACATGGACCGCTACGCCTATGCCAAGACGGCCGAGCGGCTCATGGCAGAGCTACGAGAGCACGAGGAAGAGGTCGTGCAGAACGTTCTCAAGATGAACCCGGACATCGAGCTCAAGGGTCAGTTCAACCTCCACGACGAGGTGGTCTACGAGTTCGGGCCGAAGACCGTCGTCGGAGTCGACCGCTCGAAGGACGGGGTCAGTGACGTGGCGGTCATGGCTGCGCTCGACACCGAGACTCGACGCGGCCCCTCGCCGATGCTGCCGTTGAAGATCACGGTGGAGCAGGCCGCGAAGCTGAGGGAGGACTGGCTGAAGGCGTGGCCGGGCATGACAGAGTTCATGAGCGGCATGGGCGCCGAGCAGTTCAAGCGCACCTCGCTCTCGAAGCCGGTGTCCTGCTCTCCCGGCTGCCCCGGCTACTTCCTCAACCACGAGACCGAGATGGTCGAGCGGTGTGACGACTGCGGCATCTTCGAGGACGACCGGGACGCTGCGAAGGCGTACAAGCGAGAGCAGGCCATCAACGAGAGGGTGGAGGGTTGGCAGTACGCTCTCAGTGCTCTCCCTCCGCCTCGACGCTGGTCCACGCCGAACGAGACGAGCAAGCGCACACCTCTCGTCGAGACCGGGCGGATGAGCTACCTCGGCCCCGAGTTCGATCCTCCCAAGCCACGGATGGCGGCAAAGCCGGTGAGGTTCTCTGACATCCAGGAATGGGTCAGCCCCAAGAAGCCCGTGCTCTTCTCGGATGCCCTCCACAAGGAATCGAAGGCACCCGTCCCCGTGTTCGCGGAGATGGACTTTCGCACCGTCGAGAAACGGATGTTGGCCGCCTACACCGCGGCCGACGCCATGGCGGCAGCGGCGATGCAGGACGATCGTTTCCTCCGCGAGGTGGAGGAGGCGAGTACCTGGGAGCCCATCGCTCGTGGGCTGGCCTTCACGTTCTACATCCACCTCGTGGCAAGGGTCGTCGGGGCCATCGCCAGCTACACCGGCTGCTATCCCAACTCCATCAAGGAGGAGCTGTGGGAGAAGATGCAGCACCTCGACTGGTCGGAGAAGTACGCCTACCTCCACAATCGGTACTGGCAGGTCACCGGCAAGACGCTGGCGTCTACTCTGTGACGCCCATACGCCTGGCCGCCGAAGTCCTCGGCTGGGGCGCGTTCGTGCTCAACGTGTGGGGCAACATGAAGCTCACCACGAAGAGCAAGGTGGGGTGGATGATCCGGCTGGTCGCCAACGTGGCCTGGATTATCTACTCCTTCTTCGCGTTCGCCTGGCCCCTCTTCATCAACCACATCGCCTTCTTCTACATCAACATCGTCGGGTGGCGCCGATGGAACAGGGAAGAGAAGCATGCCCAGAGTCAACCTCACCGAACGGAGTCCCCTGGACCCCTTGCAGAGAAGACCGAAGCACCTGGCTGATCTTCAAGTGACGCTGGAGTTTCCGAGCTTCGACAAGGCCGTCGAGCTGGCCAAGGAGAAGATCGTCGACTGGCTGCGCGAGCACAGGGACCCCGAAGACGACACCGTCAAGACACCCCGCTACTCGGCCCAGCTCCGATTCGTGGACATGACCACCGTGGTGCGTCGCTACGACTCCGGCAGCTACCCCGACGACCACATCTACAACTTCGACGTCGAGGAGACCGAGTGAGCTACAAGGCCCCGCCTCGGATGGTCGTCACCGATGCGGGAGGAAACGACGTGGTGACCCACGACGGAGGCGACCTGTTCCGAGAGCTGAAGGAGTCGGAGCCTGGGTCGGTGCTCGCCGGCCACCCCAAGCTCGACGACTACATCTTCTGGAACGGGAAGACGTTCTGCTGGTGGAAGACGAAGAAGACCGCAACCATGGGCAGCTATGCCCGCATCCAGGCGTCGCCCTACTGGTACGCCGCAGTTCCGGAAGGAGGCATCGATGCTGAAGGTCGTACTGGTGATGATCCTGCTCATGACTGTGGCGGCGACGGTGCGGGTTCGTCAGGAGCTCGAGCGGAAGGATCCGGTCTACCAGCCAACGCTGGACGACCGGAAGATCGAGGCGCAGAGCCTGCAGACACTGAGCGACTACGTGGGCTTCGAGGCGAAGTTCCGCGTGGCGGGACCGGACGGGAAGACGCTGGTGATGGAGGGCAGCGACCTGTGCGGGGTGGACATCCCGGAGACCTTGCCGGGGAAGGCCTGGCAGGGAGTGCCGCGGGTGGGCTTCACGAGGTTCGAGTGCAGCAACGGGAAGACGAGCGCCGCGTTCGAGGTGAAGCCGGAGAGCAACTAGAGCTCCGGCTCGAGATCCGAAGACACTCGCTACGGTGAGGGAGAAGGGCGCCTGCGGCCCTTCTCTTAGCTCTTAGGGCTGGCCGGTGACGAGAGCGATGATGGCCTTGATGAGGCCGGCCACACCGGTGGACGCAGCGGCGCCGGCGATGATGTACTTCGCTACGCCCCAGACCTTCTTGACCTTGTCGAAGTCGATGTTGCCCTCGAGCCGAACGCCGTCATCGTGGAGCGTGATCCGCCCCGTGACATCTGGCTCGTCCAGGGGGACAGGGACGCCGTCCTTGACGGTCATGCCGCTCCCACTGGCCTCGGGCCCACGCGGTTGTCCACAGGCGAGCCACATCTTCATGCGGACGTCGTCCATGGACCTGCGTGCCTCGTCGACCACTGCCCGGAGGCTGTCGCTGAGGACGTCGGAAACGCGATCGGCCGTGGTCACCGGGATGGCGGCCACAGCCTGCTCGACCTTGGTCAGTCTCTCGGAGAGACGGTCGTGGTCTCGTTCCCTATCGCGATCCGCGTCCGCGAGGCGCCTCTCCAAGTCCCCGTGCACGAAGTCCAGCGACTGAGCGATCCCCTTGATGGCGAAGATCAGCTCGAGAAGCGTCTGGTTGGAGACGGGAGTCGTCGGCGGAACTGTCGATGCTCTCTTCTCGGGTGGCATGGGGTTCTCTCAGTCGTCTCGTCTTGTCTCTCAACCTTTGTCTCACGGTGGAGACGGTGGTGAGAAGGTCTTGCATCGCAAGAGAGACAGCATGCTCGCCGACGACTGGGTCCCCGGGACTCGAGCCATCAGGAAAAAGTGGACCCCCGCCAAGTGGCTGGACCTGGCGGGAGTCCGTGTCGTCACTCGGTTCGTCGGGGAGGAGGGATCGACGAGCCGAGATGGACTCACTGGTTACGGCACCGGGCCATGTGGCGTGCGGCATGGGCCACCTTCTCTGCGGCTGCCTGCGGGGTCTGCTGGGGAGCCGGCTTGGGCTGCTGCTTCTGCTTCGGGGGCATTCCCTGGGCTTGGCCTGCAGCGCTCTGGGGACCGCCGGGAGGCGGGCCTTCCTCGTTGGGCTGTTCCTGGGCCGCGGGGCCCTGTGGACCTGCCTGGGGAGGCTTGGCGCCGCCGCCAGGACCACCAGCACCCGGAGGACCACCGGCGGCTCCGCCGTTCATGGCCTCGGGGCCCAGGCCGGGAGCGAAGGTCTGGTTGCCCACACCCAGCTCGGCCGCCTGCTCCTGCTCGAGCTGCTCTCCGACCGCCTTGATGCCCTGGTCGATCCTCTTGCCGTCGACCTTCTGCATCTCCTTGACGAACTTGACCATCTGCTTCGGGTCTTGGACAGGCATGCCGACCTGTTCCTCGAGCCGAGTAAGGGCGTCGGCGTAGCGACCGGCCGTCTCGTCGTCCAGGGCCGGGGCCACCTGGCGCACACGCTCCGTGGGGTCGGGCGGGGGCGGAGGAGGCTGGGGCTGGCCCGAAGGGGGCAGGCCGCCGTTGTCCTGAGCCTGCTGCCCGTAGACGCCCTGGGTCTCGGCCAGGAGAGCGTCCAGGTTGCCGGCCGGGCTGGGAGCAGCCTGGTCGGGAGCCGTGGGCGAGGGCTTGAAGCGAGCTGCCGGGTTCTGCTGCACTGCAGCACCGGGCTGGGGCTTCTGTGGGTCCTGGCCGCCCATCGCCGCCGGGTCCACCGGGCCACCCTGACCAGCCGCACCGGGACCGGCCGCCACCGTGGGATCACCACCGGCCGCGGACAGGTTTGCCAGCTTCTCGAGGTCGGGTGCGAAGTCGTTCTCGCGCAGGGCCTCGATGATGAGCTCTTCGGGAGAGAAGCCAGACCACGAAGCGGTCTTGACCATGACGCGGGAGTCCATGCCGGCAGCAGCCGAGAAGAGCTGGCGCTGGGCAGGAGTCATGCTGCCACGCTTCTCGAGGTACTTGTCGAGCTGCGTGTAGTAGCGAGCCTCGAGCAGGGCCTGGCCCGGGTCGATGCCCAGGACAGACGCTGCCTTGTACAGGTTGCCTTCAGTGACGGGGAGCCCCTCCTCCCAACGCTGAAGAACCGCGGTAGCCAGTTCGCGATCCATGTAGCGCCTCCCTTAGAAGCCGGTCTGCGGGTTGAACTGACCGGTGATGAGAGCCAGGCCCTTCACAGCCACGGGGACGGCCCGCTCGAACTGGATGGCCGCCGACTCCTGGATGACCGTGCCGCCGGCGTCGGTGGCGATCTGGTGCGAGGGCACGTAGCAGCCCTCCATGTAGATGGCGCCGACCGTGTCCTCGTTCGAGTCGCGGAAGTACATCAGCAGGCCGATGGGCTGGCTGAAGAGGTCCGAGGCCAGGTTGAGGAAGATGTTCTCGTAGCCGGGCGGGATCTTCACGTCGTGCGGGTTCGCCACCGTCGCCGCCCCGGGGTTCGGGTAGACGAAGGGAACGACCGTCGGCGGGATGAGGTCCTGGTAGTAGGCGTACAGCATGCGGAGCAGAGACGGACCGTGGTACATGATCCGGCTCAGCTGCAGCTGGCCCACCGTGCGACCGGAGATGAAGTACGACCTCTCCGAGCCCAGTTCCCAGAACCGGGCGAAGTTGCGGTTGTGCGAGAGACCGATGTTCTGGACGACGCCGATCGGAAGAGCCCAGTCCTTCTGGGAGCTGCCATCAGCAGTCGAGAGAGCACCAGCCGCAGCGCCGGCGCCGCCGATGTTCGCCAGACGAGGCGGACCAGCAGCGACCATGGTGAAGGCGGCCGACAGGTACTGGCCATCGACCAGGCCTCCCTGAACGTACCGCTCGTAGGGCTTCCACTCACTCAGCTTTGCCATCTCGGGGCTCCTTCTTCCGGGCGTCTTCCGATTCTACCTGATTGTCTCACATCTTCGCTTACGCGAAGGTGACGACCAGGAGCTCGGTCTCGCCGTTGTCGACATCCACCTCGAGGAGGACGTCACCGGTCCAGGCGGACACCGAGGTGACATCGACCGAGAAGGCGCCAGTGGACGCCGTCTGCAGCCAGAGGTCGCGGCTTCCGGTGCCGGACTTGACCGTGGCGCCCGCGGCGCCGAGGCCGAGGGTGACCAGGGTGTCGAGGTCGGTGAAGGTCAGGGCGGTGGTGTCCACCGTGACGACCGTCGAGGTCAGCACGAAGGTCTTGCCGGCGTTCGCCTTGCCAGTGCGCACGAAGACGTTCGAGCCGTAGGGCATCTCGCCCAGAGCGTCGAAGTCGGTGGCGCGGGTCAGCACGAAGGCCACGCCGCCGGTGCCGACGGTGGTCAGGGTGTAGATACCGTTGTCGTCTCCCGCCACCTGGTTCTTCACCAGGATGCGGTCGCCCGAGGCAACGGCGACGCCGTCGATCGTGAGGACACCGACCGCGTCGGCGGTCAGGGTGTGGCCCACGCCGGTACCCGCGGCGGTGCAGGCGGGCAGGGCCGCGGCGGTCGCGACGACCACTTCGGTCTTGGGCGTGCCGAGAGCCAGCTTGGCCTTGACGCGCACGTTCTTCACTGCGGCCACGGCCTGGCCATCGGCGTCCTTGACCTGACCGCTGATGCGGATGATCTCGGAAGCCTCGGTAGCAGCCGTGAGAGCCGCGGTGTTCGTTCCGTTCATGATGGCGACGAGTGCCACCGCCGTCTGGTCACCGCGTGCGGCCAGCGAACGGAGAGTGCTCAGGATGCTCGAGGAAAGGGTGACGGGCATTGTCGTGTCTCCTTAGATGGCCAGGGTCAGGCGGATGTAGTTGCAGGGGAACGGAACGTCGAGGGTGACGTCCACCAGCACGGTGTCCGGCTGGTCCTCGGACTGGATGAGGTTGTTGAGGTCACCACCGTTGATGACACCGGCCTCGGTGAGGAAGCCGAGCATGCCCTGGATCACCGTGGAGAGCGTGTCCAGGAAGGGCTGGGTGATGTTGAACGTGCCGATGAAGTTGCGCAGACCGACGCGCATGAACTTCGCCACGAAGTCGACCACCTTGGTGATCGAGAGCTCGCGGGTCTCGATCGAGGTGAGGTTGGTCGACAGCTGGTGACGGCACACCAGGGGAGCGCCCACGGCGTCCTGGACGATGATGTAGGTACCACCAGCGGCCATGACGTCGAGCTGCTGCTCCGAGTACTTGTCGCGAGCGCCGACCACACCGGTGAAGCCGGTGATGGGCAGGTTGGTGAAGCCCTGCTGAGGCGGGAACTTCGCCACCATGCCGGCCGTCGCCGCGCAGGCGTAGAAGCCCGGGAGCTCCTGCTCGATGCCGCCGACCGTCGCCTTCACTGTGTCCGGGAAGAACGAGTAGAGACGGCGCTGACCGTGGGCCTGGTTCGAGGCCTGGACGGTCTCGGCGATCAGGGCCTTGTCGGGCAGGGTCGAGCCGGGGATGAGCAGCTTGTCGCCGCGGACAGCCAGCGACCAGTCCTCGTTGACCAGGGTCTCGCTGAGGGTGGCGGTGCTGAAGTAGCCGTCCTCGTTCTCGCCCGTGTCGAACGAGTCGCGCACGGTGACCAGGGTGTTGTTGACCGCGGACACGCTGTAGTGCCGCACCTCGCCGCTGACCTCGATGGTCAGGACGACGTTGTCGTCGACAGCCAGATCCAGCGGGTTCAGGCCACGGTCAGTCAGGCCGCCGGTGACGCTGTCGTCCAGGAGGAACTGGTTCTCCGTGGCGGTGGTGCCGCCCGAGAGACCCGAGCCCACGACGTCATCGACCGCCCGGGTGGGAACCGGCGGGCAGACGAAGACGATGCGCTCGCCCTTCTGGGTGGAGCCGGACATGGTGGTGGCGTGCGTCTCGAAGAGCGAGTGCACGGTCACGTCGTCCGTGAGGGGCGCGAGAGCGTAGACTTCCTGCGACTCGAGGAAGCTGGTGACGCGAGCGAAGGCGGCCAGGGTGCCGTAGGGCTTCGCCGACGAGGTCTCGTCCACGCCGATGCCGGTGCACTCCACCGCAGGGGCGTTGATCATCTCGAAGAACATGCCGAGACCCAGGGGGTTGTCGGCAGTCAGCGGGCTGAGCACCGTCTGCAGGGTGGCGATGTCGCTGATGCGGAGCAGCGCGGGGCTCGAGGCCACCGGCGACACGTCCTTGCGGAGGCCGCGGTACTGGATGTAGATGTCCGCGTTGCCCGGGTCGAACGGAGCACCGGTCAGGGCCGAGCGGATGATCTCGGCGCCCAGGACCACGTTGCCCGAGACGTCCACCGAGAAGTCGGGGTTGGGACGGCCCGAGCCATCGGCCGACGTGTTGCCCGAGCCGAAGCCCAGGGCGTTGCGGGCCTTGGTCGAGGTAGAGCCGGCCGAGACGTCGATCGCCGAGGCGTAGCCCTTCAGCGTCGAGGTGAGGACGAGCTGGTCGTCCGCATCGCCGCCGATGGAGGCCACGGTGGTGCCGACCACCTCGTTGATGGCGGCCACGGCGTCCACCAGCGAATCGCTCGTGAAGACGACCGAGTAGGTCTTCTCACGGTCGTTCATGGTGAACTCGAGGGTCTGGCCGTTGAGGTTCTCCTCGCCCACGTCCGCCTGCAGCGAGGTGAAGAGCAGGTCGGAGTTCGTGGTCGCACCGATGGCGGTGGACGACGAACCGATGCGGAGAGCCACCAGGCTACCCGTATCCGTGGAGGTGATCTTCAGCTTGTTGCCCTGCGCCGTGATGGCGAACTGGGTGGGCAGCACACCGCCAGCCCAGCGAGTGGCCGTGCCGAGCTCGGTCACCAGGGCAGCGATGTTCGCGAACGACAGGTTGCCGGTCGCAAAGGTGTAGGTCTTCGTGGTCGGGTAGGTGAGACCACCGTCCGTGGAGATCTGGACGATGAAGGTCTCGCCGTTGACCGCGGTGAAGGGGAACGTCTGCGTGCCGCCCAGAAGGATGGCCGCCACGTCCACGAACTCCACGTCCGTGCCGTCATCCGAGTACTCGGTCGAGGCCGAGAAGCCGAGAGCGGCCAGGGCGGTCGAGCTGTCACGGATGGTCAGCGACTGCTGAGCGCCGGTCAGGTCGGTGGAGAAGGCGATCTTGGTGCCGCCCGTGTCCGTGTGAGCGAACACACCATCGACACCGCTGAAGGCTGCGATGACGGCCGTCAGGTCGGCGAAGGGGCCGCCGGTGAAGGTGAAGGTCTGGGTGTCCTGGGCCACGCCATCGACGGTGACGTCGAAGTCGAGGGTCAGGCCGGCCAGGGCGTAGGGCGACGAACCAGCGAGGACCGAGGGAGCCTCGATGGTCGCCGTGGTGGCAGCCGTACCCGAGACCGAGCCAGTGAGCTCGGCAGCGGTGGCCGTGTCGTTCACCTCGAGACCCTTCGCCATGAACCAGGCGTAGCGGGGCGCGAAGGCGGACGAGGCCAGGAGGGTGTTGACCGAGCTCTGGTCGTAGACGGCGGAGGTGACCTTGCCGTTGTCGTCGAAGACCGAGAGGGTGGCGTTCAGGATGCCCAGCTTGAAGCGGCTGGACTCCACCTTCATGATGACGGCGGTCGTGTTGGGCAGCACGCCATCCGCCACGAACTCGTCGCCGACCTTGAGGTCGAGACCCGACGAGGTGAAGACGAGCGAGGACTGCACGAAGGCTGCCGAGAAGGCAGTGTCGTCGGTGCTGTCGAGGAAGCCGACCGAGAAGCCGGCGGTCGGGATGTCGTCATCGTACGTCGGGATGGCGGTCGTGGCGCCGTCCACCAGGTAGGTGCCGGGAGACCACTCGATCCAGGGCGAGAGCGTGGTGTTGTTGTTCTGCTCCTGGGCGCGGAAGCCCGAACCGGTGACCCGGTACTCGGCGCTTCCCGTCAGGCCGAACAGCGTGTTGGCCGAGCCACCCGCACGGATGGTGACCGACGCGGCCGCACCGAACTTGTTCGACGCGATCTGGATGCGGCTGTTGGAGCCGAGCACGACCTCGGAGGCGACGTCGTCACCCACCGCGGCGTTGATCTGGTCGCAGATCTGGGCCGGGGTCAGGTTGCTGCCGTCCGAGGCGAAGGTGACGGTGATGTCCTTCGTGGTGTTGGCCGGAACCTGGGTGTCGATCGCGATGACCAGGACGGTGCCGTCGAGGTCGAGACCGGTCGACGTGACGAAGTAGGCCGAGCGGAAGGCAGGCCGGCACGCGTTGTTGAAGCCGACCAGGAAGGACTCGCCGGGCTCACGCTCGAGCTCGTTCAGCTTGCCGCCGAAGAGCAGGAAGGCGCGAATGGTCGCCTCTTCCACGTCCACCTCCGAGATGTTGTCTCGGGGCGAGGGGAAGCTGGTCTGCGAGATGGTGCGGGGAAGCTGGTCGTACGAACCCTGCTTCGCGTCGCTGTTCAGCGTGCCATCGGCCTTGGTGACCTCCACGATCTCCTTCGCGGCACCCGCAACGCACGGCACGAGAGTCGGCCGGACGATGGTCGGGGACGCGGAGGTGAACGACTGGATGATCTCTACGCCGGGGCGGGGAAGTTCGGCAGCCATGGGCTTCTCCTTCTAGGTCTCGACCTTTTGGTCGATTGGCGAACTCGGGTACGACGGAGCCGAGTTGATGACGCGGCCCCGAATCGTCGGTGCCCCGATGACTTCCCTCATGCGAACCGCGGCAGCGGTCGTGAGGGCAGCAGGATTCGAAAGGCCAGCTCGGATGTGCAGCTCGATGTGCGAGAGACGCTGACCATCGAGGGGCGTGACCGTCTCCTTCCACTGGAAGAAGAAGGGGGAGTGGACGGTGACCATGACGCACTCCGGATCGGCCTCGCCGGCGACCATCGCGCCAGGAGGGGACTCGGGACCGATGGAGACGTCCTCCCCGATCATGTGCATCTTGCCCTCGCGCTGGATCATCTCCTTGAAGGAGCGGAGGCCACGCATGACCTGCCACGCAATGCGCTGAGCCTCCACGCCGTTCTTGGCGATGCAGTTCAGCGTCATGGTGCAGGCCACAAGGTCCGAGCGAGTCTTGGCTCCCGTGCGAGGGTCCACGTAGAGCATCTGGTCCAGCGAGAGCCGGGCGTACTGGGCCGGCCCGCGCATGGTGACGATGTGCGGCCGCTGACCGATCCGGTCCTTCGGGATGGCGGCCTGGTCGGTGATGGAGATCTCGGTGAGCTTCTCATCGCTCGACCACTTGTACGAGCCGGGCTCCATGTCTCCGAAGAGACCCTGGAGAAAGAGCAGGTAGACGCGGGTGAAGTAGAACAGCGGCTCTTCGCCGATGCCCTGTGCTTCAACCAGTCCTGGGGTTACCTGCTCGGTAGACATCACTTCTTCTCTTGGTAGCCGGGCACCTGTCGGTGGTGCTCGTTCATCGACTGTCTGTACCTGTCCGCTAGAATGCCAGCAGCACCGGTCAGTATGGGAAGGATAAACTTCGCTGCTCGGACCCTCTTGTCGAGAACGGCCGGAGAGGTCGGAACCTGGGAGAAGAACTTCATCTTCCTCCCCATGAGCTCCGCCGCCCCCCATCCCAGGGCCGTACCAGCACCGCCGGCAAGGATGGCCCCCATGGGACCCTTCTTGGCTTCGGCAGCTTCGCCGATCTTCACCAGCTCATCGAGCACTGCCGCGCGGCTTATAGCCGTACACGGCGAGTAGGTCTTTGACATTGAGGGGCTCGTCGACATGCTGTGGGTTCGAGAAGTTCCGCTCGGACGCAGGAGCCAGAGCCCGGAGGTCGCTGATGTTGATGGGGACCCTGTACTCGGCGTCGCCGCCCTCGATCTGCTTCAGTACCAGCTCCTGGTGAACCACTGCCCGAAGGCGCTGAGTGGTGTTCACCTGGGTCACCCGCCACCGGTGGTTCTCAGCTTCCACCAAGATATCCTTAGGCTTTACGGGTGGGAAGGAAATGAGCCTGGCCGAGGTGAGGTTCGACTGCTGCTCTCCCATGGGGGTGTTCTGGGGGGCGTTGGCGTTCGGGTCGAGCTGCACGAAGCACTCGATGGGGGACAGGTAGCCACCCAGGTAGCCGGTGTCGAAGCAGTTGAGGCAGTTCGACTTCGTTCGTCTTCCGGCGACTCGGTCGAAACAGACGCACTTGGCGCCGAAGGTCCGCACGGGGAAGAGCCAGCAGCGGCGACCGACATGCTCCCGGAAGAGCACATCCTCCTGCCGCATGATCTCCAGACCGATGAGATCGGGCTCGGGGACCTGGGCGGTGGGGCCGACCTTCATGCTCTCGCTGGTCTGCTTGTCGATGATCTCGAGCTCGTAGTACAGGTTGCGCCACTTGTGCAGCAGCGCCGGCGTGGTGTCCCGGAAGTAGTACTGGTCCTCGAAGGGAGCGCAGAGCTGCTCGAAGGGCCCGACAGGACCCTCCGACCGCCGCAGGATGAACTGGTAGCGGTGGATGTCACCGTCGAAGTCCCCGAGCTCCCAGAAGATGTCCAGGTGGTCGAGGTCGAAGGACTTCGCGTAGAACTTGGTGACGTTCAGCATGTACTAGAACCGGTACGCGACCTTGGCCTGGCCGGCGTCCGGCTGGCCCTGAGGCGCATCGGCGGGAGCAGGGGGCGCAGAGGGCTGAGCACCCTGGTCAGGGGCGGGAGGAGCGGCACCCTGGGGAGCACCGCCCATGGGGGCGAGGACGCTGTCGGCGCCCATGTTGTACTTGGCGAGCTCGAGCGCAAGAACACGGCGCTGGAGGTTCAGCTGGTCGACCTGGGCCCACCGAGCCTGGCTCTCCTGCATCCGAGCCTCGCTCTCGGCCGCATCCTGCTGACGCTTCTGGATCTCCGCCATCTCCATCTGGAGCTCCTGCTCTTCCAGGGCGATGGCCTTCTCCATGAGGGGAGTGCCTTCGAACTGCGAGAGCCAGGTGTCCCCGCCACCGCTCGAGCCGCACATCGAAGCCAGCATGGCGAGCTTCTCCTTGGCGACCTTGTTCTGCTCCCACTCGGGACCAGCCACAGCAGCGCCGGGCACCGAGGGCTGGGCCTTCGGACCAGCGAAGCGGGCCTTCAGCCTGTCCATCATGCCGGGCTTGGCCTGGAGCACTCCGTTGCCGGAGCTACCGGCGGCCGGCATGGAGGGCATCATCTGGGTGAGCGGGCCGGGAGTGTGTGCAGCGACAGCTCCACCGAGCTGCTTGCCGGCGGCCTGGACACGACCACCGACTGCCTTGGGGGCGAAGTGACCCGCGGCCGCTCCGAGAGCTCCACCACCGATGGCTCCCTTGGCAGCGCCGGCGAGACGCGAGCGAGGCTGGCCCGTTGCGGGGTCCACGCCGGGGTCACGGGTGAGGCCGTTGACTGCTCCGACCGCAGCACCGCCGATGGCCAGCGCCTTGGTGGGGTTCTTCTGCATCATCTGCGCGGCGCCGGACAGGAGCTTGCCGCCCTTGCCGCCACCGGCCGCCACGAGCGAGCTCATGACGTTGGCCTTCTTCTCGGTCTCCTGGTCGGGCTTCTTGTCGGGCTTCGGGACGGACTTGCCGTACCGACTGCCGATACCAGTAGTTCCGCCTTCTTCGTGAGAAGAGGGAGTGAGCATGCCGCCCAGCGGGTTCCAGGCGTTCTTCCCCTCTTCGTGCTTCTTGGCGACGTACTCGTGATGACGAGCCGCGGCATCCGGGCGGTCCTCGGCGAAGCCGAAGCGGAATACCGACCCGAGAGTAGCCGGAGCTCCGATGCCGGCCATGGACTGGTAGTCCTGGCGCAATGCTCCCATCTCGGCATTCTGCCGAGCGAGCAGGCGATGCTTCTTGGCATCGTACTCGTGCCCCTTCTCCGTGATCGAGAAGGCGGTCTTCATGAGCTCCTCGCCGTGCTGGTGGGCCATCTCCCGACCGAGCTGGTCGTAGTGGGCCATCTTCTCGGCGAGGGTGTCCATCTCCGAGACGGTCTCGGGACGGTCGTTGGCGATCTCGAGCAGGTCCTCGAGGGGCAGCTGAGCCACCGCCTCGGCGTACTGCTGCTCGTCCGTGGGCTCCATCTCTGCGAGCTTGACCAGCCAGTCCTTCATGTTACTTGCCTCCGGCGCCGAGCAGTTGTGCCAGGCCCAGGCCGAGACCAGCACCGACGCCGGTGCCGATCAGGGATGCCTTGACGGGGTGCTCACGGAGGGCCTTGGCAGTACCGGCCTCCATCTCCGTGGTGCGGTTCTTGAGCTTCTGGAAGAGACCCTTCTCTTCGCCGCGGGCACGAAGCCGGGCAACGGCGTCTTCCTTCGAGATCTCGTTCTCGCTCTTGCCGCCCAGGTCCTTCTTGGGGCGGTTCTGCATGATGGAGTGACCACCGGCCAGAAGACCGCCCGCAGCCATGAACGGCCACGAGGCGGGGTCCTTGATGGCGGCCAGGGCGTTGGCCTTCTTCTCCTTGAGCTCCTCGACCGCCTTCTTGAGCTTGTCCTTGGCACCCGTCACGTCCGCGACGATGGCGCCGAGGCCGGCGTACTTGAAGCCCTGGGCAGCCTGCTGCACGGGAGCGGCGGCAGGCTTCATGGCGTTGCCCACAGCACCGACAGCCTTGCCGACGACAGCGTCCTTCACGACGTTGCCGGCCAGGCTGGCGACACCCTTGCGAGTGGCCAGACCGCCGATGCCCTTGGCGGCCGCACCGAGAAGAGCGCCCATCATGGCCTCCTTCTCGAGCGGCTGGGGGTCGTTGTCGGGAAGGTGACCGTGCTGCTTCTTCAGGCGAACGAAGTGCTCGGCCGCGGCATGGCGCTCCGACTGGACATCGTCCTCGTCTCGCAGCCCACCGTAGAAGTCGAAGTCGTTGTCCATCGTCGTCTCCTAGGTGTGGATGTAGAAGAGGATGTACTTGCCACTCGAGTCGCAGACGATGTCGACGATCGAAGCCACCACGCTGCTTCCGTTGTTCACGAAGAGCTTGAGAGCGTGGGGGTCGGCGAAGATCGCGACGTCGAACTTGGGAATTGCAGCAGCCATGGGGTCATTCTCCTCTCAGAGGCACTGGGTGGGAAGGCCCTACCAGCCCCCGTAGAAGCCGGAGGTCCAGAGGTACTCCGAGTGGACGCCGCCCTCCCAGGCACCCTCGATGTTCATCGAGATCTTGAGACGGAGCTTCTTCTCTTCGTACTTGTTGGTGAAAAGCTGGATCCACGACTGGATCAGCGGGGTCTTGTCACTCACGCCCACCTGGATGCCGCCGTCCGAGAACGTGAGGTGGTTGCGGGTCATGAGGAGGCCGACCGACTCCAGGAGGCTGATGACCGTGCCCCGCAGGAGAAGGTGGCGAGAGGGGAAGTTGGAGAAGCCCCACCGGGTGAGCGGAGGGGTCGAGTTGAAGTCGTCGATGGCGTCGATGACCGCCCAGGCGATGAGGCGGTTCGAGCTCTCCTCACCCTGGATGAGCCGGTTCAACGCCGGGTAGTCGCGAGTGAAGAGACGCACCGTGGAGATGAACTGCTCCATGGCGAGCTCGATGGACGGGACAGAGGTGCCGACGATATCCGACATGGCTACCCCTTCTTCTGCTTCTTCGAAGCCTTGAGCTCGAACTCGTCGCCTTCGATGACGGCAGGGACGACGTCTTCGAGGAGGAGAACCTTCGCGGGCGGAGCCGGCGGAGGGGGAGGGGTGACGTTGCGCTTGGCCTTCTCTTCCGCAGTGAGGGCCCTGCTGCCGCCACGGGTCTTGGCCCGGACGTACCAGGGCGGCACCGCTCCGATGGCGACGAGGCCCTGCTTCTCCAGGTCCCGGACTCGCTTGTTCACGAGCTCGGCCGGAAGGCGCAGGGTCCCACCAGGGGCGAGACGCTTGTTGTAGACCTCGACCTCCGTAGGGCTTGCCCCACGGTCGCCAGGCACATCAGTGATGTTGGTGACCACGACGATCATGGGTCACCTCCTACTGCCGGTTCTTCTTGTTCTTCTTCTTGCCCTCGAACGACGCCTTGAGCTCTTCCGTGCTCACGCCCTTGCCCTCGTCGAGCTCCTTGATGCCGGCTTCGACATCGGCCAGGAACTCCTCGGTCTTGGCGACCTCTTCGACGGAGGCTTCGACAGCCGCGACTTCGTCGACAGGGGCCACATCATCGCCGGCGGGCGCTTCGACCTTCAGGGGGTCGGTGATGATGACGCCGGTCTTGAGGGGCTCCGTGACGATGATGCCGCCATCGGTGTGGGCAGCCTTCGGAGCAGAGATGATGATGCCACCATCCGTGTGCTTGGCGTCGGGGTCGCTGGGCGAGGTGCCGATGCCGCTCGGGTCTTCGGTGACGCCCAGACGAGCCATGACGATGACGCCGGTACGCACCAGCTCGCGCAGGTAGGTCTCGGTCGTGGCGAAGACCTCGTCGCTGATGGTGATCGAGTCACCACGGCGGAGGACCTTGCCGCCCACCATGGGGCACGGGTTGAACTTGGCCGCCTGCCGGTGCAGGAGTTCCTTGTTACGGTCGAACGCAGTATTCGTGATCTTCCACATCGTTCCAGCCTCCGTCCTTCTTGCCAAGAAGCCAAGAAAGAAAAGGGGGCACCCGAACCGAGTTGTCCAGGTGCCCCCAGTATGTGTGCAGGGACAGCCCTGCGCCTCGCTTAGAACTGCGAGACGTCGGGGTACTTGAGGCCGCTGTCGACCTTGTTGTTCTCCGCGCCCAGCTCGTCCTCTTCCACGGGCAGCTTCGCCGCGTAGCCCGAGTCGGTGGCCGAGGTGGTCACCGAGCCGGGGTACAGCTCGAGCTTCCGGACCGACGCGATGTTCGCGATGATCATGCCGATGTCCATCCACGACTGCCAGGTGATCAGGTTCGCCACCTTGTCGATGTAGAACTTCGTGTTGTTGAGGACGAAGTTCTTGCCGAGGAACTCCGGCGCGGCGAACGCGTACACGTTGCCGATGCGCAGGATGTCGGTCTTGATGGTGCGGATCAGCTTGCGGCCGAGCAGCGTGTTGTACTTGTAGCCGTCGACCATGGTCTCCGACTGCATCTTGTCGCCCATGTCCTGGAGGGTCCAGGCGAGGACGTCGTCGTAGTCCGGCTCGGTCATGATGAACCGCTCCGTACGCAGACGCTCACCGTCCATGAGCTTGAAGAGGTTCACCAGGTCGGGGCGCAGGATCGGGTAGACCGTGAAGTCATCCGACGACGCGCCCTGGGCGCCGATGCCCTTGATGACCGACTTCTTGACGGTCGCCGCGTAGGTCGACGCGCGGAGCGCGGTCGCGCCACCGTTCGCATCCGACTGCAGGGCCTGGACCGCCGCCTCGATGTAGCGGAGGAACTCGCGGTCCTTGATCTCCTGGAGATCCTTGACCGAGTTGTCCTCGATCACCTTGGTGATCGGCATCTGGTACGCCAGGAGCTCCTGCTCCGTCTTCTCGAACTTCTCCGAGGAGATGGTGTAGAAGGGGCACTCGACGCGGGGAGCGCGGATGAAGCGCGCCGTGGGCTGGCCACGGAACGACATGGTCATCGCGCGGCTCTTGGGCTCGATCTCGACGATCTTCACGAGCGTGTCGTGGTTGACCGAGACCTGGCAGTCCGCCCGGGTGACCGGGTCGGGGGGCAGGATCTTGTCCACGAAGCAGACCTCGCGCAGACGGTCACGGATGTAGACCGAACCCTGCTCGGCGACCTTCTCGCGGCCTTCGGACGTGTCCAGCCGCTGGTTGAAGAGGTCGTTCAGTACTCTCGCCGGAACGTTGCTCATTGTGATCTCCTGTTTCCTGTTCTTCAGTTAACCGGGTTGTTCCGGCTCGGTTACGGGACGACTCGCAGCCAGGGCGAGGCGAACTTGACGTAGCGGACCTTGCCCGTGGGGAGCTTGGTCACGGAGCCGACCACCAGGTACGAACCCGAGGCGGTCGGCAGCTTGATGAGGCCCTTCTTGGTGAGGCCACCGACAGTGACGTCGCCGACCACCAGGAAGGAGTTGATGGCCAGGCCGGTCGACGTGTAGACGTCGGTCTCGGCCTCGTAGCCACCGAGGAACAGGGTCGTCACCTTGCCGATGGGCTGGGTGTCGTAGCGACCCTTCTCGGAGAAGACCTGGAACGACATGGTCGCCAGGGTGCCCGAGCCACGGATGAGCTTGCCGCTGGTGGTGTCCAGCGACAGCCACTCGCCATCGATGATGGGGTTGGCGTTGTTCGGGTTCAGGAGGGTCGGGTCGTCCATGTAGAAGTCACGGCGATCGACCGGCAGAACCGGGGAGAGCAGATTCAGGTGAGGGGCGGTGGACATTGTCGGAATCTCCTTGTCGTCAGCGGTTGTTCGTTACGAGCCGGCGATGATGAAGGCTTCGAAGTTCGAAGCCGCGTCAGCGCCACCGCCCGGCTCGTCCGAGAGTGCCGCCAGCTTGATCTGGGGTGCAGAGAACGAGATCGCCTTCTCCACGACGTCGAGGTCACCGGACGCCATGAGGCTGGCGACCTTCTCCTCGTACGAGGTCTCGGGCTCGAGGTTCTTCGCCGTCATGGACGACGCGATCTTCTCGACCCGCTCCCGCTTCTCGTAGTGGGCGATCTTCTCCTTCAGCGACTGGTTCTCTTCGCTGAGGGCGCGAAGGGCCGGACCGACCTGGTTCAGGACGCCGGCCACCTTGTTGCTTGCGAGCTTGTTCATGGTCGTTTGTCTCCTGTTCCGGGTCTAGTACTGGCCGCCCACCGGGGCCGATCCGCCCATGGTGGAGTCCTTCTCGGGAGCGCCCTGGGGCACTCCGCCGCCGGCCATCGGGGCACCGCCACCAGCCTTCGCGGCAGCGAGAGCTGCCTTCAGCATGCAGACTCGGCACGCGCCGGTGTTGCCGCACGTGCATCCGTCTGCGCCTGCTCCGGCGTCAGCGGTCGCCGACATCCCGCCACCCATGGCTCCGCCGCCGGCCTGGCCCATGCCACCACCGCCGCCGTAGCCCATCATGGCGTTCGCCTGCTTGGACTTCGCTGCTGCGACCTTCGACTTCAGCTGGCAGGAAGCGCACTCTCCCTTGCCATCACACTTGCAGCCTTCCGAAGCGATCTTCTTCAGGGCTGCGACCGCTGCGATCTTCACGCCAGCGCTGCTGGCATTCCGCAGGTTGTTGCGCAGGACGGAGTCGGTGCTCTTGCTGAGCGCCGGCTCGTCCAGAACTTCACCGAGCATGGTCTTCTGGGGACCCTTGGCGTCGGCCTTGGTGGTGTCGATCGCCGACTTGTTCGAGGCGATGTTCGAGCGGGCGCTGTTGCCGCCACCCGAGCCGGCGTTGCCCGACTCGCCCGAGGCGTTCTCGCCGGACTGCATCACCTTGAGGCCGCCGTCACCGGGGAGGGGGCCGCCGTCCTTGGACGAGCTGATGTTCGCCTTCATGACGTCCTCGCCGGCGAGCTTGCTCATCACGGCCGCGCGCAGCTTGTCGCCGGCGGTCTTGACGGCAGGGGCCTGCTCACGAACGACGGGCGCCTGGGCGCCGCGGATCTCCGCAGCGGTCTTCGCGATGACGGCCGCGTAGCGGTCGGTCGCCGACTTGGTGCGGAAGACGCCCTCGGTCGGGTACTTCGCGGTGGGAGCGACGCTGCCGCCACCGGGGGCGTGGTGCATGTCGTTCTCCATCTGGGTCTTGCCGCCGGGGAGGCCGCCAGCCGAGAGGGGCGAGTCCGCGGTCGACTTCGACGCGTCGTGGGTCTTCGAGTGGTCCTTCTTGTGCGACTGCTGGCCGCCGATGGCCTGCGACACCTCGAGGGCGCCCGGGCCCTTGCCCGCGCCGACAGCCGAGCCTTCGGACGCCTGCTTCAGGGCCGAGGGGCGGACGTCGATGTTGTCGACGTTGGCGGCGATCTGGTCGACCGTGGACGCCAGCTTCTCGATGTAGGACGGATCGGTCAGGTCGAAGCCGGCCGTCTTCTCCGCCTCTTCCTCGGAGGGAGTGGGGATGTGACCGTGCTCCTTCTTCTCGTAGGCCAGAAGGTTACGCACCTTCTTGTTGCCCTGGTCGGAAGCGAGCTTGGTCGTGGCCGTCTCGATGACGCTGGCGATCATGTCCTGGAGTGGGAGCCGAGGCTTCATGACATTCTCCTGTTACCCCCGCACTGGAGGCGGGCTCAGTACGGGTTGGTAGCTCTGGGCCGGGCTCGCCGGGCCATCGGGGTTCACCTTGGTGTACTTCGGGGTGGTCATCTTCATCGTGTTCTTGGGCACGGTGCTGGTGATCTCACCCACGGTCGAAGGGCTGCCCATCATCGCGTTCGCGATCTTGGAGAGCTCATCCGAGAAGCTTTCGAGGAAGGGCAGGAGCAGCTGGGCGCTCTTGTCCTTGCCAGAAGACTTCTTGTACTGATTCGTCGCGATGGCCCACGACTCGGACTCCGGCATGCCAGGATTCTTGTCCTGGATGTGCTCGGCCCGGTTGTGAATCCACTGCGGCATCTTCAGTCCTTCAGTCCAAACAAAAAAAGAGAGGCGGAGGAGAGGATGGGAGGAGGAGTACCCCCTCCCCCGCCTCAGGGGGTGTTACTGCTGGGCTCCGTCGTCCTGGCCACCAGTGGCCTGCTGGCTCGGGATGCCCTGCGACTGGCCACCCTGCTGGGGCTGGCCGGGACGCTGCGGCTGCTGGCCAGGCTGACCCTGGGCCTGCTGACCCTCTTCGCCGCCCTGACCACCGGTCAGCTGCTCGACGAGAGCGTCGACGTTGTAGCCGGCTTCCGCCAGCAGCTGGAGGGCGCGCTCGTCCAGGGCGCCGTTGAACTGCTCGTCACCGGCAGGCTGCTCCTGCTCGACGCCGGGCTGCTCCTGGCCAGGCTGCTCGGCGAAGGCCGGGTGCAGCGCCGCCATCGGGTTCTGCGGCTGCTGAGCCTGCTGCTGACGAGCAGCCTGCTCCTGCATGATGCGCTGCTGCATCACCTGGTTGTGCATGTCGGGGGTGACGCCAGCGGCGCCGAGGAGCTCACCGGCGCGGAGCTCGGCCAGCTTCTCGAAGGCCGAAGCCTCCTTGTTCTTGCCGCCGAACGCCTTCTTGGCGCCGACGCCGGCCGCAGCCGCGCCCGCACCGACCGCGTAGCGCTCCTTGTTGCGCAGACCGTGGTCCATGGCGCCGCGCACCTTCGAGCTCGAGCCCGGAGCGGTGTGAGCCTTCATGTGGCCACCGATCGACTGGGCCTTGCCCTTGGCCGCGCCGAACGCGCCCTTGGCAGCGGAGCCGATCGCCTTGCCGGCCTTGCCAGCGGCCTCGACGCCCTTCCAGGCGCCGCGGGTGCCGGCGGTCTTCTCCTGCGCGATCTTCTCGAGCTCCTGGTTGTACGCGTGAGCCATCACGCGACCCAGGAAGTCGGCTTCCTCGAACTTCTCCTGCGCCAGCTTGACCGCCTCGGCCTCGAGCGCCGCGGGATCGGCAGCGCCAGGCTGCTCGACCGTGGTGCCCTCGTCGACCGCGCCCGCGCCGTCATCGCCCGAGACCTGGGCGTAGAGGTTCGAGAGCTCGTCGTCGCTCATGCCGGAGAGGTCGATGCCCTCTTCCTCGGCGAGCTTCTGCAGCAGGTTGTGCTGCGCAGTCTTCTCGATGTCGGTTGCCGCGTTCGTGCCGTAGATGCTTGCGAGCCAGTTATCCATGGGTCGATTCTCCTTGGTCAGCGTAGAGGGGCCGTCTTCGGGGTGACGAGCACCTCTAAGCCGCCTCCTTCACTGCGCCCGTCAGGGCGAGGGAGGCCACCACTTCCTTGGAGGAGAGGTGAACTTCCCGATCGGTGTACGCCCCAACCAAGTAGGCAAGCGAGTCGGGGCTCAACACGCTTGTCGAAGCGACCTTGACGACCCCGCCGGCGAAGGCCTGTGCCATGCTCGAGCCGAACAAGTCGGCGCGGAGCTGGGGGTCGGTGGTCAGGTGGTTCTGGATCGCGGCGGCCTTCTTGAGCATGGAACGACGGTAGCCATTGTACACGGCCGCCATCTTCTTCATGAGAGGATCGGAAGAGACGCTGGGCGAGGGCTGAGCCTTCGACCGAGCAGCGGCTCGAGCCTGGAGAGCAGAGGAAGCGGCGCTGCGGTCACGGACGATGCCGCGGTTCGACAGTTCGGTCTGCAGGCGAGCATCCACGTGCTCGGGCCCGATGGGCACCGACTCGTCGATCTCGTTGCTGTGTCCGAACGTCTCGCCCTTCATGTCCAGCTCGTCAGCGTATCCCTTCTGCCCCATCGCGCCCAACATCACTCTTTGGAACTCTTTCGGCTTGAGAACCACACCCGCCATCGCCGGGGTCGAGAGAGCATTGCTCAGCGGCATCTGCCCCATCGAGTCCAGTACGTCGGTCGGAATGTCTCGTTCGGTGTTCTCCAGCAGCGGAAGAGTCTCTCGAGTGAAAGGACCCGCTGGTATGTTCTTTATAAGTTCGGACACCTTCTGGTGAGAAGCGATTTTTTTATCAGTCATCGGGAAGAGCTCTCTGGCGAACTTCTCCAGACCTCCTCCGCAGTCGTCCCCGAGACCATGGCAACCGCAGTCGCTGGCCTCCTTCTCCTTGCCGTCGTTGTCTCCGAAGAGAGCACGAAGGGCTGAGACAGGGACCCGCTTCATCCCACCAAAAAACTCCACGGTTCCGCCCATGTGGTAGTCGTACGACTTCCGGGCAGCTTCCTCCGAGGAGTAGCCGATCATGACCTTGTGCTCGTCGAACCCGCCACCGTTCTTCTTCATCTGGCGGATGACGTAGGCCGAGGTCGAAGCCTTGTCGGGACCCAGGTAGACGTCGAGCTCTTCGCCGTCCGAATCCTTGGTGCCGGGGATGTACCCGTAGTTCGCCTTCATGAACCGCGTGTACTTGACCTTGCCGTTCTTCTTGTACTCGCGGGTCTCGCCCTTCTTCCACTCGATCCAGATGGGGACGCCCTGGTACTCGACCTTCTTCTTGATGGGGTCGTTGGCGACCTTCTCGCGGAAGACGGCCTTGAACGCATCACGTTCTGACATGGGCATGCCCTTGCGCTTCTTGAGGCTGTCGAAGAGCCAGTACGCAGCCTCGGCGGGCTCCGCATCTGGGTCCTGAGCCATGACGTCCTTGAGGGAGGCGGTCTTCGAGAACTCCGCACCCACGTCGGCACTGAGCCGAGGCAGCGAGCAGAAGTCCCCCATGCAGACCTGCTGGCCCTTCTGGGCGAGCTTGGCCATCACCTTGGCGGTCTTGTCGGCGCCGATGAAGACGAACGAGATGTCGAAGAACGCGGGCGTGTCGTTGCGGACCCAGACCTTCCGGCCATCCGGGAGGATCTTGTTCATCCACATGCGAGCGTGCTCGCAGTAGTCCTTCGTCGTCTTGGAGAAGTGCTCGCAGATGGAGCAGACGTCGCCAGGGACGCGGCAGCCCATCGAGACGTCGGGGAACTCGCCCCGCTCGATGCGCTCGATGACGTCCATCGCGTCGAACTGCATGCAGAGCTTGCGGTCGAGGTAGACGATGAGCTCGACCCGCTTCATCTGCGGGTTCCACACGGCCATGACCACGCGACCGAAGGCCCGGCTCGGGTCCTTGTTCACGTGGTGCTTGTACGGGTAGGCCCGCATGAAGGTCGGGAACCCGTAGGGCCAGGTTGCACCGACTCGAGCCATCTCCTCCTGAGGCAGCTGCTCCCAGTTGGCGGGGGCGTGGATCAGGGCCTTCTCGGGGAAGAAGTCGCCGTTCGCGTTGGAGCCCCAGTACTCGCCGGCGCCCAGGGCGTTGACGAGAACGTAGACGCCATCGGGAGTGGGCGTGATCGTGCGGACGAAAGCCTGGACCGTGGGGTGGAGAGAAGACTTCATCTTCTCCACCGCCTGGTTCATCATGCCGGCTTCCGCGGTCTTCTCCATGGGCCGATCGATCAGCGGCAGGCAGTTCACGACGAACTGACCCGCCCGCTTCTCGAGACCCTGGAACTGGACCTGCTTGATCATCATGGCGGAGGACTACTTCTTGGCCGGAGCCGTCCGCTGCCCGCCACCGGGAGCCGGGTGGAACGACGGGCCCTTCTGGGGAGCTCCACGGACCGTGTGACCCATGAGGGCATCGCCCAGGTCGTTCGAGGCCTTGAGGTCGCTCACGTCCTTGCCGAGGGCGTCGATCTTCTTGCTCTGGTCCTTCTGACCCTTGGCCTGCCAGGGGACCTGGCCGGGGACCGGCAGCTTGCGGGTGTCGGCGAGGTTCTTCCTCGAGTTCACCAGCTCGGTCAGCTGCTTGGTGTCGACGCTCATGTTGCCGTCGTGGGTCATGTTCACCTGCTGGCGAACGAAGTTGCCGGCCACGGTGGGCTCGGAGGCGAAGTCGGGGTTGAAGCGGTGCAGGACCGCGAACGCCTTCTGGACGTCCTGGGCCGGCATCTGCTTCAGGTCCGGGTTCGCGCCCAGCATCGACTTGTAGTTGCGGGTCTTGGTGATGCCACGCTTGATGGCGTCGGTCATGTCACCGGCCAGCGAGTACAGGATGCCGGTGGCAACGGCTGCACCAACGCCTGCAGCGGCATTGCCGGCCGCCTGACCCATGGCGCCGAAGTTGAAGGCCTTCTTCACCAGGGCGTCGATCTCTTCGTCGACCTCTTCTTCGAACGGGCCCGTCTCCAGCTCGGAGGCGAACTTCGCGATGACGTCGAACCGCTCGGGAGCGGCCGCCGCGATCTTCTGCATGAGCTCGTTCTTGTCCATCATTCCACCCTGTTCTCGGCGACGCCGGGGGCGAAGCCTGCCTTATATTCCTTGCCCTTCTTGAGGCCATTGCTGACCACGTGGGCACCTGCAGCCAGACCAGCGCCGGCCACCATGGGGAGCGGGATGCCCGCTTCCTTGGCCATCGCTCGGAGGACAGCCTGTGAGAACGCCAACTTCTTGAACATCAGCGTGCCTTGGAGAACCGCTGACGAAGGGCCGTGGGGACCTTGCCGTGACCCACGCCGGTGGCCTTGCGGACCGCAGTGGTCACGGCGCCGGCGCTCTTGGAAATGAACTCGGCGCACTTCTCGATAGCAGCGTCGAGCTGGTCGAGAGCTTCCGCGGACTTGACCTGCTCTTCGGCCGCACGAACCATGCCGGCCCACGCCTGGGCGAGCGGGTGCTCGGGGTTCATGTACGCACCGGCCCGCTTCTCGAGCGAGCGGGGCAGGTCGTTGATGCCCTCGTGGACCAGGCGGATGATGATGGGCTCCATGAGGGAGGCAGTCATCTCCTCGCCGGCCAGCTTCTCGAGCGCTCCGATCGCACCACCGAGGCCCGCGCCATCGGCGTCGATGACCTCGCCCTTGACGGCCAGGTACAGGTCCTCTCGGGCCTGCGTCAGCATCTGGTCGAAGGTCTCGTGAGCCTCGGCCACCTTCTCGCGGGCAGCCTGCAGACGGACCTGCTCGTCGTAGACGTCCTCGATGGGGTTGGCGTGGCCCGAGTGGTCGGTCGCCCGCAGCGAAGCCATCTTCACGCCGTCCTGAGCACCGGGCTGGGCCTCGGGCTGGAAGAGGGCGTTGAGCTGCTGGTCGGCCCCATTCGCTCCCGCGTTGCCCTGGGGAGCCATCTTGTAGTCGCCCATGCCGGTGTCGAGCGTCTTGCCGTCGAACGCCGGAGAGCCGCCGTCCTTCAGGTCACGCAGGATGACGCCCGGGTCGGCGATGGGGAAGTTCACGTTCTTGTCGGTGTTCTGCTGGAACTCCGCCTGGAAGGTGACGTTGTTGGCGAACTCGACGACCCGCTTCACGTGCTCGTTGTTGAGCTCGGGGTGCTGTGCGGCGAGCTGCTTGATGGCCTCGTTGAGGGGCACTCCCTGCGAACGGAACATCTCGGATGCTTGGGTCCCGAGCATCTCGAGGAGCTCGGGGCTAACCTGCTTCCCAGGGGACTGGGTCAAGAGGTTCTGGAAAAAGTCCATGGGGAGGCGCCTCCAGAGGTATGCGTTGATGGTAGATTCCCCACGGGACAGTGGGAAGAGGAAACGATGCCTGCGAACTTCTTGAGCAAAGAATCGGCGATGCGCATCTTGGGCGTGTCAAAGGCCACCATATACCGCTACCTGCGCAACGGCAAACTCCGTCCTGCCTTTCAGGGGAAGCACATCGGTGTGTGGGACGACGAGGTCAAGGCGCTAAAGAGGCAGCTGGACGACCCGCTGCCGGTGGCCATGAACCGGGTCACCCTCGCACAGATCCTCTCTCGGCTACAGGCCGCGGAGAACACCATCTCGGTTCTGTGCCGCGTCCTCGACATTCGGCATGAAGCCCTGAAGATGGCGGATACCGAGTACTTGACCCTGTACAAGATGGCCGAGACTTGGGGAGACCAGGGGTGGTTTCCGCAGATCGAAGAGCAGATGGCCGATACCTTCGTCCGCATGCGGCTCGAGGATCTCGAGAAGTTCGAGGCGGTCACCCAGGACCCCCACCCCTGGAGGCCCCTCCTGAAGTTCGCCCGCAGTCTCCAGGCCCGATCCTACAACTCCAACCTCCGGGACCAGTTCTCGGCAGGGGTCAACAACCTCATGTCCCTGGCCGGTGTCTTCACGGTCATGAAGGGGGAGTCGGCCAAGGACTGCGTGATGATGATGGAGACCGATGCCATGCCCAACAAGAAGCTCATGAAGAAGATGGCCAAGGAGGCTAAATAGTGCAAAAGACAGGGTAAACCAGGGATAAGGACTATGAACGCAAGGTCCTTGACCTTCTTACCCGGCCCCGGGGGGCCAGAAAGAGGCAGCTGTCATGCACACCCAGAACGAGAACAACGGCACCGTCGTCAGCACCATCCCCTCCACCGCCGCGCCGGCGGCCCTGCCTCTGCCCCTCTCGGCCGAGCAGGAGAAGCAGTTCCGGGCGGCCGTCCGCCAGGAGGCCGCGTCGGTCATGGCCGCGGCCGTCACCGAGCACATCGACTCCTTCCCGCTGTTCACCGGCACCACCAAGCGCCGCATGCAGCTGGGCGCCATCGCGCTCGGCGGCGTGGCGGTCGGCGTCGGCGGCACCCTGCTCGTGCAGAAGTACCGCAACCGCAAGGTCACGAAGTAGAACCAACGCCGACCGCTCGTAGGGTCGTCGGGAGAATGAGGACTGTACATCCTCTTCTCTTAGCTCTCAGTCGTCGGTGGTAGTACGGCGCCCGCCGCCACCAGCGTTCATCGCAGGAGAGATGACGTCGGGGCGGGGGAAGACGATCATGGACGCCAGGAAGGCGAGCAGGATCGAGTGGAAGGTATCGTCCGTGCTCGAGGGCGACTTCTTGTACACGTTCTGCCGCAGCTGCTCGGAGTACTCCGAGAAGATGTTCAGCATGTCGCGAGCGTAGAGCTGCTCGAACTGATCCCAGTTGGGGAAGCGGAAGACGTTGCGGCGCTTGATGCCGTTGAAGACATCCGACATGACCTCGGTGCGGTGAACCAGGAACCGCTTCAGGTCGTTGTCCCACTTCACCTTGGCGGCCGGCTGCGAGTACTGGTACTTCAGCACGCGCTGGAAGCCGAAGCGCCGGGTGAGCTCGTCGTTGGGCCAGAATCCGCCGCCGTAGTCGCAGCCGATGAGGCGCACTCCGTAGTGGTTCACCAGGCGGGAGATCTCCTCGATCTGGATCTGCGGCTCGGTCTCACGACCCTCGAAGCGGTGGACGTAGAAGATGGTGAAGCGCCCGTCGCCCATGTACGCGCCGAGGGAGAGGACGGTGAAGGTGTTCTCGCCAGTACCCCAGTCGATGCCGGCGAAGACAGGGTGAGTCTGGCCCAAGAACTTGTGGATCTCGTTCTGGTACTCGGGGGTCAGCAGCAGGCGGTTGTCGCAGTTGTCGACGACGTCCTGGCGGGTGAGGGGGCGAGTACCCGAGTCGTACGACAGCCCCAGCACCTCGTTGTAGAACTTGGCGCGGGAGTAGGTCAGCTGCTTCTGCTTGAACTCCGAGTACGGCACCCACGGGACCATGATCTGCGGGATGCGGAAGCCCTCGTAGGGCTGCTCGATCTTCTTCATGATCTCAGGGTTCAAGGAGACCCACTGGGCCATGTCGTCCATGGGGACGATCTCCTTGTGGCACTTCTCGCACATCAGGAAGTCGGGCCCGAGGTTGTCCTCGCCGAGGATGTTCCAGTGGACGTTGGTCTTTCCCCCGGGGGTGATGATGCTGTGGCGATGGCAGGGGACCGCCCACTCGTTCTGCGTCGAGAACCGCGACCAGTAGTGCTCGATGGTGTTGTCGAGCGACTTGGGCGTGCCCGAGTACATGAAGATCTTCAGGTGCGAGTGGAAGGCGCACTCCTCGATGACGGGGATGTTGTCCGTCAAAAGGTCCTGCAGCTCGTCCATGCAGATGACGTCCGCGGGGATACCGCGGCAACGGTCGGCGTTCAGGTACGCGTAGCGCAGAGTGATCTGCGAACGGTTGATGAACTTCTTCAGGAAGACGTTGTCGGAGAGCTTGGTCGTGGTCCAGGACTTCAGGTAGTCCGAGGTCTCGATGGGCTCCTTGAGACGGTCCTGCGAGAACACCTTCGACTGCTGGTTGGTGGGCGAGACGTAGAGGGCGTTGAGGGCCGTCTGGATGCAGGCGTAGCTCAGGAGCTTGTTCCCGAGCATGGTGGACTTCTCGACCTGCCGGCCGCACTTCAGCAGGGTGCGCTTGGCCGGGGTGTCGTAGATCTGGCGGAGGTAGCGACGCTCTCCGAACGAGAAGGGGACGTAGGTCTGCGTCTCCTTCTGGGGCATCTTGATGGCGAACTCGGTGAAGGTCGAGGGCCGGATGGAGATGAGCTCCTTCTGCTTCTCCAGCATGGCCTCGACGTCGAGGTCATCCTCCGGCTCGGGCTCGTAGTCCCACTCCTCTTTCCTCTCGAGGTTCCCGTTGATGTCGATGAAACGACTCTCACGGTCTCTCACGTAGGAGCTTTTACTGTCGACGATCGCGAAGGACATCTTGAAGCACTCTACCAGAACAGGTAGGTTCAGGCCATGCACCCCAAGCTGGGCTGGCTCGAGGAGCTGAAGACCATGCTCTCGGGGGCGATGGGCACGAACCTGGGTATTCAGGTCGAAGACCACGTCGACCCCCTCAAGAAGATCGTCAAGCTCACCTTCCAGGGAGAGCTCGGCAAGGGCAACTACATGCCCATCGCGAACCTGTGCCACGGCTTCGCCAAAGCCAACGACTGCGCCATCGGGAAGATCACCCGGTCCAGGGGGTGCCTCACCCTCGAGATCCTGGTCAAGACCAGGCACGGTCCGGTGATGCAAAAGAACCCTCTCCGCTGACATAAGGCGCCGACCCCGGGAGGTTACCTATGCCTTTGCTGTGCGGGCTGGACGAGGTGGGGCGTGGAGCCATGGCTGGACCCATGCACGCCGTCGCCGCCATGTTCGAGGTGCCCAAGGACTTCTCCTGGGACCGCAAGTTGTCGCCCATCGAGGGCGTCACCGACTCCAAGAAGTTCTCCTCTCGCAAGGCGCGGGAGGTGGTCTTCCGGAGGATTCTCAAGTCCTCCTACCTGGTCGACTTCGGCCTGGGGGAGGCTACCGTGGAGGAGATCAACGAGCACGGGATCGACGAGGCCAACCGCCTTGCCTTTTACCGTGCGTGGAGCAGTCTGAAGCCGGCACCCAGCTACATGCTGGTCGACGGGGACAAGCCAGCCCCTGCCTTTAGCTACAGCCAGCAGATGAACAAGCCCAAGGCCGACTTCTTGTGGTGGCCGGTCGGGGCGGCAAGCATCTTGGCGAAAGTGATCCGAGACAACCACATGGCCGAGCTGGGCGCGGACTTCCCGTGCTATGACTGGGCCAGCAACGCCGGGTATGGGTCCCCGGTACACCTCCAGGCGCTCAAGGAGTTCGGTGCCAGTCCGCTGCATCGCTCCAAGTTCGTCTTGAAGACGCTGAGGGAAGAATGAGAGAAGACCTGGTAGCATCCATCTGTAAGACGGCGATTGTCGGTGCCACCGTCATGGCGCTGAGCCTCTGCTTCATGGGGGACCAGTACGTCCACCTAGCAGCGACGCTGTGGGGGATCACAGTTGGCGTGGTGATGTTGATCATCTTCATGGCCATGCTCGGATAGGAGGAGAGTGATGAGCGAGTACCAGTACATGGTCTCTTTGTTCAACAAGGGCATCGGTCAGGAGAGGAACGACTCGGGCACCCCCAAGGTGGTGGCCAAGGAGCTCCGCATCAGCCTCATCGCCGAGGAGGCGAAGGAGACTGCCGACGCCATCCTGAAGAAGGACACCGCAGGCTTCGTGGACGGTCTGTGCGACCTGCTCTACGTGGTCTACGGCGCCGCCGACGTCTTCGGCGTTCAGCTGAAGGAGTCGGAGGTCCGCATCGACATGGCCATCGCCTCCGATGCCCCGGCCGGCTGGGACATCATCCAGGACAACCTCGACGGTCTGCAGATCAACGTCGACTACGTGACCACTGCCATCGCGCAGGGTGACGTCGAGCTCTTCGTCCGGTGGGCCAACGACCTGGTGCAGGGCTGCTGGATGGCCGCGGCCGATGGTCTGGGTATCGACCTCCGGCCCTTCTTCCGGGAGGTCCACCGGGCCAACATGCAGAAGCTCACCGGCCCCAAGAGAGCCGACGGGAAGCAGCTGAAGCCCGAGGGCTGGCAGCCGCCCCGCATCCAGGAGATGCTGAACGACCTCGAGCAACGAAACCTCGGTTTCGGGCGCAACGAGAAGACCGACAACCTCGGGAGGAAGCTGTGAAGATCACCACGCTCTGGCACCCCGGCGACCAAGGCTACATGCCCTGGCTCCTGGATGCCTACGACGAGTACACCGCCGAAGAGAACGACGGAGTCCCGCCGACCTATGAGGAGCAAAAGAAGAAGTACCCGGACGCTCGAGAGCTCATCATCGAGGTGCCCGACGGCTCGGTGGAGAAGCTCTTCAAGATCCCCAAGCAGGTGGCCATGAGCGCCGAACCCAAGGAGGGGTGATGGGACGCAAGCAGTGCACGTGGTGCCACGGCAACAAGCGTGTGCACACCGACGAGTGCAAGACCCGCAGGTACCTGGATGCCCAGTGCGACTGCGGCTACCCGACCTGCCACGCCTGCAAGGGAACGGGCGAGCGCAACCGCCACGAACAGGAGCACGAATGAGGAAGCTCACCATCGTCTGTGACCTCGACAGCATCATCATCGACCTGATGGGCCCGTGGTTCGACTGGTACAACAAGACGTACAACGACACCCTGTCGCTGGATGCCATCGACCAGTGGGACGTGGAGAAGTTCGTGAAGCCGGAGTGCGGCCTCAAGATCTTCGACTTCTTCCACCTGCCCGACTCCTACGTCAGCCTCCCGCCCCACCTCGGTGCGGTCGAGGGTCTGATGGAGCTCCACAAGAAGGGGCACGACATCGTCATCTGCACGGCGGTGTCGGGAGAGGGGGCGAGCCACAAGTTCTCCTGGTGCAAGAAGCACCTGCCCTTCCTGGACAGGAAGCACATCTTCGTGGGCTCGAGGAAGGAGCTCCTGCACGCCGACGTCTTCATCGACGACGGCCCGCACAACATCGAGGCCTACCGGCTGAAGTGGCCGGAAGCCTTCATCGCCACCATCGCCTGGCCGTACAACAAGGCTGTCGAGCACCTCGTCGACATCCGGGCCCAGAGCTACAAGGACACGGTCAACGCCTGGGCCGAGATCAACAAGGCGATCGACCAGTACGCAGAGGAGGACTGACATGGCCGAAGAGAAGAAGACCAGCGACAAGAGCCCGGGCTACAAGGCAGCTCGTGCGGTGCTCATGGGCATCAAGTGGGAAGCCAGCGTGCGGAAGATCGCCGAGGAGTCTGGACTTACCATGGAAGAAGTGCGCAAGCTCCAAGAGATGTTCAAGGAGGAGTGACCCATGGGGATGCGAGAGAAGATCGTCGAGATCTTGAAGAGCGAGAAGGTCGGAGAGAACGATGTCCCGCCCGGCGAGAGGCTCGCGTTCCTCGTCGCATCCCTGGCCTTCCAGTTTGTGAAGGACGACCTCACCAAGAACGCCGACCTGTTCATCGAGGCGGTCCGGGCGGCCAAGAACGACATCGCCCTGGACATCAGGCTCGACCTCAACTTCTTGAGGCACATCGTCTCCGATGTCCTCGAGATCTCGTTGATCGCTGATGAAGAGCTGGAGAAGCGGAAGCAGGGAGCTTCCTAGCGGGAGAGGGGCTGAGAGGCCCCTTTTCTTAGCTCCCTACCGAGGAGGGCCGCCAGCCCAGGAGGGCACGTAGCCGGCCGGCTCCCAGGCAGGCATCTGAGCGGCCGCGTGTTGGCGCTCATCGGGTCCGAGGAACTTCTTGGCCCCACCGGCGGCCGCAGTCACTCCTCCGCCCACAAGAGCTCCTGCAGCCCCACGGATGGCCCGGCTCTTCAGGCTCCCGCCGCCACTGGCCAGGCCGATGGCGCCACCGACCGCGGCCCCTGGGCCGAAGCTGGCGATCTTGGTGAGCTCATCCGTGAAACTGTTGAGGAACTTGCCCAGGTGCATGGTCTACCCCAGTGCGACGTCGAGGGTGTGGAAGAGGCGGATGGCGAGGTCTTCGGCCATGAAGTTGTCGCCGTAGCCGAGAGCGAGAACCGACCAGGACTCGCCAGCGTTCACTTCCTCGTTGATCTGCACGTCGACCTTGGCGGCCTGGATGCGGTCGAGGAACTTGAAGACCGTGACGAAGGACTCCGTCAGCTTGTCCTCGAAGCCGGGGACGAACGTGGGGCCGTCGGCCGGGAAGAAGTGGAAGACCAGGTCGTTCTCACGACGGCCCACCTCTCCGATGAAGTGGCGAGCCTCCGTCCGGGCCAGCGAGATGGCGGGGGCGAAGGGGCGGGCGGCAGGCACCTCGAGAACCTCGCCGGCTTCCAGCGGGCGGCTCTCGCGGTCGGCTACAACACGCTCGGTCCAGGCATCGAATTCAGCGCTCATTTCGGCTCCTCTTCCCTGTCGGTTACGGGTCCCTCGAGCAGCTTAGCTCCAGAGCCCGAGTAATTGCCAGCAGGAGCGATCGTATGAACGCCGGCCACCGTGGCATCCGCGTGCTTCATGCGGAAGGCCTCGAACGCCTTGAGGCTGTCGCGGAGAGCCGAGTCGGCCTGGGACAGGCTCTCGACCACGCCCGTGGCTGCCTTGGCGATGTTCGTCATGGCTCGGGTGCGGTCCGAGGAGAGCGGCTTGGTCTGCCACTCCTTGAAGTCGAAGTAGAGACCGTCGAGCATCTCCTTCAGGACGACCTTCGACTCGATCTGCTGCTGGAAGCCCAGCTTGTGCAGAGCCATGGCGGGGCCGGCCTGCACGATGGCGAGGGTGTTGTTCCGCTGGGAGTCGAGGTTCTCGAAGAGCTTCGACCAGTCGTCCACCTTCATGATGGAGACGTCCCAGTAGTAGTGGCCGTACGCCTCGATCGCATCGCCAGTGTGGAAGGTGCCCAGGCGGGCGTTGACCTTCTTGGCGACGCTCTTCGGGTCCATGCGCCCCAGGAGCAGGTTCTCCACCAGGGGGCGGGCTTTCAGGTCGATGGCGATGAGGTACGCGTCGCGGACGCTCTTGTCCGGGAACTGGAGGGAGTAGATGCCCTCCTCGCGGAGGAAGCGAACCGACTCCCTGTGGTACCGGTTCTGCGGCTGGAAGTTGACCGGGAGCCGGCCGTTGAAGCCAGAGCGCAGCGCGTCCAGGTAGTCGTCCGGTGGCGGAGGGTACCCGAGCGCCATGAGGCTGTTGCTGACCCACTGGTTGTCGTGGGCGCTGGGGTTGGGCGGCATCATCAGGAACTTGATGAAGCGCTCGCTAGGGTGACGCATCGGTCTCCTTGGGCGGCAGGACCACGACGCCCCACTTCGGGACGACGTCGTGCGGAGGAGCCATGGTGCGGTCCCACCAGCACTCCTCGAGCTGCTCGAGCGTGAGCACACGCTGGTTGCCCGGAGTGTTGGGGTCCATCAGCAGGGCCTCGTTGCCGAGGATGCCGACGAGCACCACGTAGTGCCCCTTGCCGGGGAAGTTGAAGCTCTGGACGTCGCAGATGATCGGGATGTCCAGGTCGAGGATCATCTTGGCCTGCTCGAGCGAGTCGAACGAGTAGTCGAAGGCCTCGAGCCCCAGCTTCCTGGCGCCGGCTGCGATCTCGTCCACCTCGGCTCCGCGGCCTTCGCGGGTGCCGATGGCCTGCACCGCCTCGAGCTCCTCGATGGGGATGTCGTAGTGGTTCATGACCGCCTTGAGGCAGGCGGCCGAGCAGGTCCACTGGGTCTGCTGCTGGTACGGCCGGACCATCGCCGTCTTGGTGAACTGGTAGGCCAGCTTGGTCGGGAAGAGCTTCTTCTTGGCCGCGATGTATGCCGGCGTGAAAAGGCTCGAGCCCGGAATGAGCTGCATCGGGACAATCTCGGGATGGTCGGCCACGGTGTTGACGAAGCTCTTGCCGGCCTGCGCCCCGATGGCAGCACGCTCCGGTGCCGGCCGGTGCTTCATGAACAGGCGCGGGGTCTTGGGGACATCGGCCAAGCCGGTGCTCACCAGCTTGCCGACGCCCTTGTCGACACCGATTCGGTTCATGCCCTTACGCAGGGCCTCGGAGACGTATGGGAGGGCGGTCTTGTCCATCTCAGACCATGTTCTGGCTCTTGAGGCTCTTCAGGCCGGAGATGACCTGCTCGAGGTTCTTCATGGCCCGCTCGATGGCGCCCTCGTCGATCTCCTGGAGACCGAGGCGGCAGGCCAGCAGCATCTCCGCCAGCTTCTGCGAGGCCTTGTCGAGCTCGGGCAGGTACTTGGCGAAGGTCGAGATGTTCTCGGGGTTCAGGAAGCCCATGGACAGGATCTTGTCCACGGTGTCCTCGTCCTGCAGGGCAGCGGCCTCCTTCACCAGGTCGCGGCGCAGGTGGTAGGGGAACTTCTCGAGCATGGCCGCCGCCTTCTTGGTCATCTCGTGGTGGACGTGCGACAGGGGCACGATCTCACGGAGGCCGGCCAGCTTGGCGATGCCGTCGCGCTGCGCCAGCTTCATGGCGTCGCGGGCCTCGAAGGGGTCCATGCCCATGGCGACCAGGAGGAACTCGGTCTGGGCCGTCTTGAGGAACTGGACCTGGTCACGAGCGAGCTTCTCCACCGGAGGGCCGCTCATGCTGAACTCGCCACCACCGGTCGACTTCAGGTCGACGGCGGTCGGAGCGTTTCGGGCGTTGCCGACAGCCTCGACCTCGGCCGGCTCCTTGGCCAGGTGGGCAGGCTGCTGCTGGATGGGCAGCCACTCGAGGAAGTCGGGCACCGCGAAGTGACCCTCGCCCAGCTGCTGGATCTCCTGCAGGCCCTGGGTGATGGTGAGCACCACGGGACCCTCGAGCAGGGTCTCGCCCTGGATCTGGAAGCCACCATCGGGCGACTGCGAGGTCCCCTGGATGTCCATGGGAGGCAGCGCCTTGTACTTGGCGGTCACGCGGAAGACGAACATGCCGCTGCCCTGCGCCTGGGCCGCGGGGACGCGACCGGGGAGCGGGTCGTAGTTCGGGCCGGCGTCGCTCTGGCGCTTTCCGAGGATCTCGTCCTGGACCGCGTAGATCTCCTGGCTGACGAAGGCCAGCATGTCGAGCGGGTGCATCTCGAAGTCGATCATCTCGAGAGCCGTGCCGGCCACCGGCATGTTGGTGTCGACGTTGAAGGCCTCGTAGGTGCCGAACTCCTCGATGGGCTTGTAGCCCTCCTCGAGCAGCGACGCCTGCTGAGCCTTCTCGGTGCCCACGGTCACGGTGCCGCCGTGGTTCATCTCCGAGAGGTCGGCGCCCGCCATCTCCGAAGCCTGCTGACCCGAGGCCTCCATCTGCTGCGGAGCGAAGGCGCCGGCGTTGGCCCACTTCACCAGGAAGTTGCCGCTGGCGAGCTTCTCGAGCTGGACGACCGTGGGGCGGATGGCGCTGACCAGAGCCGAAGCGGTCTTCTCCACGCTCGTGCGGGGAGTGGCCACCAGAGCCATGGCGAGCTTGGCGAACGCGGGGTTGTGCGCCGCAGCGTTGGCCAGGGCTGGGTCGGTCGACACGTGTTCGACGAAGCTGTCCACGTCGAGGTCCGAGACGGTGGGGGCGATGGCTTCAATGAGCGAAGCGCCCTTCACGGTGCCGTTCATCTCGGGGTTGGCAGCAGCCTGCGCCTTCTGCTGGCGGACCATCGCCTGACGGCCGGCCTCAGCGTCCATGGCCGACTTGCCCATACCCATC